AGAACAACCGCCGACGAAGAATATCCAAGTCTACGGTTCGAAGGCTTCAAATCTTGTCTCATTATACATTCAAGATGCGCCTTCTTCAAAAAGCCCAACAGCGTGGAAAGATGGTTCTCATTGTCAACGAGGCTTACACTACCAAAACCTGTGGTCGGTGTGGTTATCAACATCAGACACTTGGTGGGAGTAAGGTCTACAAGTGCCGCCAATGCAATCTAACGGTCGGAAGAGACATTAATGGAGCGAGAAACATACTTCTCAGGAATTTGGTTCCACGCTTCTAACTGCAGCGCCCTTTCGAGGGCTTGGGTTTGATTTACCCTTGTTCAGTATTGGGAGTATTTGACATTCTAGGATTGTATTTGCTGGACCCCACCGCCTAAGTCCACTTCGAATGAAATATCAGGCGAATCGTGGGGATTTGGGTACCCGAATACCCTTGAACATGACTTGTCAAGCGCAACCCTACATAGAGTGGGGAAAGAGAAGATGGACGCTTATAAGATAATGCGAGAGACAAAATTTCTTAATAAATCATCACCAGTAGCATAAGCTTTGTAATCGGCGGCTGCTTTCATTTTCCTAAGAGCCGTTAGAACTTGCCCATTTTTCACTCCAGGAGACCACTCGGCTTTCCATTGTACCAGATTATGCAGGTGGGGTTCCAGCATCATCTGTGTATCACCGAGCTTCTTTTGAACCTCAGCTGTCTCTTGTTCTTTGGCGTCTTGGATTTCTTGAAGCGCGCCTTGGAAAAGTCTAAAAGTGGCCTCAAATTGGCTAATGTTCCCACAAACTTCTGGAGTTAATCTGGGCAGTTCTGCTTGAGCTGTGTCGGAGATCAACTGTCTTACTAAACCAGGTCCCGCTTCCATCAAGGAATTGTAGTCCAGCCCAATATCTCCCAGGAACGCTGGGGTCACCTGTTGAATTTTGTCTAGACCAATTCGAGACTTGAGATTGTCCATAACCAATTTGGAGGCTTGATCTTTAACTGACTTGCATTCGCGCCACTGAGGGTCACTTTTGATGCGGGAAGCAATAGCTGGGAGCGCGTTTTCGAATTTACGCACAGCTTCCCGACACGCCTGAATAAGTCTCTGCACACCTGTCTTAAAAGCATCCAACATGGCTCTGAGTTTAACTTGCATTAAAATGTGCTCTTCAATTTCAAAATGCCGCACCAGAGCCGCACTAGCAGCATCCATTTCTAGGCGCGGTTTACGAGTTACTGGATCTCTAATAAAATTATCAACAAACTGATTATCTACAGTGGTGGAAATGCTAGGAGCACATCGGCCACTGGCTAGCCACTTGTCAACCTTGTAGCGATAATGCTCTTGAAGAGGTGTCTCTATAAATTCCCTGAGTTGAAGCTCGTCTTTGAAGAGACTAATTTGAAAGCTGGCGTATATGCCCTTCAGGAGTTTGGTAAAGTAGGAGATGATTTGCCCACTCATGACCCCCCAGAATGATTCCAGAAGCGCACATTGGTTACTTCCGAGGGTGGGTTGAGGACTCGATGGCCTTCGAAGAGGCACCACAGGGCCTATCATGGGCGCGGCCGGGGCTCCATTGGGATTTAGCGCAGGCGCTGGATTCAAGGGGGCAGTAACTGGGGCTCCGGTGGGTGCAGGCGGCGCAGGCGGGGCCCCGCCTTTAAGTCCTTGATATGCACTGGGACCCGGATCCCGTCGTGGAAACTCTGAAGCATGGATGACTTCAGTTCTAACATGATCAAGATTACCACATTTGCTCATGAGTCTTTGTTCTTTTATTGTTTTTTATACATTATGTGACAACTTCAGGAAAGTCTCATTCGCCGCTGTTGGATGTGGGCATGTTGACGAAGCCACATTTCCAAGTCTACCAATACATTGTGTATATCAAACGACTGAGGTTTATGTAGCTCCTGGGCTACCTTGATATGTAACGACTTAATAAATTTTACAGATCTTTCTGGGTGCATTGAAAACATGCTAACAAAAATGTTGGTGAGGTCAGGTAATATTAGCTCGTGAATCACCACGGGGTTGCCTAGGTTTGCCAAGCAGGTTTGAAATATCTCAAGACCCTCTTCTTCCAACATATCCATACTGTCATTGCGCTCTGATTCGTCTCGTTTTTCTTTCGCCAAACTACTAGCAATCGCTACAATATCTGACGTTTCTGTTAGGCGGCGACTGCGGCAACGGTAAAGAAGACTGCGGTCTTTGGGGTAGTGATAAAAATACGCACGTTGTAGGCGTTTAAGAGTTACCGGGGAAAGCGGCTTGCGCGTCAGAGGATTAATAAATTTACCCGAGTCAAACATGTACTTGCACAAAGTTTGCAAGGGAAACTGGTGGGTGTGTCCACCATCACCACTCCTAACTATAAATTTAGGTGTCCGGGGCAATAGCGGTTCTAAAGTAAAAATGTCCTTGGTGTTCACCGGTGAAAGGTGTCGCTTCCACCATTTTTGAAGCCTTTGGGCTGCTCTACACTCGGTTCTGCTTCTCAATTTAACATACGTGAGCAATCGCGATTTATTAAATTTACTGAAGCCTTTCCATTTTCGAAGGCGGCATATGCGGCTCAATTCGAACTTTGTCTTCTTGCAAGTTGGGGTGATCATCACGGTTTTTTTATCATTTTCTCCACGAAAATGACAACACCCATCTTTTCAAGCAAACTTTTTTTGGGTTACCCTAAGTTAAAAACGAACCTTATGTCAGTCAATTTCAACTACGCCCCCGGCTCATCTTGGCGCCTCTACCAGACAGGGAGAGCACCAAAGCCTCAAATGATTCTCACGCCATCTCAGAACGTTACCGTGGGTGCCCCTGGCCCTTGTACCAAAGTAATGAATATTGCAAACCCACATGCTGCTTGGGCCGCACAATTTGCTGGGCAGCCTGCCAGGCTGAATGTTGATGGTCAAGCAGTCATCGATAACACTTGCCTCACAGCTTGCAGCGCGAACGCCGCCAACCTCATGGTGAACCCTAGCCCTTATGCACAAGGCCGCAGCTTCTACATGCCAGGTGGGGTCCCCACCGCTGTAAAGGTATTCACACCGTGTGGGATGGCTCCAAGCTGTGCTGCAGCCAAAAATGCTCAGAGAGCACGACAAGCTTGTGGTTTAAGACCAAACCATTATGTCAGATAGTGAACATATTCGTGGATTGTGCAACTAAAATGAGAATGGCTTTTTCAAGCTTTTTTTTGGATACACGCGTAGATGTAAAAGAATCATTGTTAATGGATGCATGTAGAGATCTAAAATCCGTAAAATCGTCACCTGTGTCCAAACCTTGAAGAATTGTCAGCAATTCTTTATCAGTTAGTCCAGGCTTCTTTGGATCCTTGTTCTTTTGTACATAATTGAGAACAATTGTAAATAACTTTCCGTGAAGCTTATTCATTTATTATTTTGTTAAATCAGCACAAAAAGAGGAACTTTCAGGGGTTAACGGCGAGTTTTTATCTTTATTTTCAATTTTGGTAAACGTTTTCGCATATTTTCGATATGTTTTTTGGTCGGACGGAATGTACCGGAGCTAAGATCGAATATGGGAATATTTCCAGAAAACCGCATTTCACCCGCCACACATGCTTTTACACTGCAAAAACCAGCATGTTTTGAATATAAATCATGCCAGTAGTTTTGACTTCCCGTGTCAACAATCACCAATTTCTGTGGAAATAAACAATACGTAAAAACCCTCCGTTTATCGAATAGTTCCGAGAAAACGGCTGATATATTATTTGGGGTCACATCAATTCTATGTAACAGTTTTTTCTTTAGAGATGCTTTGGTTCGAATTACTTTTTTGATTAAAAAGGTTTTCCACAGTATTTTCCAAGTATTTTTTAGTTGATTTGTGCATGGAGTCATTTTGGGCAACTTGATTTCATAATACTTGAGACGAGTCCCTGATATTTTGGATGATTGATACACTTTGATTTCGTACATGAAATTGGGTTTTTTTAAGAGTGACTAAAAATTTTATTCACAAGGCACTTTCAGGGGCTCTAAAATTTAGGATTTCACCCAGAGAAACAGTGTCTTGTAGCACTTGCTGACATTGTGTGACATGCCGCACATGATCGGGCCTTAAGATGTCTGGCCGTGCTCTTTGAGGATGGAAGGATGGCAGGGCGATTTGGTAAATCCCATCTTCCATTTGGACATTACCTGGAGCGCCCGGTACTCGTCCCAACTTGTGGTCATGACCGACACAATACAGGCTTCCTTGGTGCGCTTGAACGTTAACACTTGGTGCTTCAAGGTGAAGGATGAAGTACGTGGTATGTTGGTTGGCTCTAACGGGATCACTTGTGGGAAGGAAGAGATAGCCCTTGGCAGCTTCCTGACGCCTCACAATAGATCCCAAGTTTGTAAATCGCGTCCATGATTTGGCTCTGAGTTTCAGGGAAGGGTCCGCGGACGCCACAAAGTTACGCCGCGCTAGATCTAAACCTCCCAGCACTTCTTTTTGTTCTGGGCGGTGAGTTACAAATAAAGTCTGAACCTCCAAGTATCTTTGGTCGAATCGTTGATCACCCAGCTTCTCCCCTTTGCTACAGAGCACATCCATCACGTAAACGAACCCATCACAGATTTGAGCGTCAAATACAGAACCTCTAAACAGGTCACCAGGACCATACACCTCTAACTGATAGATCTCCCCTATAGAGTTAACCAAAACACAGAATGGTTTTGAGCCGCAAAACTGAAACTTGCCAAATACGAGCTGCACCGGAATACCGTCCAAAAATGGAGTCACTACGTAATCCTCAAAGTTTACTTCATGTAGATGCCACCGCCGAAGCACCACTGGTTTGGGAGATGGACTCGTGACATTTCTGATCCCCCACGCCCAGTCGAGGAGATGCTGAATCTCGTAGACTGCTGCTGGGAGCCTCACTGGCTTTAAGAACTGCATTGATGGCCTTTCGTTCTGTGGCACCAAGAAAAACGTTATAATCCAGCAATTGGAACGTATGGAGGCGCAACCGAGACAACTCGGTTACGGAAACGCCGCCCAAATGCGCCATGAGCTTGAAGGTACCTTGTCTTAGGAAATCATCTTCCAAGTACTCACCGGCCAATGTGCACACCGCGAGGACTAGCCGGTGTGTTGTATGGGGTAACATTGGTACTAGATGTCGCATACGCTCCAAGTATATAACGCTAGCAAGGAAACATGATGGACTCAAAAGATGACTGAGGCGCGCTAAGTAATCTTCCAGAAATATAGATGGTATGTTACGCGACACGTACGGGCTTACCGCCCTGGTGAGAATGGGAAGCTCTTGGCGGTAATGCTGACCCACATATTGTATAAGACGGTCCATTTAACCTTCAGTCAATCAATAAAATGTGTACCAACTCTACAAACTTATGAACTTGCACACTCATTTAACATCCTAAGATTTAAACACAACCGTAATGCCCTAAAATCCTAAATCTGGTCCATGGACTAAAGTGCCCTAAATGATTTTTGATGGTATATGGGGGTTTTCAAAAAATTTCGAAAATGTGTACCAAAATTTTTTTTTTCGCGGCGGCAGCCCGCGACTTCGTTCAATATTCTTAGATTTAAACATGAATTTTATTATAAAAAAGCCATGTTCTTTCATTCAAAAAGCGCAAGCCATTTGGGGCATTTTGGAACTATTGTGCAAATTGTGTGGGTATTTGTTCTTGCCCTTGGATAAACGCACACCACACCACATTCTCGGCGGCCACGCCAGTAACTTGGATTGTGAGTGTGTTTCCAGACAAGATCATTGCGGTACTTGATGTACCCGGAGTTCCCGTCACTATTTTTTGTTCAACACCAGACTTTGATAAAGTACCATTCTTACATTCATAGATTGTTCGCCATTCGGTAAATGCTTGCACAGTCGCTTTTCCTTCCGCGCATATTTCAACACGGACGTATATCCAACGGCTATCTGAGAAATCAAGGGTACCCAGGGTTGTCGGGGTGTCATCACCTGTGCTTATTTGAAAGGATTTTCGAAGGGTAAATGATTCCATATGCCTTTTAGTTTTTAAGTACTTAATAAAGTGTATACAAACACTTGATTATCATCGCTTGTGAACATAATATTTTGGACACCACTTGTATCTGGTGTAAACACAATTGCTTGGAAACCTTGGAAACTTGCTGCTATAGTTCCTCCAGAGGTAATTAAATTTGTAGTATCTAATGTGGGTGGGGTTCCATCAATGACCCTGTAAACACTAACGGGATGAGTCACGCTATCCTTATTCACAACATACAATGTCCCAGCTATTGGCGTTGAACCATCAGAACTAATTGTGATCCAAGTATTTTCGCCATCTGTATCAGGCCAGTTATTATTTAGACTAGCTCCTCCAGAAAGGTTTGGTAAAATATTGTGAGCATGATTAGAATCAAATCGATAATACCCCACATTATTCAATGATAATGCTGAATTAATCCAATTCATAGTAATAGGATCATATGCCAAGAATTCTCCTCCGGTTGCGCCCGTAATAGTGACATCGGATAGATCTCCAAGATCTCCAGTTGGACCAGCTGGGCCGGTCGGACCGTCTGAACCTGTGGCACCTGTGTTACCCGCAGCCCCGGTATCTCCAGTAGCTCCGGTTGCTCCAGTGGGCCCATCCGCACCGGTATCTCCAGTTACACCAGTGGGTCCAGTGGGTCCGGTAACCCCAGTCTCGCCTGTGATTCCGGTGGCCCCAGTAGCTCCAGTCGATCCCTGTTCCCCGGTTTCGCCGGTTTCGCCGGTTTCGCCGGTGGCCCCAGTAGCTCCAGTCGATCCCTGTTCCCCGGTTTCGCCGGTGGCCCCAGTAGCTCCAGTCGATCCCTGTTCCCCGGTTTCGCCGGTTTCGCCGGTGGCCCCAGTAGCTCCAGTCGATCCCTGTTCCCCGGTTTCGCCGGTGGCCCCAGTAGCTCCAGTCGATCCCTGTTCCCCGGTTTCGCCGGTGGCACCAGTGGCACCAGTGGGTCCGGTCTCTCCAGTAACCCCGGTTTCGCCGGTGGCACCAGTTGATCCGGTCTCTCCAGTAACCCCGGTTTCGCCGGTGGCACCAGTAGCACCAGTGGCACCAGTTGATCCGGTCTCTCCAGTAACCCCGGTTTCGCCGGTGGCACCGGGGGCACCAGTGGCACCAGTGGGTCCGGTCTCTCCAGTAACCCCGGTTTCGCCGGTGGCGCCAGTGGCACCAGTTGATCCGGTCTCTCCAGTAACCCCGGTTTCGCCAGTTGCACCAGTAGCACCAGTGGATCCGGTCTCTCCAGTAACCCCGGTTTCGCCGGTTGCACCAGTAGCACCAGTGGGTCCGGTCTCTCCAGTAACCCCGGTTTCGCCGGTGGCGCCGGTGGCACCAGTGGGTCCAGTCTCTCCAGTAACCCCGGTTTCGCCGGTGGCGCCGGTGGCACCAGTGGGTCCAGTCTCTCCAGTAACCCCGGTTTCGCCGGTGGTACCGGTAGCACCAGTAGCACCAGTGGCCCCAGTGGCCCCAGTTGGACCATCATCACCGGTCTCCCCAGTAGGTCCGGTAGCTCCAGTACCCCCAGTCTCACCGGTGGCTCCGGTGGCTCCAGTGGCTCCGGTAACAGCATCACCTGTTTCGCCAGTTGGGCCTTTATCTCCAGTTTCCCCCTTGGCTCCGGTAGCTCCGGTCTGTCCAGTGGCTCCAGTACTTCCGGTCTGTCCAGTGGCTCCAGTAGCTCCTGTGGGACCAGTGCCTCCTGTTGTACCATCATTACCAGTGACCCCAGTTGCACCTGTTGGTCCTAGGAGTGATGAACCAGTTGACACCCACATACCAGCCACTTTTTGGTACAGGTTTCCAGTTAACTGGTCTAAGTAAGTATCACCATCTTGTCCCAAAGCTGGTAGCGGAACCCCTGAACCACTGAGCATGCTACGCCCAGTTGCTCCTGTGGATCCAGTTGGTCCAAGTAACGATGTACCTGTTGGGACCCAAACACCACCAACTTTTTGATACAAATCTCCATTTAACTGATCTAAGTAAGTATCTCCATTTTGACCTAAAGCAGCTGGTGGAACCCCCGCACCACTGTACATACTTTGACCCGCGGTTCCACCTGTGGGTCCTGTATATTCAATATCGACAATGGTACTTCCTTCTCTCACAGTAATATCTAGGGTATCACTTTCAAAACGGAGGATTGTATCATTGAACATAGTTACTGATGAAGTTGGTGGTTCACCAACCTGACCAGCATCAACTCGAAAACGAATAAATGGTTCACCATTTTCGTCATTCAATGACCTTACTTTTAAGTCAGCAAACCTAGCTTCACATGCTGATATCTTACGCACCCTTAAGTCACGACATTCTTGAAATTGATGAGACATTGTTTTTAATCAGTAATTACCGAAAAACATGTACGTACAAAAAGCCTTGCATCATCATATTTTTTTGGCGCACTACACAAAAAAAAAATGATTACCCAAGTCCGAATCCGGAGGGCTATCAATAGTAAATATTGGTTATACCAAAAGCTAGCACAAGGAGAGTATGGTAAGGTCTACGCTGCCCAAGATTTGCGGACTGGAAGATTGGTTGCTATTAAGGTTCAGGTTGATGATGAGTCCAAAATTGCGCGCTCAGAGTACAAACTCCTTTCCAGGGTATCTTCACCACATATCGTCAGGTTGATTGAGGGATTTTGCATGCGGAACTTAATTTACATAGTATTTCCTTTATATACTTGTAATCTGCAACAATTCTTGATGAACAAGAAATCTGTGCCACTACACATGGTGATTCGTTTGGCATATCAACTCTTTCGAGCCGTCCATGAATGCCATTCCAAAGGGATCATTCACAGAGACATCAAACCTAGTAACATTTTCTTGAAAAATGACCGATTAGTGCTGGGGGATTTTGGTCTCGCAACGAATCGACGTAAGAACCACGATATCGAAGCATCTACATTATGGTATCGATCTCCTGAAGCTTTGCTCAACGAATACAATTATGATGAGAAGGTTGACATATGGGCAGCTGCATGTGTTGTTGGTGAAATGTTAACCAAAGGCGTTCCCATGTTTAGATCCAATTGTGAAATTGGACAGGTCTTTGCTATTTTCAGCGCCCTGGGTACACCCGAACATCTAAATATGATTCATTTTAGTCCATCTTTTCCCAAATGGCCTAGAAAACCACTACGAATTGTTGGAACCCCCACCGAATTTACAGATATACTTCAGAAATGCCTGGTTTATTCACCCAACCAACGCTGTTCTGCAGCTCAAGCATGTCGAGCATTCGTTTCTTTTATGCAAAAATATGCTCAAAAATCATTGCCACAAACAAAGCATCATGAGTCAAAAGGAGACCCAGCCCCCGCAGGAGACCAAGGAGACCAAGGAGATCAAGGGGACCGAGCCCCCACAGGAGATCAGGGAGACCAAGGAGACAAAGGAGACCAAGGGGGCCGATGGGACCAAAGGGACCGAGCCCCCACGGGAGACCAGGGAGACCAAGGGGACCGAGCTACCTAAGGAGTCCGAGGTCCAGCAGAAAGCGCCTAGAACACCTCCAAACACTCGATCAAATTCAAGAGAACGACATTGCGTGGATTGTGGGGCACGTTCGGAACGAAAGCGGTGCCAGCCTTGTTACAAAAGCTCTTTAACGCCTTGCCAAGTATGTCAAAAGCTATGTCCTCGTCGCCTATGTCGTCGATGTTACCAAGACAGTTTAAGCCCCTGTGTCAAATGTGGCCACCCGTGCCCGCGTCGTTTCTGTCAGCGCTGTTACATTCCTCCAAGCCCCTGTGAAGGATGTGGTCGCCCTTCGCGGCGCCGGCTTTGCCGTGACTGCTTCTTAACACCTTGTCAAGGGTGTGGTGTTCTATGTCCTCCTCAAGCTGGCCTATGTCGTGACTGCCACTATCATGAGCAGCGGAGACGACGAGACGCGCGCCCCTGGAGGGAGTGCCGGGGTCTCAACTGTTCGGAACAAACTCAACAACAGTATTGTCAACGTTGTTATTCTTACGTGTCCCCTTATATTTGTTAAGCAAATAAAAACATGTCTCTTGTGTACCAATCAAGAAATCCATCAAGAGCCTCAGGTTCGGTCAAAGGATGCAATAAATCACATGGATAATGTATCGGACATTATTGCCAATAACATAACTAATTAAAGCGCTAAAAACAAAAAAAATGTCAACAATATCATGGATTTTATTTTTCCTGGGATTGGTTATTATGATTCTCAGTGTATTTCAGGGTAAGCGTTCATGTATCAGCAAAGATCCAACAATTTCACATCCCGCATCTTGGTAGCCGATGCTCTCTTGCGCCGCTTGAATAAAGGGTAAAAGCTCCTCCAAGTACGTACACATAGGGCGGCGCAAAGTTACACGCAAGTGTCCCCCAAGTAGCTCCCTAACACTACCCAAAAAATCCATGGGTAAGTGTCTAAACTCCATGAATGAATCTTCCAAAGGAAAGTCCACAAATCGCGCTCCAGTATGCAATTGAAATGGGTAGACCCCAGATAATAAGCGAATTATGAGGTTTGACTGGCGGTTTGTAGAAAAATGGTAATAAGTGAAGAAATAATCGTCAGATTCTGGGTCAAGCATCCGTTGAGCCATCAGGGCGCGAAATTTTGTGAAAAGGCACAGGGGAAAGTCCGAGTCCGAAGCGCGCCACAAGTCCGGCGGAAATACCCAGGAATAACCCTAAAAGATGTTCTAACCAAGCTACTTGCTTTGACCCTACATCTGCAAGGATGGCAACCGCTAGGGCAACCAAGAGCACGGGTTGAACCTTTCCGCGAACTAGATAATATCCAAGGAGTCCGTAGATGACCGCAGAATACCCAACTGAACTTGGTTAACTCTCTTGTGCATGCCCATATCCTGCACTTGTTAATGAACCTAGTGACCCTTACGAGAACATGTACGGGTCAGTGGAGTTCTTAATCCTTTCATTGATCCTTCTTGTCCTTACATCTTGTGTAGACAGCGCCCTTTCGAGGGCTTGGGTTTGATTTACCCTTGTTCAGTATTGGGAGTATTTGACATTCTAGGATTTTCTAAGTTTGTTTAATTATTTCCAATATTAATAAATCAGCCAAGGTTTACGGTTATCACATTTTGGCCGGAACTTGCGGAAAATAAAGTAAAGGCCAAAAAGCAAAATGCTTGTGGTAATGACAACCCATGGAATTTTGGCAACCATTTTATTAAACAAAGATGATTTCTTTACCATTTAGACCCGCAAAACTCCAAACACCGCCTTCTGGGATCGCTCATACCCCTTGTTCTGCGCCCTATCAAGATGTTTGTACATACTATAGAAGCTTTGATCCAGACTGCCAACCCCCCAAAACGTTACCACCAGTTTTGGGTGTTTGCCCTGTCTCACCAGGTCATCGGGCTGCCAAGGCATGGGTCCTTCAGGAATCCGCAGCGCGCACAGACCTCAAAAATTTCTCATGTACCCCTTATCTCTTGATACCGGGAGCTTGTCCCACACAAATCCCTAACCTCACATGGGGACAACCGTTTTCTTGGCGTGCCGAGTATTGTGCGCCTCACTCTTGAACATCACAATCAGCAGGCACTTCAGGGAAGAGCGGCCAAGGCCTGTAAATATCTAAGCGATAATCTTCAAACATGAGGGCATAAAGAATGTTATTGGGATAAAGGTATGGAAGGTTAGCAATGTTAAGGTACGAGCGCTGTACGTTTGCCAGCTCTCGAATACATTCTCTGAGGGGCACTGGCTCTATTAAATTGTCCAATTGCCTAAGTTGCCTTAGTTTTCTTTGCTGAAAGAGTTGTTTTAGTTTGGACCGTATACCTTTCGTCTCTGAGGCGCTGTCTTTTTTGTCCTTATTCTCTCCAAAGCATCCTGACATGTTCAAGGCAGTGACGGCGTATCTGGAGATACGTTGGATATGGTCTGAATATGCAGGTTTAAGTCCATTATGTGACCTTGACATTTTCGGCAGAAACCCGAGTAAATACGACCAAGAAAGGAAGACCTGCATATCAAAACTGCGGTTTTGACATGTGTTGACAAATGCATTTGGTGAGCGTAAGTTAGTACCAATTAACTTAACTTCACTAAAGTTTACACATGCCGTTTCAAGATCAATAAAATATATTTGATAATAACTGGTTGTCACAATTTCGCGAGATTCAAACATGTACCTAATTTGTCTGGGGATTGGGCGCTTACGCACGGCCACGTTTTGAGGATGAAAATCGCGGTGCATAAACCCAGCACTCTCTTGAAGAATCATTAAATGCACACAAATCTGGAGGATTACATCAATTTTAGCAGCATTAGTGAGGCCGGCCTCCATCAGCATCTCTGGTGTAAATTCATATTCCAGAAAGACTCGTTCTTTGTACCAAAATATGCGATAAACCTCTGGAATTGGGTATTCTTTACAGTGCCTTGGAGGATCGCTGTTTAGACATTGCATGAATCGACCCAAACGCTTGTAGTAATCCTTTAAGTAATCTGGGTAATGCAACATCGTTTGCAAAATCCCTTCTGACAGAACAGTTTTACGTCCTTTGCGTTGAGATGTCTTGACGATGTGGCCATTTTCCAAAAGATATGCAGTATTAGTCACCCCTTTACCAAAGGAACGATAAGGTAGTTGAATTGGTTGAGAAGGTACCTGTTCTATAAACTTGATTTGTAAATCCCAAATTAATTTCCGCATTCGATAATTTGCTTCACAGTCCAAAAATTTGGTGGATCGTTCGAAAAAGTCTTTAAGACCAAAATCATGTGTAGTAGAAAATTTGCTCAAAACCCATTCAACAAGTTCATCCATCTTTTTTTTAATCATGTCCATCGAAAACAAACGTCAAGTCTTGGCTCAATTATACGGCATTCACAGACAATTGGATTTATTGGAAATTCAGTGGCACAAGTCCATCAAAGCCATCCAAGAACAATGTTACGCCTTGGAGAACCTCATTGATGGCAAGAATACCGCTTTTACCAAATTGCAAGATATCCCAGAAACCGATATCTTGTTTGTGGACTCTGATACATCGGGACATGGTGGGGAGTACTCGGATAGCTCAGTTGCATCTACGAACTCGGAACTTGGCACGCTCCCTGTGAACAAAAAGGAACCAAGTAAGTATCAATGATGGTGGACACCTTGGGGCAAACCTCGTCCCACTTCGAGCTCTCGTTGCGACCCCGAACCATGTACTCATACGCCACAATTCTATATGCCACTTGACACTGACTGTGGCGAAGAAAACTATCAGTAACCTCGGGTTGAGGTTGTAGCTGCGTAGTTAAGTTAAGAACCTTTAAAATTTCTGAGCTCTTGTCACGAAGAGTTTGGGCCAAAGTGGCTGGGTAGAGATATTTTGATATCTTCCCAACCGTTTCAATAAAATAAAACTCCCTAGGTAATGGCAAAAGGTCAGCCAGGGTTTCTTGCAACAAAGGCCAGTTGTACGGATCGGTCAACACAGCACTCAACTGCACTTCAAGTTTAACCAAATTTTCTTGAAACAAGCTTGGCACCAGAAAGCCTCGTTTAGCCAAATAAGGATTGCCTCGACCTCTTTCATTTGCCAACAAACGGCACAAGTCTTTGATGGTGTACCTTGATGCACCAAAAATACCGCATGATAAAGCAATCGAAACCAATTCTCGATGCGTATAACGGTTCTTTGCTCTAGACGTGCTTGCACAAGGCCTATTAGGGTTTAAGTAGCATTTCACAGGGTCATTCATTATTTCTTGAACAGTTAAATCAACATCAACGTCGTCCTCCTTGTCATCGTCGTCATCCTCGGCCTCCTCGGTCTCCTCATCCTCCTCCTCATCATCATCCTCATCGGTCTCCTCACCCTCATCCTCCTCCTCGACCTGCTCGGCCTCCTCGACATCCTCATCCTCCTCCTCGACATCCTCATCCTCCTCCTCGGCATCCTCCTCATCCTCATCGGCATCATCCTCATCCTCCTCGACCTCCTCGGCATCCTCCTCATCCTCATCGGCATCCTCCTCATCCTCCTCGACCTCCTCGACCTCCTCGGCATCCTCCTCATCCTCCTCGACCTCCTCGACCTCCTCGGCCTCCTCCTCATCATCCTGTTTCTCTGCTAATTCAGGGGTCAGCCTTTCTTCAGCGCTATAAACACTTTGGTAGAGAAATATAACACCATTTTCGGAAGCTTGCAAGGCTTCTGGTGCAATCAATCGGTCAACTTGACTGTCACTAGCCATAAACCACGTATTTCCAGGTAGCACTCGCTTATAGTAAGTATAATGTCCTTTTGTCCGAGAGCCACTGTGCTTCACAAACCCGCGCAACACAAACTTAGAAACCCCAATAGTTAAGTCCAGGTTTGCTCGCACCTTTTTGTCTGGGTGCACCACGCGTTTCAAATAAATGATGAGAAAAGGTCCAAAGTGATGCGGTGTTCTCTTCGTGACAGTTAAATTCGGGCACTTTTCGTCGAATGGGCTCTCTAAGAGTATAGGCCGAGTGTAGTGATTCACCAACTCTTGAATGGAATCTCCAAAATCATCAAGACTAAGGTTGGGCAAAAATTTGCGAGTGCTTCTTTCCCCAAGGCTAAGCTCACCAGGGCACCATGATTGGAGCACTTCTTCAAATTGAAACAATCGATGTAAGTCTTCTGTTACTTGCATGTTTAACGGTTGTGGGGTGTCTTGGTGTGGCAATCGAGTGTGAGTACCGGAACTGTCAGGTGTCATGAAAGTCAAAAATGATTGTACCAACATCTCAAAGGCGTCTGACTCAACTGAACATGAAAATTGAGGAGGAAAATTATCAGAAACCCTGCTCCTAAGATCGCGCTTGGATGTCTTTCCTTCTTGCATAAGCTTCATGTAAAGTGCGACTAATGACGGCTGTTCATTCCAGTTTTCAGGAGTGACTTCCACGTTCACCAAGACTTTTCGAAGAGGGATAATGCTGTAAAGCATTTGGATAATGGCATTCGTATAGCATGAAGATCCCAGATTAGCCAGTGGTGGTGGTGCTTCAGAATCAATTTGATTGAAAGGTAAGGTTTGGCTCAATTTCTTCAAAATTACTTCGGGGGTTCCCTCTTGATCAATAGCGTCTTGAGCTTTTTTGGCCATCACATCTCTAAATCTCCGGATGGTCGGGGTTGTAGGGTGCGAATAAGTTACCTTAAAAAGTTGGTGGCGTTGTCGAGGTGTAAGTGGTGGGGTTGATGATGAGGGATTAATAAAATGATTTGTTAGCGTACCATCAATAAATTTTTGTATTTGTGATCTAAGTTTGGGCTTTTCACCTCGCTTTAAATTGCCTTCTTTTTCATATTTTTGGAATTTTTCAACAGAATTCAAAAGTTTTGAAAACTTATCCATGTTTTATGTTATAGGTATCATGTTTTCGTGCCCACATGAATTATGGGTAACTATTAGTAAAAAAACCAAATGTCTGGACGAGGACGACGAGGACCCGGAGGACCAAGAGGACCCGGAAGAGCAAGAGGGCCCATGGGGCCCGCACTCAGACCATTGGGTAGAAGTCGAATGCGCCCTGTCATTCCTGTATCGCCTGCTGGTCGACGTTACCATGTTATGCACCATCGCGGCTTACCCGTCTGGGCTTGGGTGATCATTGTTATCCTTTTGTTGACTGCTATTATTGTCCCAGTCACCTATCATATTTTGCATTCTAATAATAAAAAAGACAACTAAAAAATCATGCAAGCTTATCATAGTCCCAAACATAATTTTGTAATGGTGGTTACATCCAGAGCCGCCAGTCGTATAATGAAAGAATGGTTTCTCACGTTACATGGCCAGGATAGCGACATTCCCAAGAACATTGATAAAGCCATTTCCACATATACTTGCTCTAACTGGGCGGATGGAACTTACGTATTTCAAGTGACCAAACACCCCTTGTCAAGATTAGTTAGTTTCTTCAAACACTCAGTTGTAACCAAGCAGCGTAATTGGGAGGGGATGGGTCGGGAGTGGACATTTGATCGGGTGGTTCGGCAACTAGTTTCCAAGACTCCATCGGACGCTGGTTGTTGCAGCCAAGACCACAAATGCCGGCTTAACCGCATTGTTCACTCTGAAAAGTTAACTGAGGACATGCAAGGTGTGTATAAAGATTTGGGCCTACCCGGAACTTACAATTTTTGCCGGCGCCCCAACCAAACCGCTGTAACAGAAGGTGAGTATAAGGAACCCTGGCAGTTAACTGGTCATACTATGCGGCAACAACGCATCTGGCCTGTCTGGCAATCCATGTACTCCGATGAATTGCGTGGACTGGCGGAAAGTATATATCTTTCTGACATGCGCAAGTTTGGTTACATTCCCGAACAACCTCCTAGTCCTTTGCCGGTGGATCATCGCCCTGCAACAGTCCGCCCTGTGGAACGTCCGGTTCCGGTTCTTCACCCCAATCCGGTATCCATTCGAGTTACAAAGCGAGGGCGTCCATTGAAGGTTCCATCGCCGGTAAAAAAGCGCTCAAAATCTAAAAGTCCTGCCCGGTCTAAGCCTAAGCGCAAGCCCGTTAAAAAAGCAACCCCGACCACCCGGACCGCCCGGGCCACCCGTAAACCCACTCGCATTGGCCGGCGTCGGTAGACACCCGTCTCCCTTTGAAGTTTCCACTTTTGTTCGATGTTATCAGAGTGTAATTCCCATCCACGCGATTCAAGGATTGTTTTTGATGAGGCACCTCATATTTACTACATCGATGGTTCCTGTGAAGGATGGACTTCCACAACAACATTTGTGCACCACTTCTTTGCGGAATTCAATGGATTTTTAGCGGCCAGAGCTATGGTGAGAGGGCGGAAATTCCCTCATGGTGACTCCAAATATGCAAAGTACATACCTTTGCTTGAAGATGAGGATGGAAAAACCAGAACCCAATCTGAATTAATCAAGGCCATCCAAGAGATGTGGAAGGCAGATGGTAAGCGCGCTGCCGATATGGGGACTGAGCTACACAAGGCTATTGAAGACTATTACAATGGAGTTCCCGAACCACCCATGCACCCACCAGACTGGCCTTACTTTGTCGAATTTGATAAGGAGCGTAAACGACAAGGGTTTGTTCCCTACCGCACAGAATGGATGGTTTTTATTGAAGAAGATCAAATTTGCGGCTCCATTGATATGCTGATGTATCGACCATCCGATGGAACCTACCACATCTTTGACTGGAAACGTTCCAAGGCCATCCGCTTCAGGGGATATGGTGGAAAAAAGGGTAAATATTGCTTGAGTCAAGTGCACGATTGCAACTACGTCCATTACTCTCTACAACTCAGCATCTATCGCTACATTCTGGAGACCAAATACGATGTTAAAGTGGCTTCCCAGCGAATTGTTGTGATGCACCCTTCAAATGACACTTACAAATCGTTCGAATTACCCAACATGAGAGATGAAGTCCTAGCCATGCTAGAACATCGAAGAACCCCGAAACCCAAGCACAAGTCAGAAACATTTAAGATGACGGATTTTTTTACCATGAATGCAGCTCCATCCAGTTCACGTCCACCAACCAAGACCTCTGCTACCTCCGCCGCCTTTGCTCTCACAGATTTCTTTAACACAAGCGCGTCCGTTACACCTTCCAAAGTCTCCGTGGCTCCTGCCACCTTTGCTCTCACTGACTTCTTCAACGTCTGAAAAATTAGACCTACACCAATAAAAAACACCTAATGGATTATGAATCTGATAATGGATTTGCTACTAAAGTCTGGGGTCCAATACTTTGGACTTTTTTACACATTGTTAGTTTTAATTACCCAGTAAGGCCGACCAGTCAAGATCAAATGAATTATTATATGTTTATGATTGCCCTAGGTAACGTTCTTCCCTGTGGAAAATGTAGGGATAACTATTCAGAAAACCTGAGGAACCTCCAATTTAGCTTAAACGACTTGCGAGATCGGGCCAGTTTTTCCAATTTTGTATACCGGCTCCATGTACATGTGACCAAGTTAACCAATGGATCCTTTAGGGTACCCTTCTTAGAGTTACGGGATAACTTTGAACTGTTCAGAGCCCAGTGCAACAATGGGCCTGGTCATAAGGGGTGTGTGTCCACCACGTGTAGACTAGTTCAACGCGTCTATCAACCCAAATCCAAAGAGGCACAAAATGCCTTTCTAATTCAAGACGCATGCCGAAGAAAGCGCTTTATGGGGGCACCTGAGCCCCCCGAAGTTTTAGAATCTCTTAAAGAAAAGTCATGAACCCTTGGTTAGAGTTTATTTTGCGCTTTTTCTTATTCTTCATTTCCTTTTGGATTTTCATGGAGTTTGTGTACGTGTCCAGAGTTCCAACTTGGCTTGGAATCGTGAGCATTGCAGTCATCATTACCAGTGTAGTCCTGGTCTATACTCTACATAAACACAAGTTCATGAACTATTGTGATGCTTGTTCCAGGAACGAATTTAAGTACTTTATCTAAAGCGTTTAAGTAAAAGAAGAGGGATGGAGTGCAAAGGTAACATTCCACAACTCATCATATGTCGCACGACTGCCTTCGTGCGCCATCGGCCGTTAGGGTCGAGTAGGCTCTCTATGTGTCGACAATTCCTGAGGGAACTTCGGTTAGAAAACTTTTACGAAACGTACAAACATATGTCAAAAAGCCCCTTACAAGTTGTGCGGTATGCTGGTGAGGAGTACTTGGTGTACTTTGCGCCCATATGCCCGTCAGCCACCTTACTAACTCGGTTGAGGTTCAAGCAACTCGATACAAATCACCACTTGGTCAGAGGGATTCGGTCCAAAATGCAAACCTCCTACTTAAAGTATATTTTCGGCGGTCTGTTAGCTGCTTCCTTAGCCGCAGCAGTCTATGCACACACTAGGAGACCGGAGGAAAAGGAGGAACCTGAGGATCCGGACGCTACAGAAACTGATGATGAGTATGAAGGTTTAGTAAGCCCTGGAAGCCCTGGAAGCCCTGAAAGCCCTGTGTCTTCTTTTATTCGTCAGCCTATGAGTCCCCGAAAATCACCGGTGTTGTTTAAGCATCCTGAACTGATATCATGTACTTTAAGTGACCTTCAGGAAACTGTTAACAACATTTATGAAGAATTCGAAAACATTCAAAAACAATATGATGAAAGCAAAGCTAAAACCACAGACACCAAAGTCCACACAGAGCTGGGTACTGTCAGGAACAATAGAAAGCGCGAAGTAGTTCGAAGTTCTAAATTACCTAGATATAACTGGAATGAACTTAAAAAGTGTCTAAATGACCAGGGAATTTCTCAACTAGAGAGGTTAAGAACAGCAAAATTGTATGAATATCTGGGTCCGGAGCATCATTACTGGGGGCTATTGAGGAGCTTTAAAAATACGCTCTCTAAAAAACTAAATGAAGCAAGAGAAATTAAACTGGCGGAAAATATTGACACTGTGCAGAGAACTGGTAGCCTAGAAACAAAGGATGAAAAACCTGCTCCAGTTGAATGGAAAACCGACCCAATACCAGTTGGTATACACAACCTTGGAAATTCTTGCTACTCCAACGCTGTCATGCAACTACTCTATACAATCACTCCAATTCGAGAACAAGCGTGTAGCTCAAAGACCACTGGACTAATAGAGTTTATTCTCAAGAGAATGTGCCAATTTGCACGGGATGGGAAGCGCATGGTAACGTGGACAGATAAGTCAGCACATAATCAAGTGTTACAATTGTATTCAGAATGCAACATGGACCCATTGCGCCAAAAAGATTCGATGGAATTGTTGACCAAAGCTTTGGATCAAAGCTCACATCGAGCAAGATGGATGAACATTCTTAGATCGACCTTAACCACCAAACTCATGTGTATTGAGCAAGATGGACGGGTTACACTGAAATCAAAAAAAGATGAACCCAAATTTCCTGTGGAATTGAACCTCCGATCATCACATAATTATAGCATTCAAGATGCCATTGATGATTATCCGACACCCACAGTTATCAGCGCAGAGGAAAATGTCAATGCATTGGAAGGATGTTTTTTCCCCATTCGAATTCAGTTGTTGCACAATTTTGGACCGTACATCATAATTCAACTCAAGCGCTTTTCAAAGATGGGCACCAAAATTGAAACGCCCATATTACCTAATTTAGAGTTAAAGCTTTATTCGGACCGCAAATACACACTTCGAGGGTTTATTTACCACCAGGGGTCTTTAAGCGAGGGTCATTATATGTTCTTCAGAAGGTTGGTTAATGGAAAATGGCTCAAACTTAATGACGATAAGGTCGAAGGCCCATTGGACAATCCCGTGAGCGTGCTAAACTTAGGCTACATTTACCTGTATTCATACAAAGGTCCGTGGGAACCCTAACAAGTCCGTAAAATACCAGGGCTGCTGAAATGGCGCTAGACTTTGTTCTTAGAAAACTTGAATAAACATCGTTTTTTTTTCTATATTTACCTAACAAATGTCTAATCTTCATCAACGTCTTAGAAGGGTATGTGAGAGGTACGAAATGTTTAATGAGGAATGTTTAAGGGCACAGAACGGATTCGATAATAGAGAACTCTGTAAACCCATTCGAATTTCGGAGAGTCTATTTGCTCCCAATGCAGGGACTGAATCATGGGCTCAGGAGGAGAGTGCGCGTTGTCGGAAACTTACTGCTGAACTTTACCAAAATTTAACGAAACACTGGGGGAAGACCACCAATATTCGCGATAAGTAAGCTCGCGCTTCTGATTTATTAATATTGGAAATAATTAAACAAACTTAGAAAATCCTAGAATGTCAAATACTCCCAATACTGAACAAGGGTAAATCAAACCCAAGCCCTCGAAAGGGCGCTGCAGTTAGAAGCGTGGAACCAAATTCCTGAGAAGTATGTTTCTCGCTCCATTAATGTCTCTTCCGACCGTTAGATTGGCTGTTGAGTTAGATGTGAAGGTCATTCCGTTTAAAGAAATCATTGGCTATTTTTTTAGTTACCACAAACTTTTAAAAAATATGGAAATCATACACATCGTGAGCCGTTTGGGTTGTGAACAATACCTACGAACGCACAGTATTCCTGGTCAAACCACAGTGGTTGGGAGCAACTCTGGTCGTTACGAAGTAAAGGGAGTTATATATCAAGAGGTTGACGAGTTCTTGATCCGGCCGGAATTCCGGCCAGTTCTAATACTTAATCGATTGCATCGCAACTTTTACTACAACTATGAATTACCCCTCCAACGCCTCAAAGGTCGCGTTCAAGAAGTTCATATACTCAGTGAGCGCGCTTCAAACATCCCCATTCATTTTCGAGATCATCATGTGACAAAAGTTGTATGTGTATAAAAAATGCCTAGGACTTCTCACAAAAAGCCTACATGGCCCCCACTACCAGCAAATCCCATCAAATTTGAAGATATACCTTACCAAACCCAACTTCAATCAAGTTCTACCAGGTTCGAAGTCTACAAAGAAATCGGATCGGGTATCAACTACCAAAGAAAGAAATTCCAAAATCTTCGAAAGGATGCTCACTACAAGATTGCTAATTGGCTTTGTCGACAGTATGACCACATCATTCTTCCAAGATTGAATGTGAAATACATGTCGAAGAAAAAGTCTGGTCTCGGAAGGTCAACGCGTAAAGCAATGCTCAAGCTTGGACACTTTCAGTTTCGTCAGATTTTAGTTCAAAAAGCTTCCCAATACCCTGGTACCAAGATTTACATTGGTGGGGAAGCGTACATAAGCAAGACATGTGGTCAGTGTGGTCAATTGAATTACAAGCTTGGTTCATCGGAGATATTTAGGTGCCGCTTCACCAGTTGTGGTTACAAATCGGATCGCGATGTAAACGCTGCTCGAAACATTATGCTTCTGTATGGGAAGTCTCTCCAAAAACGAAAATAGTTCAGCTGGCTTTTTAGGTTAACTGAATGGGATTCAGTATCCCTTTATGTGACACATCAGGGGTAAAACCCGCTTACCATTTTTACTCAATTGAGTCCTCGGATGATGTTGTTAGAAATGGTTAGATATGTAGTCCAATTAATAAACTGACGGACGTGAAACAACAACTCTTAATGACCGAACGATCTATTCGCAGTATGGAACAAACTCTCCAAAAATTAAAGGAATCAAGGGTTGTGTTGAAGAATTTATTATCGGCAATTCACTATAATCCAATGACTTCTCAGTTGCGATCAGTTGGCCCAGCTCCAGGTGGTGGATCCGTATATAATGAAAGTTTGTACAATAATTTTTAGTCTGCATCTCCAGCAGCATCATTAATAAACGGATTTTTTGGCCAACGCTTTTCTTCTTCGTCCTCGTCGCCCTCGTCCTCGTCCTCGTCGATCTTGCACTTTCGAAGTCTTTTTCTTTGGGGAGCATCTTCGTCGGAATCCAAATCTGAATTAGGTTCTAAAGAACGTTTGGTTTTGTGATGAGTTTCTTCTGAATCCTCATCGGAGTCCTCTTCAGAGCCAGAGGAGTCAGAGGAGTCAGAGGATTCATCTTCTTCTTCGGCTGAACAAGCATGAAACTCTTGTTTGATTCGTTTGGATTCGGGGGTCACGAAGGTGTTATAAAATGCCAACGCTTTAGGGCAGGCCTTGACATTTTTGGGATTAAATCCTTCAACACTGAGTCCTTGGCGCGATGTGGCGCGGCTGAGGCCGACATAAACCTGACCATAAGCAAATGCACCACTCATGTTGACATGCACATAATCAATCGATGAGCCCTGTGATTTGTGAATGGTCATAGCCCAGGCTAATTGAAGGGGTATCGCGGTTACCACAACAACTTTGTTGCCTGGTAGAGCTACTTCCCATTGGTAGGGACGAATCTTGACAATTTTCGTTGCAAAACGAACCACTGGCCAGGAGTCCTCAAAGTCAATAACCACTCCACGGGATCCATTACCCAGGCCAATTTTGAGGTAGTTAGTAGCCAGAGAAACTTGAGCACCCACCTTAAGCTCCACTGGGTTTGGCACTGAAAGGTTACCCACAGCCTCTTTGAGTTGTTTGTCACTTACTCGTCCCTTCTTGGCCGTGGCATAAGCTGCAAACTTATGGACTTTCCCCTCCAGTTTTTTGAGCTCCCGAGAGTTAAAACCATCAACCTCTGCCACTTTGCAAAAAAGAATACTGGGCTGTATTTCGCCGTTTGACTGCTTTTCGTACATTGACCGTAACTTGGTTGAATCCCCTGAAGATGGTTCTCCCTTTCGGATCCGGTGAAGCATTTGAATAAACGCCATGTCTTCTTGCCGATACACCATGGTCAATTCAACCACTCGCAGATTAAGATCTTTCCAGACCTTTGATTCAAAACAATAATCCGGAGACACTCCAGGTGGTCTTTTCCTGTCCACAGGTGGCAGTTGAAGAAAGTCTCCAACAAAAACGACCTGAATACCTCCCATGGGTTTCTTGATTTTGCGGTGATGGCGCAAGAGTGCGTCCAGATGTTCCAAAAGTTGGATGGTGATCATGGAAATCTCATCCAAAATTAGAGTAATATCACCTTGGCAACGGTCGGGACATTTAAAGGCTGCGCCAACCTTAGGGAATCCAAATGCTTTAAACAGTGTAGTACCACCAATGTGCAAGGCAGATTTACCGGTGCTTGATGTGACGTACAGCTTTCGGCTAGGCATCTTCGATCTCACGAGCCTAATAATCTCCTTTAAAAGCCAACTCTTACCAGTACCAGCCGCTCCAGTCAAAAACACATTTTCCCCTCTCTCCACCAGCGTCGCTGCTCGCATTTGATCCTCGTCCATGTTTCGCGCACTTTCTTTTTGTGAATAATCCACTAATAAAGGTTGCACAATGGCCTAAAATCCTAAATTTGACCCAAAGTGCCCTAAATGATTTTTGAGGGAAAATGGGGTTTTTCAAAAATTTTCAAAAATGTGTTCTGAAATTATTTTTTTCGCGGCGGCAGCCCTAAATTTAGGTTTAAACCTGACCGGAAATTCGCCGAAATTTCCGGGTTTGACTGCTCCCTGTTTGAACCTGTGGATATTGAACGAACAAGCGCGCTGGGACTAAATATATGGTACCATATGGTAGATATCAACTTGCCTTGGGGGATCGAAAATCATGGTAATGGAAGCTTTCTAAAGTTTCTTGAATAATAAAAAAACATGAATATCAAATGGATTTTGCTGGGAATTATAGGCGCTTTAGCAGTAACCGCTCTTGTAGTGGGTGCCATAATCATTAGCCAGCCGTCACCAGGGGAAGCTGAAACTGAAGATTGTAGAGGCCCCCAAGGACCTTGCCCGCAAGGGTCTAACGATTGCTGTAACGGTCTAAACTGTGAACAAAATCAATGTTGCTTACCCAAAGACCAAGGACCATGTGTGTTTGGTGATGATTGTTGTGGTAATCTCCATTGTCGCGAAGGCAGGTGCACAGATTGCAAACTCCTCAGCGAGGCCTGCGCGCCGGAAGACGCCTGTTGTGAGGGTGAATGCCAAGATGGTGTATGTCGACGTCAGTGTTCACAGGATGGAGATTGCCCAGCAGCTGCAGAGGAATGCTATGATGGTTTTTGTTACCCTTGCTCCACCGAGGGAACCCAGGCAACGTCTACGATAATAGGATGTTGCCAGGGCTTGTACAAAGATTCACAAGGCGTTTGCAGGCGCGCTCGAACACTTGGTCAAACCTGTGAAGAAGGTTCAGATACGGCCAAATGCGGGGATGGACTTGCTTGCGTGGATGGTGAATGTGTTTGCTATGATCTTAAAGAGACTAAGGATGCGTCGGATTGTTGTTCTGGTTCGGTATGGGATAACCGGTGTTGCCAAGTTGAAGGTATGTTCTGTCAAAACACTGCGGATTGTTGCGGTGACTGGATGCAATGTCTAAATGGACGCTGTACAAATAATACCATACGGTATAATGAACCTGTAACCATTCAAAATATTCGTGGGTATGTTCTAAGAGTCAACAGCAACGATGAGGTTGAGGTGAGTTATAATGGCTCTTTAAGTGACCAACGAAGCCAATGGAGATTTATTGACCCTCAAAATCCTTGGTCAGCCGCTGTGGTTGATTTGTCTAAACCTGTGTGCATTCGATCTGTATACAATCACAGGTCAAATTTAAGTGCTCGTTCTTCAATATCTCAATTTGTAAAAAAGGTGGATTCTGGAACCATAAGTGGTACGAGTACATATCGGTATGATATTGGACATATGTTAACCCTGGTACCGGAAAATAATCAAGATTCAAGTCAAAAGTTTATGTTTAGTGGTATGAATTGGCTATTCCTTAATAATAATGAGGAGCTGCAAATACATCATTCATCAACATTGGCAACAGCAGACACAGTCATTTTTACAATACCTGAGGGAATTCACATAAGTGCACCTGTGGGAATAAACCGGACTCGGGCTTGCAGTTGGGAAAGGACCAGGGTCTATTCGGGTCACTTTATGACTTTAAATTTAGATACGTGGCAAACACAATATTGTGAAGGGCAATGTAAGACTTGCGAATCAATAAGTGATGGTATATGGTTTGGATTAACAAAAAATGATCAACGCTTAAACACATGGAGAATTCAAAAGGTTTAATGATCATCATTCAATCTTGCTCGCTTGGCACTTCCTTGGAGCAAGATCGAAGGTTCTTGGAAGGCCGATGTCTCCGCGGCCTGTTCCTCCTTGCTGGGTCCTTCATCTTCATCTCCATCATCTTCATCCCTGGAGCGCTTGTTGCTGACTTTGACGGGTTGTTGAGTGCCCCAAGAGAAGACTTCTTCCACATCCTTCTGTTCTTGACCAGGAAACAGCACAGTTTCGGTAATGATGGCGGAAACTCCCCATTGAGTCGGTTTTAGCCAAATAGATTGAGGACACACGTTGGGCATACCGAAGGTCCCTGAGACGATTTGACTGCATGGGACGCTTTTGATCTCTTTGGTTTCCGGGTTCATGCGAAAGGTCCGAACAGACATTTGGGGTTTTTCCGGGTTGTCGTAAGCCTTGGTACGCACGGTGGGCTCATACTTGTCCTTGTTTTTCTTGGCCACACCATAGATAGGATAATAAATTTGCTTAATAAACTCACGACTGGGATCATCCATGTTTGGGAACCATGTTTCGCGGTTTGCATACGCTACATCAATCATGTGCTCATTGAAGGCATTCCAGAAAGCCTTCAGAGGCTCGTGGAAGATTTGAAAGTTGAGGCTCTTCTTGATCTTGGGTTCATCACCAAACACACTCATACCAAAGGGAAACTTGACACAGGGTTCCTGAGGAGGTGGTAGATTCATTTGGATCTTGGGAGGTCTTTCATCAGTGGCCGATGTTTGAATCTTCACTTGAAGGCTGCCTGTCTTTTTGGTACGAGAGACTGGAGGGAAAAACATACTCTTGAGATCAAAGTTGGAGTAATGGACGGCTGACATCTTGAAGCACACTCTGTTTTGTGTTGATGGAGATAAAAAAAGTGGAAAGTAAATTGTGAATTAGAACACAGCGCACGCGTCTCAACTGGAAACTAAACACGTTTTTCCGGAACACACAAAAAAACGAGATGTCGCAATTAGGAAGGTACTTACTTTACATCATCCCTTCCAAGGATCGCCCGAGTGCAATTGCACTCAAGCTGGTTGCTGAAACAAATCTCGACATATACACATTAGATGTGCGTAAAGTTCGACCCCGACCCGCTTGGCTTACTGGAGTCCCATCCCTAATGGATACCAAACTTAAACGGGTTTCAGCGGGCACTGCGTGTATCGAAGTACTGAAAACCCTGCAACGCCAGTTTCCTGTTCATCGGCAACGCAATATTTACGTGCAGCGTTTACCCATTAACCCTCGGCATCTTCTTATGCCCGTCACTCGCGGACCAACAAATAATGTGAGTATCGAAGAAATACCTGACCCACCCCAACCGTCTTCCGCTCATTCCCATGCTCCGCTTAAACCTCCCCAGCCGCCGCTCCAACCTCCGCAGGCGCCGCCCCAACCTTCCCAGGCGCCGCTCCAACCTCCGCAAGCGCCGCCCCAACCTTCCCAGGATCCGCTCCAACCTTCCCAGCCGCCACTCCAACCTTCCCATGCGCCGCTACAACATCCGCAGCCGCCGCTACAGCAACTTCAGACGCACCAGGAACCTTCCCGGCCTGTTCAGCCACCGCTGCAGCCCTCTCCACCTGAACCATTATCATTTCATGGGCCGGTCAGTCCCAAGATTGCGCAAATTGCCGACAAAATATACTCTGCCAAGCACCCGCCCAAAGTCCCCAGGCGTAGTTCGCGAAGGCGGGGTCGAAGTGAAAGTCCATCCTTGCGTCAACCTTAGGAAATACCGGGAATTTCCATGCCAGTAAAAAACCTTTATTATGTAGTCTTCTTCACGCACTTTTTGAAATAGCGACAATGGCGAGCCCCAGATTCACGGTTGGACAAACCTTTACGATTGACAATAAGGAGGTCACAGTTACGGAAGAAAATATCAAAAGTGATGATTGGAAGGCACGTATGACTAGGGCGCTATTGAGTACCCAGCAATCTTCAAACCATGAAGACTCTGACAACTCGGAGGACTCGGACAGCTCAGACTCTGATAGTTCGGATGATGAAGTGCGGCGTTCTGATCTACGTCAATATCCAAACGCTGATCCTAACCAAGAGTTTAAGATTGCGCGGTTAGGATCCTTTTACAAGTGCCATGGTGGTTGCAAGCAAACGGATCTAAAGACTGGCAAGGTTGAACGTTGGGGTGGTGGCTTTACTCGCTTGGTATCTGATGAAGCTCTGATGAAGCTCCTGTATAAAAGTGATGTGTGGACTTTTCTCTACGTTCATCTTTACTGGGAATCTCGTCCAGATCCAGACATGTACTGGGTCTGGGATCTTATTGATTGTAATCCAGAGTACCTACAAGAACATTGTGAGTGCGTTCTATCCAAATCCGTCTCAGACCTTCTCTGTCGAATGGTGGATGCTGAAGTGGCTCATGCGGCTGCCAAACATCGGGCCGCGCCTAAATCGCGAAAGCGCAAACGTCACTAAAAAAGTTTATTTAATCAATAAAAAACAAGTCTTATGTCTGAAGTTTCTCGTGCTTTAGAAGGTTGGTTACAAGAAATATTAGGTTCTATTCACACTCAAGACCGCAAGCAGAGAGCGGTAAGGAAGTATAGTATTGCTGACCTTGAAGCTAAAGTTAGGCAAAATTGCAGTGTTACTCATACTGGTAAACAAATCCGGTATATAAATCGCAATGCTAAAAAATACTTAGAAGGTATCCTAAAAAAGGGTCGAGATGGTGATCTTTCTCAAGCCTGTCTGATTGACCCAGTAAGCAAGGAACGTAAATTGAATTTAATCATTGATCGCTACATTAGCGAAAATAAACGGGACACAAGTGAAGCTAAAGTTGTCCGGCGAGACCTAAACAGAGAGTTGGCAAAAACACAGCCATTTTCAGAGGAGTTTCAAAAGCGCCTCCGTGATTATATTGCGCGAGGGTTACTGTCATCCACAGCAGGACCCTTGACGGAAGCGCATATCGATTATTTACGTGAAGCCTATATTCCTCGTGAGATTTGGAGGGCACTTAGACCCCTTGATGGTCAAGCACATATTGATCGTATTTATCGCTTAGCTGCGCTCATTCGTGATGCGGAACTTAAAGGAGTGTTGGAACAGGAGCTGGAACCTGGAAGTGAAGCGTTAATTCAGCAATTTTTAACCGATCGTCTAGCTGCATTTGGGGGTCGTTTGGGCGCCGAAATAGAGCGAGAACTTAAAGAGATTGCTCCAGACTTGGATATGACCAAACAAAGCTCCATGAACAAATGTCTTCTGAGCTTATACTACAACTTAAAACAAGCCATGATATTGCAAAAAAGGAGCACCAAGGACTTTAGTATTGTCAAAAGCTTAGATCGGCGCAAAGAAGTCAAAGGGTGGAGTCAAATGGTGCGACCGGAACGCGCATCACTAGCTCTCAGACGTGCTGTGCTTGATTTTAGCCAAGGAATTGGGATGATGACCACAGGATTGCGTGAAAAACAATCCTCTGAGCGAGTTTCTTTGGAATTGAGAGGTTATAGACGGATTACCGCCACCTTAGACACAAATACCGGCGGTCCTTGTTCAGAGATTCTCGGTCCCTCTTCAGAAGAAAAAGATAAAACAAAAACATGTACCCAGTTATCTCCCAATATGACATGTGCGGCCTCAGCGCTCTTGGTTGCTTTCTTTGAATTCATGGATACTTGCGTCTCACCGTCACCTCCTCTTATCATGCGATCTCATTTTCGGGTCGAAGAGTTTTATGTGAACCCCGATTTAAAGCTTGAGACATACGATGTTGCGAAATACCAAGAGTGGTCAAGGGACAAAAAGGCACACTATAGACAAGCTCATAGACGTTTTCAACAATACTACGAAACTATGGGATTTCAGGTGATTGGTAAGGATGATATAACGGGTCTGCCAACCTTAAATTTTAGTGATTGGGGCAGCCCTGATTTAAATGTGGTTGCAAATCCAGCCAGAGTTCGGGAAGAAACCTACCTTTACAGATACCTGGGACAATGGAGACCTTCTCATAACCGATTACAAATGGATCGTGAGAGCTGGACAACATATTCGAAACATGTTATTTCACCAAGATACGATCCGGATTATGCTAAAAAATACTTAAAAATTATGAATCCCAAGCCAAAACCTAAACAAATACCCAGACCCATTGTAATCTTACATGGTTACGATCGTGAAGAAGATCGAGGTTTATACAAACCATGTAATTCCCAAACCGTAAAACAATACACTTTCCTTCGAGAATTTCTTAACCAACTGTCAATGGAAAAGTATATTAAGTTTATGAATGATAAGTATTGGACGTATCAAGTCTCTACCATGGAGGTACCATCGCTTCCAACGCTACACATGTTACCGGCAAGTGGGCTAGCGTGTCAGGATCTTCATCAACATTGGCAACTTCCGTTACTTCGCGACCGGCTTTCATTGGGTCTTTTGGATGGTTCAGAAGATAGTAAACAATGGATGGTGGCTCTGAGTGAGGATAGGGGGTATGGTATCAGTGTCCGAGATGTCCCAAGTGCATGGTACCAAGTTCAAGATCGCTGGAGCCCGGCTGATCGTTCTCTCCTTCAGGAATTTAAGGATCTACCTCCACGTCAGAGATTCAAGGCAACCTTCCCACCACCTCCTCTCTTCTCTCGTCTCGTACATCCATTAACTGGCAGGGCAGTATCGCTTGATTACTTTAAAGCGTTGATACCCGGAGCAGGTGTTGTAGACTTAATGAGAACACCCAAAAGTTTACTTGAAAAAATGCAGGGGGTTGAAGGCGCGCCCGTATGGTTTAATAGGGATGTTAAGCAAAATGACATAACATTTGCATATCCTTTACAAACCCTCAGTGGTGTATTGGACCCAGATCATCCTGTGTTGCCATTGGTCGAGCTACAACCAAGTGGTGTCATGATACAGTATGCACCTGAATTATCTGTGGTTCACCCAGGACCTGGTTGGTGGGATATTCGCAATTCGCTGGCGTTTCTTTTGAATCGTTCAGGACGGGCTAAACTTGAACGATTAATAAAGACGTTGAACAACTCCATTAATGGGAAAGTGAGAACTCGACAACAAATCCTGGAGCCAGGGAAGTCCAAGGAGCCAGCGAAGTCCAAGGAGCCTATGGTGCAAGTCTAACAGGGTATTCTTGGCGTTGACAAGGCGCAGTCTTGACGTCTTCTTGATAAGCCCTTAAAATTTGTTGGATGCGTTCACATCGTGGGGTCCGCCCTAATGTATAATAAATGATAACATCTGAAATTTCTTCATCTTCAAATCCATTCCGTTGCATTCCAACGGCATTGAGTTTAACAATGCCCTTTGATGGGTTATACAGGGTAAACGGAGGTACGTGTTTGGTGACTGCAGCTTGCATACCAACCATGCTGTAACTTCCAAGCACACATCCTTGATGCACTGATGAATTTTGACCAAGGTTTACATGGTTTTGCACGGTTACCCAGCCCGCCAATTTAACCCCGCTGCTAAGAATATTAGAATCTCCAATTTGACAATCATGATTGATGATACAATGTGACATAACATAGTTGTTGTTACCAATCTTAGTGGGCCGTTCAGTTCCATTGGAAACCACCACAAACTCTCGGTAAATGTTATTCTTTCCTTCTTCAACTTGAAAGCCAGAAACCTCGTAACCAAGAACTTGTGGCTGGGTGCCCCAAGCTACACTCATTTTTGTTGATGACACAAGTAAAACAACTCCAACTCCCTAATATGCCCAATAAACGAACTCGTCTTCGGCCACCAGCAGTATTGGAAGGGTACCCATTCAACCCGCCGTTTCGAAAACCTGTCAGAAGACGTTCTCGACCAATACGCTCAGGCCGTCGCAAAAACCCCAAATCCCGTGCAATTCGGCGGCCTTCAAAGGCTCCACCTACCCAGCGTACCCCGCGTACGTTCAAGGCTTTACCTACCCCGCCTACCCCGCGTCCATTCAAGGCTCCACCTACCCCGCCTACCCCACCTACCCCGGTAACCCCGCGACTGCTGCAACAGCGTCCTCGTAAAGTTCCAGACACTCCCAAATTTACTCGTGCAACCTCTAGACTCCCACAGACATTTTTTGTAGAGTGTCCACACTGTCAGGGTATGGTTGAGATTGTGGCGGTTAACTGCTCCATCTTTAGACACGGAGCGGATGTGAATGGTCAGCAATTAAACCCACATGCTCCACAACAAATATGTGAAATTCAGACAGTGTACGGATGCGGCAAGCCGTTTTATTTTCATCCGACAGAGGGGGTTCGGAAATGTGGATATATTTGACAGATATTCCACTTTTCCCCCAAAAATGCCTGAAGAAAAGCTTATATGGTTGTCCAATGATGGCTTAGCTGCATGTGATCTCAACTTTTCAGCCTCCTCAGAAGTCATCCGAGAATCCTTTGCCCGCAAATTTGCTGAAAAGCTGCGCCGAGAAATACTGGACATTTTCTTTAACCTACCTTCACAATCTCAAGAAGTGGTCGTGTTTGGTGGGTACCTTCGTAGGCGCATGGAAATCCAACGGTGGTTTGGTGAACATAAGGTTGAGTACAAACACGGAGATCTAATTTCTTCAAGTCTCTTAATACCCGCCCAAGTTGATATGGATTTTTGGTCAGATAACAAAGAAGGGTTTCAAGCATTCGTGGCGGTATTGGGGGAACGATATACTTTACAAACTTGGGTAAATAACAATACTTATACTGGTTGCGAGACACAAGTGGTTATTGTGAAACCCTCAGTATTTGCGTTGGTTGGTGACATCCCTAAAGTCCGGCTGGAACTTAGTTGTTCTGAAAATGTGCACCGAGCAATCTTCAAGATTAACAGCTTTGCTTGCAACATACATGGACGTTACGGGCAAATGCAAATATTCTTCGAACAATGGGGACGTAGCCTTGGGACAGATCCATTAACAGAGGCTTTGCAATGTCACACCTTAATCCCGGACCACAAACGTCTCCAACCCTGCATCTTGGACCCGCATATGTTGGATCACTTCAATGAGAACCACAATAACATAGAAATATCCTTACAAGCCTACCTTGAATCAGCGGCCCGTCGAGTGCTCAAAATGAAGAATCTTGGTTACCATGTGATGGGTTTGGACCTCAAACAAAGTTGTGAAAACTGCAATGAACGATTACCGCCCTTGGAGGACTGGACTTGGCGGGGGTCAGACCGGCTGGTTCTACACTGTCCAAATTGTGTTCACGACACCCCTATTTTGATTGTATAAAGCCATGAATAAAAATGTTGATTTTGGGCCTCGGGCATCGTAAAAGGGTAGGTAAAGATACAGCGGCGGCGTACCTAGTTAAAACGTACGGTGCTACCCAGTTAGCCTTTGGAGATACCCTAAAAAAGCAAGCCAGACTCCTTTATCCCTTCTTAAGCCATGAACAACTTTGGGGGGATGCTAAAGACGCCCCGGACCCACGATTAGGTGGTCAGACTCCTCGCAACATACTTTTAACGTTAGGTCATGTTACGCGTGAATCTATGGGTCAGGACATCTACGTGCGCGCTCTAAAATATCAATTACAAAGCTTAGAAGAAAAGGCAAATCTTGTGGTCATCTCTGATGTTCGGACTGAACATGAAGTTAAGTTCTTGTCGGAACTTCCAGGAGCTTACCTTGTGCGCATAGAACGCCCGCAAGTTGCCACATCCACTGATCTCATAGACCATGATTTAGATAACTGGGATGGATGGGACTACGAAATTGAAAATGATGGGAGTTTGGGCTTTTTGTACATGCAATTGGAGGAGGCTATAGGTCTTTTTAGGGAACATACACATAGCTCTTGAGAAAAAGGGGAGCGCGCTCTCCCAGGTATTTTCGGACTTTCGGATTGTACCTTTATTGTACACATATTTTCTGCGCAACTTTACAAATGTTTCAAAGCCTCTGTTGGATTCCGAATAGTCCAAGTCCACCTCCGTTGTCTGTGTGGATACCAGAAACGCCCAGCCCACCTCCGCCTCCACGATCTCCTTCCCATGCATGTTATCCGTGGGAACCATGTGGTGCTTGTGACGACTGCAACAGCGATCAAGAATTGTGCATTCCCGACACTCCAGAGCATGATCTTTCTTATGCAGAATCAATCCCCGAATCTCCAGAAGCACAAAGACCCCTAGATTTTACACACCCATCGGTGAAACTAGTACCATTGGGTGCAATTCCGTGCGGGCCATCCCTTCCTCCGAATGTTACAGTGCGTATTTGTTCAACTGCGGAACTAGAAGCCAAGATTGAGCGATATCGACAAAAGCGCAAAATTCGTTCATGGACCTACCGACCACGTTACCCTCAACGACAGGCCTTTGCTCAGTCAAGACCCCGCCACAAAGGACGCTTTACAAAGATATCTAAAATACAAAAATTATTTTGAGTGTGTGTGTTTATTTTAGAGTTATGTGAGAGAATGCTTATTAAATGGAAAATGCAGCGTTCTGTGTACACTAGACATGGGCTCCTTCAGAAGGACGGACTTCCCATGAGTCCAGAACAAGCCATGAAACATTTGGAAGCAAAATACGTAGTCCTTTACTTCTCGGCAAGTTGGTGTGGGCCATGTAGGTCCTATACCCCCAAACTTGTAGAGCTGTACCAACGCGAGGAACGCCCTTCTAACGTAGAATTCATATTTGTTAGCTTGGATCGGGAGCTCAAGAGCTTTGAAACATATTATTCTAAGATGCCATGGAAAGCTTTTCCTTACTCAAGTTCTGTAAGACAAGAACTGCCACAAGCCCTGGGGATTCGGGTGATACCCGCAGCTGTTGTTCTTTCTCCACATGATGAAATTATCACAACAGAGGGGCGTTCCAGCTTAAGCTTGGATTACTTGTATAATCTTTGTACTCAATAAAAATAATGGGCCGGAAGGCTTGGTAAATTTCAAGGACATAGGGGGGTAATGTGACGCCTTAAAGAAAGCAACCATCATGGACTGGCTCCCCGGAACTTGGCAACGCGATATTGATATGACGAAAGACCAGCTTGGTACTGGTCAGTGGCTTTGGGATTTGGCTCTTGGGGCCCTTAGACTTGCAGACCAGGCCAGTTACGACAAGTATATTCAAGCTTACCAAGTTACAGTGTATATTGACTGTGGTTCCGATAGCTACTACTTGTCCATTCAATCCGAACGGGGTGGAGCAACAGGTTGGTTGGGTCCTTACAGGATTCAAGAATGGCCTGAACCTGATTCAGATGGGGTCATCAGGCTTCGTGTGGGACAAGAAGTTTTACAGGACTTTCCAGACCCAAACCCTTGGACTCTAGAGACCTTTAGCCTGCGCGACATCAACTCGATGACCATAGCCGTTAACGAGTCCCAGAAACTTGTGGGTGTTGACTTTACCATCGAGGAATGGGCCGCCTTCCCAGCGACTCTTTTCTACGCCACTAAGAAGTGTGGACTCCCCTTTATGCCTGGTGTTTGTGCGGACGAAGATGTCTTGCCAGACTTTGATCCATCGGGTACATCTGCAACTGAACTGGACCTGTCTAAGTACCAAAGTATGATTGTGGGCGCCCTCGCTACCCTAATAGTTTTAGCTTGTCTAAGCATTATCCTTTTTGGTTGGTGGTGGGGCGCGCCTCGAGCAGCTCCAGGACTCCTCCAAGTGCTCACGGTTTTGGTAATTTTGGTACAAGCTGGACTTGTGGTGGGGGCTGCTTGGGGAATTCACCAGATTTAAGGACTACTAAAATAAACACATGAATACTGGGCTAATTATAGCTGTAGTTATAGCATCTTTGATTGGTTTTTTATTATTAATAACATCTCCATTGCGATGGTATAATCAATTTAATAAGCGCTTCAATCATGTTAAGAAAAAGCGTCAGGCTATTAACACTAGTCAATCACAAAACCAATCATTGCATAAATTATGGGATCTTGCAGGACATGGAATTTTTGATCATGTTACCACTTACGCTGATTTTGGGACATTATTAGGTTTGGTCAGAGATTCATCTTTAATTGCTTGGGATGAGGATATTGATGTGTGGTGTTGGCGCGATGATTTTGAAAAAGTTTTAAATTTGGTTCAAAATACCTTTGGGCAAAAGCCAGAATACCAAATCTTTGTTGAAAAAATTAGCATTCTACCATGTACTCCATCCATCTACGTGTTGAATCTAAATACTGGAGTTCATCTGGATATTCATTTTAGACATTTAACAAATGATGGGAAATTGGTACATTACTCATGCCATCCAAAATGGTTACAAGCCATAAGTATAAACGGCTATCAAACGCTCCATTCCTCAAAAATATTTCCTTCGTATATGTTCATGTATCGAGGTCACAAAATTTGCATTCCCATCAGGGCTGCAGAAATACTAGAAAATTTGTATGGACATGACTGGACTCAACCAAAACGTGAATAGAATGGAGAGATGGCATGTGTTTTTATTCACTAAAATTTAAAAATGCACCAAATCGAAGGCACACAACTGAGTTTTACTGGGATGGGGCCAAGGTTTTGCGGCTGCCAAGGACCTCCTCCACCTTTGAAAACTGAGCAGTTCCGGAAGGGCGCAAGGGGCGCGCGGAAACTAAACCACGTGGGGACTTCTGGAGGGCTTGACCTTGGCCTTCGCGGCGGGGGCTTCCGTCGAGCCTTAGGCGTCCGCGAGGCGACGACACAGGTGCACTGAGTCGGCGTACAGTGGTGCGCCTTCGAAGTCTTTGAACATCATGGATGCTGATCGCACTGCGCCGACGCAAGTAAATATTTGGTGGGTAGTTTACGTTAAGCTTGGGCAGCTCAGGAGGCACAGTTTCCGTCATCTTCTTTTTGTTTACACAGAACACAGTTTCCACTTTTTTCAGAGAATGCCAGGTAACAAAGACCGCAAGGAATGGCCCATCCTCTACAATCGCGCCAAAAATGGGGCTGTGCGGCAATGGCAAGTGCGAGTGGAACGCCAAGAAGAAGGGAGGGTTTATATTGTCAAAGTGTATGGGCAGCAAGATGGTAAGCTCATCCAAACTCGTAAAGAGGTCAAGCGCGCTAAGAGTCAACCTACAATTTGGGATCAAGCATGTCGTGACGCCGCCAAGATGCACCAAGATGAAATAGAGAAGAAGGGTTACTCTGAGACTGTACCAACCGCCCAAAAGCGCATCAAGGGTTCCGAGAAGGCTTCTAACAACAATAAGAAGGTCAAACAATCGGTGGCCTTTTACCCCATGCTGGCTCACAAATGGCCCGACAAGAAACACCATATGCCATTTCCATGTACCGGTCAGCCCAAGTTGGACGGGGTGCGCGCATGGTATCAAGGAGGCGTATTTCGTTCCAGGAATGGCAAAGTATTCCCGCAATTTAAGTACCTAGAATCCGCACTTCAAGAGTGCAATCTGGGTCGGAACATCATCCTTGATGGTGAACTCTATAGTCATGCTATTCCGTTCAGAACTCTCAATGGTATCTGCAATCGTAAGGGGGCACCGCTAACTGAAGTGGGGGATTATGGTATCGGCTACTACATTTTCGACGCCTACTTTTTAGCCGCCCCAAACCGAGGGTTTGGTGCCCGCTATGAGTGTCTTACCAAATTACTCGCGAACGCACCAGAAGTTGTGCACATTGTGGGGTGCGTCACCCTTCAGAGTGAGTCCGACGTCCAGCTCCACCACGACTTCTGGACGCGCAAGGGTTACGAGGGGTTGATGCTGAGGGATCCAGAGGCGCCTTATCTGGTCAAGCACAGAAGCATGAAACTACTAAAGTACAAAGTCTTTCATGATGCAGAATTTAAGATTGTGGGCGCTCAAGAAGGTGAAGGGAAAGAAGAAGGCTGTCTAGTGTGGACGCTGGAGACCAAGGATGGTGAGGCTTTTCAATGCCGCCCTCGAGGAAGCCATGAGGAGCGCCAGAGGCTCTGGCAAGCTTTCGGTAAATCCCCAAATTCCTACGTGGGGCAAACGCTTACTGTACGTTATCAAGAAACGTATGCTAATGGCAAACCACGATTCCCAGTGGGAATTTCAATTCGATATCAATAAAAAGCCAATGTTTCATTGTGAAGATGTCAAAGTTAAAGAGGTTCGTTTTACGGTGATTGACCCAGATACTGGTGAACATTGGGTCAATTTAGTCAACAAGCCACGCATCGAAACTTTAAAAGTTGGGGAAGGACCAGGCTCAGCATGTTCTCAAGTTGAGCAGTGGTTAAGTGCAAAGTTTGGCATCACAACTCAAAGAAATCGCTTACGGGTATTGGAAATTAAACCCGACCAGTACCTTTTAGTATACCAACTAGAGCCCCACCAAAGGATCGCATTTCGTTTAAAGTCAAAGGGACGCCCTTTATTTGTAGATTATTTGGCCATAGCTGGAACCATACTGGCGACAGCTGGCCTCACTTATGCGGGTTATAAGTTTTTTACACTTAAGAGAGCCTTCAAAAACACTGAAAATAAGATTGCTGAGCTTGAAAGATTACACCGCGCTATTAATACAACAAAACGCAACTTAGAGGTAGCTCTTGAGAGGTCTAGACAAGAAAAAAAGGCGGTTGTGAGTAATCTTAGGCAAGAATTGAAATTAACTAACGATCGGTCAGACGAACTTAAAACAACCATTGCAGCACTAAAAGATCGAACATTTCGTTTAGGTAATCAAATTATTATTCAAGAAGCGGAAACGAGAGGCCAAGAATGGCCCACTGAAATAGATAGTAAACAAATTCAAGTGCTTTTCACGTATTTGCAAGCGCGTTTTCCAGATTTTGTTCAGTTACCCAGTATTACGTTTAGCATTGATGACAATAAATTTAACCCAAAGCCGGAACTCAAGAGTCTTGAACCCGGAAAGACATACGGCTTTCTTCTGGGAATATTATGGTCTGGTGGGAAAACTGGTCATGTTAATGGTGCGGTTCTTCGACCTGTAGATGGCAAACATAAACTAGTGATGTTTGAACCAACCGGAACATCAACCCACACCAAACAAGAAGAAATATTTAACACAATCCACACAAAGTTACGCGCGCTGCAACCAAACATTATGACTGAAGGGAGTACTAATATTGGCTCTGGTTTTTGTCCTCAAATATGGGATGAACAAAAGAGAGAGCCTGTGGAAACCCATCAAGGCTACTGTATTGCTTGGAGTTTATGGTTCTTTTCGCTAATGTTGGAGAACCCTGAGACTCCAGTCGGTGAACTTTTCCAAAGGGCTCAGAAAGGTATTAATCAAGGATCGCCAAATTATAGAAGTTTTATTAGGCAATATGCGGCAGACATCATTAAACTGTCGGAGATGTAGTCCGCTTTCGTTTTTTTCCAACTTGTTCTCGGACCAGCTCACGTAATCGTTTTTTAGTTAGGTCTTCCAAGTGCTCTTTCAAAATTGAGACGACTTCGTTTTGATTACGAATGCTACTAAACATATACGCGCCAACCTTCAAATCATAGTTACCCCGTCCATGCTTTTGCACAATAAAGAGTGGGAGCTCCTCAGGTTCCTCGGGATCCTCAGTCGATACCTGGCTTTTCCGGGGTTTAGCTGGTTCCTGACGCTTCTGGGGCCTTCCTCGCCTCGAAGCCTGTGCCCAAACAGGCAAAAATAGTTTGTCGGCTCCACAAAATTCCTGGACTGGAAAAGGATTCGGCGATCTCAACCACTTGTAGAATTTTTGAAGTATTGGGTCAAAGCCAGATTTTGGTGAAGAATGCCGGATCACGTAGAGTTGATCTGGCGACCTGCATCTCGAAACAGCAACGTAAGCCATGTTTGGATTTTGCAGGGCGCGGAGATCCAAGGCAACGTTGTTTAAAGTTAGGCCTTGTGAGCGGTGAATTGTCATTGCGTAATTAAGCATCAACGGATAGTATTTTACCTTGGCGTAACGACAAGTCTCAAGCACAAAGTCACCCTGATCTATATACTGAGTTTCAAAATACACGTGGTAGTATCGAAGGGGATAGTACATTTCCTTGATTTCTGGATCTTCGATATTAACAATAATGCCATGATCAAGGACATCCACAATTTGGCAGCGAGTTCCATTGCATATATCCACGTACTCGATTTCATCATCACCCTTACCTCGAAGAGCCTCATAATACTCGTATGCGCTTTCAGTCACAGGCACTCCATAAATGTTCTTCGTAAACATCATCCATGCTCCCTCCTTCAAGTAAACTTCTTTAATCTTTTGCCTCCCAATAGCCCTTTCCAGCGCTGGGTAAATCTCCAGTGCATGATCACCACTGTATTCCAATAACGTTTGGCTCGACACTTGGTCCGTAAATTTCTTGGAGCTGCGGGTAGACCGATGATATACTTGATCTACTTCGAACGGAACGGTAGTTTCTGGGCTCTTCAAGCGCGCAAAACACGCCCGATTGTGGCGGCCCACATCGCTATTATAAAAGTACAAATGAACCAACTTTTCCTTCGCCTCCTGACTTGGCAATCGATAGTATGCGACGTGCCGACGGTGCAGAAAGCGACGCACTTCTTGATCAATCTTGTTTTCACCAATCTTTTCAATGATTTCCACAAATCCTGTGTGCTTTTGGCGATGTCGGGTAAGTAATTGGGACACCTGGAAGAATTGAAAGAACCTGCTTTCAAAAACGTACTTTCGTTGGGAGGCAACATTAATGGGTGGGAGTTGGCGGAAGTCACCGAACGCACAAATGCGCACATGTGTGTCCCTCAAAAGGTAAAGCATTTGTTCAAAGCTTGCCCAGTCAACCATCGAAATCTCATCAACAAACAGAATCTTCCATTCAGGCACTACTTTGGGGCATCGGAATTGGGGCTCTCCTTTCTCGCAATTCCATTGTCTATTAACTTTATAGAGTGGTAGCAAACTCATGATTGTTTGCCCACCCACGTTCTTTGCTGCTAAGGCGGTCCATGCACAAACCCGAGATTCCTCACCAAGCCATTCAAGCATTTTTCGAGCGATATGGATGATGTAGGATTTACCCGTACCCGGACCACCAAGGACTAATTGATCTTTGGTGCTTAAAAGAATGTTCCTCAGCGCGTTTACTTGGTCAGTGCTGCAATCGCGAGTTAAGGATAAAAATTTCTCTTCAATAAGGGATGGGTTCGCTCTAATAAAGCAGTTGCTTTCCTTGGGATCAAGGAACCCCAGGACCAATTCCCAAAGATCCAAATTCATTCGCTTTTTACAAGTGGAAACTTTATTTACTATTTACTGATACTTTCCGACGGGTTTTCGATGCACTTTGTTTGAAGTTCACAGTCACCCATCGAGTAAAGACCTCCAAAAACTAAATATGTAAAATGGAAAAAGTTTAAAGGCAAAAAGTCTTATCAATACCCATTATCATGAGCGTTACCATAAGAGAAGGGCGGGAGAGAACCCAGTTGGGATGGCGAATTCCAATTTGACCACAAGTAGACAGGGGACTGAATAGCTTTACAAAGTGCTTGTTGGTACCTTGAAGGGTAGGGAGCGCGAATCCCCTGGCGACGGGGGTAAGGGCCTACGGTACATCCTCCCGTACATGAGCGATAGTAGCGCCCGGAAGAACCGTTGTTCGAATTTGGATGCGGCATCTTTGAGTTTCTTTTTATATTCCACATAAACAAAATCTTTAAAAACATGTCGTCGGAACCCCTACTCGCTGAAAACCCCAATAGGTATGTTATGTTCCCCATTCAACTGCAAGACGTGTGGGAAATGTACGAGAAACAAGTCGCCTGTTTCTGGACACCTAAGGAGATTAATTTTTCTAAAGATTTACGGGATTGGCAACGCCTCAATAACGATGAGAAACATTTTGTGAAAACTGTCCTGGCTTTCTTTGCAGCATCTGATGGCATCGTACTCGAGAACTTGGCCGTCAACTTTATGAAAGAGATCGAATTCCCGGAGGTGCGCGCTTTTTACGGCTTTCAGATTGCTATGGAGAACATTCATTCAGAAACCTACAGTCTGTTGATCGACACGTATATTTCGGATCCTGCCGAAAAGAAGCGTCTGTTTGAAGCCATGCACACGATTCCTTCCATTCAGCAGAAAGCGAAGTGGGCGCAGACGTGGATGGATCCCTCTCGGTCATTGGCTATGCGACTTCTTGGATTTGCGAGTGTTGAAGGCATTTTTTTCTCTGGGTCTTTCTGTTCAATCTTTTGGCTCAAAAAGCGCGGCCTAATGCCTGGTCTTACCTTCAGTAACGAGCTTATTGCACGAGATGAAGGGCTTCATACCGACTTTGCCGTTCTCTTGTACACCAAGTACGTGCGTAACAAGCTAAGCCAAGCTCAAGTGGAGGAAATTGTCAGGGAGGCTGTGGACATTGAGGACCATTTTTGCACCTCTGCACTACCCGTCAGCCTCATTGGAATGAATGCAACTATGATGACCCAATACATCAAGTTTGTTGCTGACCGCCTGCTCGTTTCATTGGGGTATCGAGCCATCTACAGAACCACCAATCCGTTCTCTTTCATGGACGCTATTTCTCTGAGAGGGGTAACGAACTTCTTTGAGAGCCGGGTTTCCCAATATCAAAAAGCAAAATATGAAGAGTTCAAGGTTGGTGAGGACTTCTAAATAATAATACAATGTATCTTCTTTTTGTTAATTTTGTGTTTTTGGCTTAATGTTCCTCGAATTGCGCTATCAAAAACTTCCTTAACCCCATCGTGGGTCATGGAACTACACTCCACATAGTCGTATGCGTTCATAATTTGTTTTAGAGCCCGTGCATCATCTATGTGTACCATGCGATCGTGAATGGCATCGGATTTGGTACCGACTAGTATAATTGGCACACCTGGTGCGTGTTTTTGAAGTTCGGCCCACCATTTAGTCCTAACATGATCAAATGAGGTTTGAGATTTTAAGGAAAAACACACAATAAAAGCATCCGTTTGTGGATAACTGAGAGGCCTTAAATTATCATAGTCTTCCTGTCCAGCGGTGTCCCATAATCCAAGGCTTACCGGTTTACCATCAACTATAACATTTGCACAATAATTATCAAAAACGGTGGGTATATAATCGTCTGGAAAGGTGTTGGTTGTGTACGCGATAAGCAAGCAAGTTTTACCTACACCACCATCACCAACTGCGACAAACTTAAAATGTTGCATTTTTGTATTTCATTTAACGATAATCAACAATTAAGTCTTCATTACATAGTTCATTCTCAAACGGGTTAAGTACAGACGGGGACAAGTAGTCACTGCTCACAGGTGCAACGTCAGGATCTTGAAGATACCTAATGCTTTCCAGTTCCGGGTATGTGTAAGGTCTTTCAAGTGGATCAAGTCGTGTAAGGTAAGCTTGTGAGGCAACGGGTTCGTAAAGGTGAATTACCTCTGTACCCACTTGGGCATCCCCACTGATTGACATCTGAGCCTCCCTCAGGAGCTGAAGGGTATCGTACCCTCTTGAACTAGCAACCTGTCCAAGGAACCTATCACCAGTATCCCCAATACCATAGTACACTAACTTACCATTCCTGTCCTTTCTCAGAGCCTTTCCGGCAACCATTTCGTTGATAATGCGATCAAGGGCTTCTGGCATGTAATATATCTTTTTGGTGTACCTACCATACATGGGATCACAAGATTCATCCTGGGTGCTTATATGCTTGTCCATTACGCAAGCGCTGACCCAGTAATCTCTGGAATCCGCGTCAGGGTTGGATGTCTTGATAGTTTCCCAGAGCGCGTCAGAGTCGCTCTTGAGAAAGTTTTGAAAGTCTCGACCACCTACTTGAACAATGTCAGAATTGGGGACGTCAAGTAGCTTCATGGCATGCACTTTGTTGAAAGCAGTCAAGTAGATTCCCATAGGTAAAAAGACACCTGAACCCTTAGAAGGGTAGTAGTAGGTACCACCAAATAGTGTAGGGTCCCTATAATAATTATTCATTGAACCAAACCTGATAACCTCAATGTACGGTGTGGTGACGCCCAGACGGTGAGGATCTTGGTCCAAAATGACGCCCTTTGGAACTCTGTAAAATTCTCGGTCCCCCTCTCGTCGAATAATCTTTTCGGTTGTGGGCATGATGGTACTTGGCAAATTGTAGTAGACCTCTAAGTCCTGGTAAGAGTCTACCAACTCTTGTAAAGACATTCGGGACCACTCGCTTCGCGGCGTTTTGGGGTAAACGATGTGGAAGTACAGTTCCAGCCGTTCCTTTTCAGTCTCGGGATTATATTCACCGGAATTAATCTTAGCTTCAATTTCGTCAATTTCAGACTTCGCTATCGTGTCTACGGGATTGCCGTATTCGTCGACTTTGGCACAACCTAAAAGAACTCCAGACTCGTCTCCATCGACGTCAAAACTTTCGTTCCAGAGCAGAGTACCATCTCTGTCTTGGCACATGTTTTTGTAAGCAAATGTGTTCTGTTGCACCATGGCTCTCGATGAGGTCGATCTACCAGTGAAGTTTAAACTGTAAATTGCTAAGACTAAACCAACAACGTAGATTATACAAGCAGTCACAAAGATAGCGGTGTGGTTAAACATCTTCGCGTTAACAACCCAAATTACAATGGATAAGACTAGTAAAGCAATACCAAGAACCAGAATTCCAATCATTTAAAGTGTGTTTATTTTGAGACAATATTTTCCCAATGTTTAAATTAGAGAATATTGAATGATCCAGCGAGCTGCCGCCGCCAAAAAAAAAATTTGAGAACACATTTTTGAAATTTTTTGAAAAACCACTTTGAGTCCCAAAAATCATTTAGGGCACTTTAGTCCCAGCCCTAAATTTAGGTTTAAACCTGACCAGGAACTTCGAAGAATTTCTGGGTATAAACGTTGAAAGCTTTAGACTGGAGAAATACCAGGAAATTATATGTCTTGCCGCCGCCAAAAAAATAATTTGAGAACACATTTTTGAAAATTTTTGAAAAACCACCTTGAACCCCAAAAATCATTAAGGGCACTTTATTCCCAGCCCTAAATTTAGGTTTAACCCTGACCTGGAAATACCTGGAAATTACCTGGTATAAACGTTTCAAGCTTTAGACTGGAGAAATACTAGGAAATTATATGTCTTGCCGCCGCCAAAAAAATAATTTGAGAACACATTTTTGAAAATTTTTGAAAAACCACCTTAAATCTCCAAAAATTATTAGGGCATTTTATTCCCAGCCCTAAATTTAGGTTTAAACCCGACTCGGAAATACATGGAACTTCCGGGTTTAAAAGTTCCAATGTTTGAACTGGAGAATGTTGAATGATCGAGCGAGCTGCCGCCGCCAAAAAAATAATTTGAGAACACATTTTCGAAAATTTTTGAAAAACCACTTTGAACCCCAAAAATCATTTAGGGCAATTTAGTCCCAGCCCTGAAGTTAGGTTTAAACCTGACTTGGAATTTCCGTGACTTTCCGGGTTTAAAAATTCCAATGTTTAACTTGGAGAATATTGAATGATCGAGCGAGCTACCACCACCAAAAAAATAATTTAATAACACATTTTCGAAAATTTTTGAAAAACCATTTTGGACCCCAAAAATCATTTAGGGCTTTGGTTTCCTGTTTGAACCTGAGAATGTTAACGGGTCACGCAAAATAGGGTGAATTCGCCTGGACTCGAACCAGGAATCTTAAGCTTAGAACTCTTACGCTTGATCCAATTAAGCCACGAATCCATGCTTATTCTAACGTTTAACCTTTTTTTGGTACACATTTCCAAAAATGGCGGAACATCAATTAATCGTTGGAAAAGATGCTGAATTTTTGCAAGACATGGAAGCAAAAGGACGTGCAATTTATTGCGAAAACCCGCATTATCGAAGCCTTGCTAATGTAATGGAAAATCCTGACTTTCAAGAGTTCTACGAAAAGTACTTTCATGATCCTCAAATGCTTCGAGTTATTCTGAGTTTTATGCGTACCTATGATGAAATTGGCAAGCAAACTGATCTCAGACCCTACCAAAAATTGGCTTTACTAAAGGAGATTTTTACTCATGGTCAGACCCGTCGTCTAGCGCTTCGAGAGTCACATGACAAGCTCTTGATACAGCGTGAAAACGTTGAGGACCTCCTCGAATAAAGACCATGTCATAATGTTTGTTTGCGAGGATAACAGAAACCTGAGCTCCCATCAGGACCTTTAGAATATCGAGCGCGTAAAACTTTCCTCGGGGGCTTCGCGGTCACAGGGACCCATCTGAGTCGTTGCTTTCTTTGAGCCCGGTTTCCTCGCTTTTGATGGTTCCTCTGGCGCCCCGAGGAATTTGAATGGCAACACACATGGTTCCGTTTGGACGTCCGAGGGGTCCGTGACTTCCGTGACTCCCGTGGCTTCCGCGCCTTCCGCGACCTCTGGTGCCTCGGGCGCCCCTGGCGTTCCGCTGGCGTCGCTGGCGTCGCTGGCGTCGCTGGCTTCGCTGCAACCCTGACATCTTGTGAATAGCGAAAAGTCCATGTCCACGTCATTTCAGGCCCCCTAAAAACAAAGCAACACATGGAAGGCGAACGTGATATTCAAGATTGTACAGAAGTTCAGAGTAAAAGTTGTGTTCATGGACTGTCGTCATGTTCTGGGTTTTATGCTCAAAATTCCCCATGTTTCATGATGTGGGGTGACCTACGTGATCAAGATGAAGATGGTGCAAGTGCTTGGGAAATGGTTTACGATTTGTGCCAAAAACACTCTGATCTTCCAGAATGCGCGTGTATCAATCGGAACTTAGATCCCGATTTTGTGCGGCTCTCGGAAGAGCTGGGTCCGGCATATCCGGTGGGATGTTACTGGCGGCCTTGTAAAGACGCTACCCAAGCCTGGATACCACCTGAGATACATTCTAACAGCTGTCCCGACATTTGCCAAGCAATGGTTAGAGTTGTTGGTGACATTCAGGGTGATATCGACGTATCGAATGTGGTTCAGAATGTAAGTTGTGACTTTTCGGACTTAGGACTTCAAGCGTACGAATGTAAAGACGGACATTGTATCGAGTCCGATTGCCGAGCTGGGCTAGATCCCAACTGTTACGTTGACGCAGAATGTCAAAAAGCCTGTCAAGGCTCCAATTTTCGCTGTGAAGAAGGAATTTGCCAGCCCGCTATTTGCGCGCCTGGAGAAAAGGGCTGCTTTTCTTTCGCGCACTGTTCAGGCTACTGTTCTTCCAACTATCGATGCCAGAACGGAGAATGCTCTTTGAGTACTTGTGATATCTCCGAACCAACTTGCTATGCTAACCATCTTGAATGTCAGGCTGTGTGCAGCACGTCTGGGAGTTCAACTCTGGGTATTATCTTTTTGGTCTTGGGAGGACTGGGGCTCCTAGGCCTTCTCGCCTATTTGAGTTATCTTTTTTACACATCATCCAAATAAACAATGTCTGAAGATTGCTCCAAAGCCTACGGGTTTTCCTGCAGCGATTCACAACATGAAAGAATTCAACCTTATCAAGGACCACCAGTAACTGCACCTGCCTCGCGCATCATAACTGCTGAACACGATCAAAACACGCCTTGTTCGGAATACACCACGGAGCGTTGTATGGATGGAGTATTATCCGGATGGCGCAATTGTATTAAACATTATGATTATAAAGGGGATGATTACCGAGATTATTGTGATCACCGCAGTACTTACTGGAGTGGGGGATGGTATAGGTGTTGGAGGCCCGATAAGCCATTCTGCCGCATTGGTTTATCAAGCCAAGGTAGAGACCCACTAATTGATGGTTATTTTGTGGGGGCTCCGGATCCCCAACATGAAGCAGAGAACACTACATCTCGGAAGCTTTATTGTGCGTACGACATGCGTGATATTGATACTGAAGCTCAGATGAGGGAGTTGGAGAATAAGCGCCTTCTTTCGACTCTAAGTGATGAGGATCAAGATCTCCTAATGACCAACTACTGTTCTCAAGTGACCGAAGGATATTGTGTGTTTGCACCAGACGGTTCTGGTCGGCGCATGCCGCGCTGCACACGCTTCTTCGAGTCCACTGGTGAAGGCACCAGGTGCCGAAGCTGGTACCAAGATCTTCAACGGCGCCGACCGGGGTATGCTTCTTCATTAAGCACCACCGTTTGTCGCAATAATGATAGTCTTGAAGAATGTGCGTGTTACAACCGTTTCCAAGATCCTGCATATACCCTTTTTGTTGATTCTTTGGCCGCAAATCCAGGATGTTGGTATTGGCCTTGCAAAAATGCTCAGTCGGCTTGGATACCCGAAGAAATTGAACCTGGTGAATGCCCAGGAATTTGTGAAACAGCTGTTAATATTGCCGCAAATGTCGAAGGGGATGTGACACTGGATAACATTACCCAGCGCATCAATTGCAATTTTGGCGGACTCACTGACCAAACGTATTCGTGTTACAATGGTGAGTGCGTTCAAGCAGTTTGTCAGCCTGGAGTTGATACGAATTGTTATGCATCATCGACATGTGGTGGGGTTTGTCAGGGTCTTTTTGATGATCGCTATCAATGTCATGATGGTAGTTGTCGCAAAATGGGCTGTAATCTCGGCGACTATAATTGTTACGCGTATCAGGATTGTGATGGGGCTTGTTCAAGTCGCTACACATGTCGCAATGGTGAGTGCCTAATTGACCCGTCTGGAGAATTTGAGAGTGGCCGGATTTGTGCTCAGAAGTGCGGGTCTACCGAAACTTCAGAGGGCTCGGACATTCCATGGGGTTTATGGATTCTCGCAGGATGCCTCCTAGCTGGCCTTGTCACCGCATTCATTCTTGTCCTCAAATAAACAAAGAACGTATGACTGACACCGTAGTAGTTGGTGAAGGTGTGCAAACTGAAAATTTGGAAACGCCGTCTGAAAGTCAGTGTCAAGCTAGTATTCCCCTATCGTCACAGGGATTATCTCCCTTCATCGAAGGCACTGCCAGGTACATTCAAGGATACCCTAATCCGTCTGCGAGTGGCACCCGAACGCTATTTTGTGACTACTACTTGTCACGGTTTGATCAGGTGCCTCAAATGGACGAATGGCTTAAAAGCTTTCAAGCCGATGATTATGATGCTTTCTTGGTGATGCGCGAGGTTTGTTCAGGAACAGATGATGGTAAACAGACCAGGGTTTTCACAAATGATACTTGCCGACAATGGTACACGTCAATACCGGATCCAGACCGGGACAACGCTGCTGATTATATTTGCCAGAAACACCCGTTCTTTGAGGAATGTCGCTGCATGCAGAGAAACCTTGACCCTATCTACAATACCATCAGAAAATACCAATGGGGTTCAGATACATGTTGGTGGAGGCCATGCAAAGAACCCGCCACACACCATGTTCCTTCAACGATGGTTGTGCCTGAAGAATGTCCCCAAGCGTGTCGTACTATTCTCGACGTTGCGGGGACGATTGATGGTGATTTGAATATCACGGATTGGCAGCAGTCTGTTGATTGTGATTTCAGTGATGCTGCTAATGCCACATATCGTTGCATCAGCGGAGATTGCCGTCAATCCACGTGTTCCCCCGACGAGGTCAACTGTTACAAGACCGCAGATTGTGAGGGTCATTGCAAACAGAGGGTTGGTTGGATGTGCCAACGATCTGGAGATTGCCGACAAGAAATGTGCACGGGATCAGAGTGTTACGATAGCGCAGAGAGGTGTCTAGAAAATTGCAGACGTGAAGTCATCGAACCGTATGACTGGACTCCTTGGATTGTCATAGGGGCCATTGCTGGCTTTGTAGCCTTAACTGGTCTAACGTATCTAATCTATTCTAAAATTAAAAGACCATGAACGTGCTTGAGGAGACTATCAATGTTTACGTCAATGCAACTACGGACATTTTGCAGAGCACTTCAGTTACGTCCTCTGTGGTGCAGTTTGTAGAGGTCGCAGATATCGGTGGTGACTTGGACCTCTCAGGTAGTCAAGATATTATCGTGAATCTTAATGTGACTGAAGTGTTCCAGGCATTCCGGAATGAAGAGACCCAGCAAAGTTTTGTTGCGGATTTTCAGGAGATTGCAGAGGAAGCTCTGAATGGTATCGACTGGTTACAGTACCCAGACGCATATAATGCTGCTCATAGTTACATTAACGCGGCTCTAAACATGTCAACTACTCTAGAACAACAATGTTCCGCAGAAGCCTACGTTACACAAGGAATACGTATTCGCCAAGTTGAAGGCGTGCTCCAAGTTGGAACCATCACCCAAAAAGCTATTGTGGACATTTACATGTCATGTTTCGGAACAGCTGGTTCAGACCAAAGCGCCTTCCAAGATTTGCAGCGGTACGTGACACAAGTAGCCACTGTGGAGACTCGAGTGGCTCAAGTGGATTGGTGGGCAATCTTGGTGATCTCAGTAGGCTTTATTTTCCTTTTGTTATTGCTCTTTTTACTTCCTAAACTTGGATACTGGGCATGGGGGCTTGTCCCAATCCTTTTGGTTGCAGGAGGCTTGGCGCTCTGGAAGGCCGATCTTGCAACTGGGGTACGCCTAGAGACCTATGGGTTCTACGAGCTCGAGGCACCTTCAGGTGGTGACAGTATGGGCCGTCAAACACTTGCGTTAACAGCTAACACATGCCAGGAATCCGGTACGTGTGCCGGCTTCACTTATACTCCAGAAGAATCCGTACTTTACAGGACAATGCCGGACCCGCTGAGACTCGTGGATAGCTCTATTCCGTTGGTTTTAGGTCCTGTGTATGAGGGAGACAATGTTATAGTCATGGAACAAGCCGCGCTCGTAGACCCTGATTACAAGGTAGTGGTGGACCCATCCACGATGAATCTTAAAGTTGGAAATCGTCAAATTCAATTTTCCAATATTGAGTGGAATCCTGAACGCGTACTTTACATAGTGACACATCCCCCCGAAGAAGATTCGGAAGGCTGGTTTATGAACGTTTCAGATCCAGTGACTCTAGAATTGTGGGTGGATGGTGAGCTTATGGAAACTGTTGCTGGTCCCGGGTGGCGGGAAAATTCTGGAGACCCTCCGACCGTGGGCGCCAAGGTTGAGATTGATGCATTCGATTGGAATTGGGGAAGTCTGGGTATAATGCTTTTGAGCGGTGCATTCGTGTCGATAATTGTTTTAAGCGCAAAACACATAAATGACGCTAAGGCTCGCAAAAGTTAACATTGTTTTTATTCATCATTATCATCATTGGCGTCTGACTGTCCGCTGCACTTTTGGTAATGAAGAGATATACGCTGCAAATGATTACGCACAGATTGGTTCATGGTCGAGATCCTGGCCACTGCATTTGCGTCTTCACTGTATGTAGTGGCTAAATTTGCGCATCCAATTAGTGCACCCTTGATTTCTGCTTGAAAGGACGTTAATAACTGGGAGTTTTCGAGGAGACTTAAGTCTTGGGCTTGGTTTTTCAGCATCATTTCCCGCGATTCCAGAAGGGCTTCACAGCACTGGAGCGAGTCAGTAAGAATCTTTTCGATAGCTTCAAAGTTTGTTGTTCGTGTTTCGGAGTTGTACCAACGACTGACCGATGTTAATAAGCTGTCGGTTTGTAGGTGTATACTCGTCGTCCCGCCCTGTGTAGCAATCCGATCTTGCTTGGAAATACTTCCCAGAACTCGGAGGGCGTGAAGAAGGCTGGTGCGTGTTTGAGGATCCATGTTTAATTTTTAAGTCATGAATTATGAATAGTAACCACAATTGGTACGCATCTTCATCTGAAAGTTTTAAAATCCTTGCCAGGCAAGCGCTGAATACGAGTCCGCGGATCATCTTTTTACAATAAAATACCTAAGAAATTTGAAACATGCTTGCGTTAAGTCATGCCCCAGAATTGGGTACTTCCAGTAGGCAACTTGGATTAATACTTCTTCAGCCAAGTCAATCCAATCATTAGCTTCAACTGTTAACCAGTACATTTTAAGGCCAATCCAACTTGCTTGCAATACAAGGGATGTTTGTGAAGGCGGTGGGGGTTTTGGTCTCCAAAAAAATCCAAGTATTGTTCGTAAAACCATTTTGTTTTTAGAAGGGGCATTTGCGAAACTCACAGACACCTTTAACCCTCCCAATTATGGAATAAGCTGTACCGGAAACCTTACAAACTCTATAATTTCTATGAATAACATTCCAGAAAGATCTAGGCCATCTATCATTTCAATCACGGGTACAACAAGTCGATCGAGCATTGTGTGGTTGAGGATGTCATGTCAATCCTACACGTTTTTTCCGCGAAGATGTGTGGTCAAAGAAGGTACAAACGCTCTTTGCAATCAGATCTACAAATTGGAGACCAGGCATCTTCAAAGCGAAGGCGATTATGTGAGCGACCTCAAGCGCATGGGGGTAACACGCAATCAAATCTCGGTAATACATCAACGCGAAGTCAGTAAGTGGAAAAAGAGCAAAGCGAAGACCAAGTCAAAGACTCCACCAAGCTTTCTTACTGTGGTTCAAAAAAACCACGAGAAGCACTTTCGAGACCAGTTGTTTAAAACTCAAACTCCATTGACCCGATGTCTCAAAGTGCCAATTCGGTCACACGAAAATGACCAAGTCATATTCAAGCAGTTTAAACGTTGGATGAAAGAGATTAACAGAGTTCTAAATTGTGTTATCTCTTTTGTTCGACGATTTGATCCGGCTTTCCTTGGGGCTACTTCATCCACAGCCGCTACCACGCCATGTGAATGGGAAGAGCGGTTAATGCGTTTCATTGGCGTCTGACTCAAAGTTTTCTTCCAAATGGGTTTCTTCTGAGTGGAACAACACCACCAAGAAAATATTTTACAGAGATCTTTTTGGTGTGGAAAAATGGTATTCAAAATGGGGAATGTCTATCTTGCGCTTTCAAGTTCCTTCAAAGCTTCTACACGATTCAATCGAGGGTCTTATTTCCAACATAAGCGGCTCCCTGACTCATTTGAAGAAAAATGCTATCGCACGTCTTAGAAATACAAGCATTCGAAAGTACAGGTTTAAGATGCGCTATAGACCCACCCGGTTTCTTTTGAATGGCACCTTACAGGTTCAAAGAGATCGCTACAAAATGAAAGTGGACCAGAAAAGTGGCTTTGGTAGCTTGACATTCTTTCCCACGCGCTTTCCACACCAAGTTTTCTTTCGGATGCCAATTCCTCCCAAAAATGTCAATCGATGGAATGCGCTCAAGATCGTTCTTCAAAGGAACAAATGGTTTATTTGCTTTTCGTATCGCACACTTGTGCCAGTTCATGTGGATGATCGTGAACACAAGTCTCCACGAATGGTGGCTTTGGATCCTGGGGTTCGGAAGTTCTTAACCTTCTATGATACCGAGGGGAATGTTGGAACGATTGGTGATCGAGTTTACAAGGCACTCAAACCGCATGTTCAAATCATGGGCAATGCTTCCAGACGCATGCGAAAGCTGAAAAGCTGTTGGAAAGATCAAAAAACCTTGATCAAACCTGATTATAAACATAATCTAAGCCGCGACCAGATTGGACAACATGTACATGCTTATGAGCAAGCTAAGCGCAATCATCGCCGTCAATTGCTCCGTCAAGCAAAGAAGTATCGAAAACATAATTGCCGAATTCAAAATCTTCGAAAGGATGCTCACTACAAGATTGCTAATTGGCTTTGTCGACAGTATGACCACATCATTCTTACAAGATTGAATGTGAAATACATGTCGAAGAAAAAGTCTGGTCTCGGAAGGTCAACGCGTAAAGCAATGCTCAAGCTTGGACACTTTCAGTTTCGTCAGATTTTAGTTCAAAAAGCTTCCCAGTACCCTGGTACCAAGATTTACATTGGTGGGGAAGCGTACACAAGCAAGACATGTGGTCAGTGTGGTCAATTGAATTACAAGCTTGGTTCATCGGAGATATTTAGGTGCCGCTTCACCAGTTGTGGTTACAAATCGGATCGCGATGTAAACGCTGCTCGAAACATTATGCTTCTGTATGGGAAGCCTCTCCAAAAACGAAAATAGTTCAGCTGGCTTTTTAGGTTAACTGAATGGGATTCAGTATCCCTTTATGTGACACATCAGGGGTAAAACCCGCTTACCATTTTTACTCAATGGAGTCCTCGGATGATGTTGTTAGAAATGGTTAGATATGTAGTCCAATTAATAAACTGAACTGGGCGTTAACAACTAGACCAAGCCTGATAATCTTTTTCAAAAATCGTCCTAATTGTAGCCTGAATTTCAGGTGTTAACACTTGTGGCAACGATGGCCATGCCTGGTGCTCCCAAATTTCATGGCCTGTCCAAGTACAGGCTTCACCCTTTTTACCAGGAACCAATGTGACCGTATGAGGCGAAGCATATCGAGGGTGTGACCAATTCAAACAAGTTGGCGAAAGTCCAAGTTCTTCTTCCAGTTTGGGCATTTGCTGACTTACCAAATCGAGTCGAATGGTGTAATGCACTGGGAATGCGGGCACTTGGGGCTGGAGATGACTATCGTGAAGTTTGTCCCGTCGTTGCTCCAGTTTTGTGACAAGGCTTTGAAATGACTCAGCCCTTCCCATGCACTCATGATTAATTTGCTTGCGGACCACCCATTCTTTATAGAAACTTAAAAGCCTCGCAGCTGGGTTTCTAAGAACTAAAATACGTCTGTAACCTTTGGGTGGCGCATCACAAGTGAACGAAATCATTGCAGAATGCACACTGTTTGGAGGGCTTTGTCGAAAGTCCTTACCTTCAAGTAACATAAACCATGTTTTGAATAAAGTTGAACCACATCTGCCTCCTACAACAAGCACAAACTTGTGGCGGTGACTCACGTAAGCATAGGTCATTTTTTTATTTACAAAAACATCTTAAGGCTTGATGTCGCGAGAATGTTTAATATTCTGAGGTTCAAACATGCCCTAAATGATTTTAAAGGGAAATTTGCGGTTTTCAAAAATTTTCAAAAATGTGTTCTCAAATTTTTTTTTTTGGCGGCGATAGCCAGCGCGACTTCGTTCAATATTCTTAGGTTCAAACAAAGACGTACGCGTTTAGAATGGAGGCGTTTGCGTTGGGTTATTTTTTGGTAACCTCTGAGTAAGCAACACGCAACAAGCAACAATGGTGGTTTTCGTTAGTGTAACCCAACCTGATAAGCTAGCCTATATTTTAGCAGTGCTAACTGAAAATAACATTTGTATTAATGATCTTTATTCAAAGCCATTGGTTCCCTACGGGTTTTCAAACCCGGTGACCACATTCAGAGTTGCGGAGCGTGCACTGGAATTTCGTCATGTCTTGGAATCACTTGGTGCTGATATTTGGACATCGCATGAACAAAGTGGGCAAGTATGATGATCTCGAAGCCAATTCAGGATCCCCGTACTCTTCGAAGGGTCTTCTTCACACAACAGACACTCTTGTTCGATGCAGTGAAATTGATGGCCACATCCCGGAATCACATAGACGTCTGTGTTGGCAGCAATCGTGTCTTGACAAATGCCGCAGTTGTGTTTGTCATCTGTGGTCACCGCGGTGGGTAAATGCTCTAAATTCTTGGTACCCACGTACACCTTGTCTTCTGAAAGAAGCTCTAGGTCCAAAGGATTTTGTGCAACTATGTTGCGACAAAAATCCACTAAATGGTCTATGGACGTTGGAAAACAATGCTCTGAATCGCGGAAAAGTTTGAGCATATGAATGGAACCACAATAAATCCTTGAAGGATGATATAACAACATCCACATGATAATTTCTTGCCTTTCGTGCGTAAAAATAGCCTCCAGGCAGCCATTTTGACATTCATCAGTGATTAAAGAAGCCCATGTTTCCGCAATTTCAGAGAGTCTGGGTGCGCGCTGGTTAAAACAACAGAGTTGCTGAGTGTATATGATGAGAGAAGGGCTATCCCAATGGTATGAACAAATTTTAAGTTCATGCCAGAGGTGCCGAAAATACTCCATCTCTGCTTCCGCAACCTTAACTTCAGCAAGAACGGAACCGCTCATAGTCAATGTGTTGTAGTTCGAAGCCCGCCTTTGAATAAAAGCGGAATCTTTTTTTAGCCATATAAAAGAACACGCTGAACGTATCGTAAATGTCAATACATACCGGCCGGAGCGGTTGATACAAGTAATCCAAGCACATGCACGTCAACCCACCGATGCCCACAATTTCACGAATAGTGGATCCAACCGCCAACATTTCTTGGCGCGTCTGATGGCTTAGCTTCCCCCGCAAAATGCGGCCGACCGATTGTTCGATGGAACTCATAGGTGTCGCCAGAATAATGAAGTTCCCACAAAAATCCATAGCCTCCGAGAATTGTTGATATGTGGATAGGGTCAGAAACTTCTTGAATTCTTTTTCAGTTCCTTCTTCCATGGGCTCTGTCTTAAGTTGACCCGTAAAGATCTCACTATCTGGGATAAGTGGATGCAGCTCTTCGAGGTGTGAGACCCGGGCGGATAACAAGAGCCCCTGTCGTCCTCTTTGACGCATGAGTTCCACGGCCTTTAAGATAAAGCGGTTCCGCAAGGAATCTTGCGTCAGCCAAGTAACCATAGAACTGTACGCAACTTTACCATTACGGTAGGTCCGTTCGCGTCGCCGCCCTTTATCAAAGTGCAGGATGTTAGCCTGAACATCCGGGCGCCGAGGAGACACCAACGTTAATGTCTTGGTGTCAAAAGTTTGCTGGTGACCCGGTTGGACTAAGCGGATACACGGTTTTCCCACCAGTTGACACACTACTTGAACTAATCCATCACGTCTCTCTAGGGTTGCCGTAAGCCCCAAGCTCCATTTGTACTTGAGCTTTTTGAGAACCCACGCGAAAGTTTGGGCCGCCAGATGATGTACTTCGTCAACAATAACCAGGCCATACTGAAGCGCCTCTTCCGGATAGTCTCTTGAATGCAAAGATTGAAGGGAAGCCACGACCACATCCATATCCTCCGTATCGCACTGGCTTTGCTTGATGCGGCCGATCCGAATACCACCTTTGACAAAAGTTCGGAGACGCTCCGCCCATTGATCCATTAAGGTCATGTTGTGGCATAAGACAAGCGTCTTAAGACCAGTGTGAACTGAAAGGGCTATCGCGACATTGGTTTTCCCTGCACCACAAGGTTGTACCACAATAGTTCCACCATCTTCTCTGAGAAATCGCATAGCCGCATCAAAAACTTTGACCTGAGGTCTCCTGACAGTTTGCAGCAATTTCCCATTAATCTCAAGGCCTTCCTTTTGACGTGGTGGATCCCCGGTCAACATGGGTTTCACCAACTTCTTGTAAGGACCCTTGAGGGCGTAGTATCTCGGTACCCATACTCGCTTCCTCTCAAGATCATAGAACTTGACGCGGCGTCTCTTGCCAGCATAAGTCACCAATGTGTGGGTCAAGTCCTCTTTAATCTTTTTGACATCCACTTGGGACCTTGGTAAGCAAATCATCTTTGTTACCCTAAAATATAAAAACACACATGAATTACAAACTGGGATTCAAGATTTGCTTGTCTTTATTGGTAATCTTAGTTGTGCTCTTGCTAGCCACGATCATATACTTGGCACATCAAGATGCTTACTGTCTCATCAAGATGTGTGGTGATATTTACGCTTATTTTGAGGGAATGCTTACGCGGCAATTGGAAAAAACATGTGATCCTAACTGCATAGCCGATGATGTGGGGGCGGAACCCACACTTCAAGCAATCCGAGGTAATTCCAGCGAATCTCTAGCTCAACTGTACTTTTACCATGACTTGATGAGTTCGCAAGATTGGTCACAGCTTCCGGGCCGGTTGTTGGCAGAATACTGGTATTCAGAAAATGACCGTGATCAAGATCCGCCATCGGTGATTGTCTTTGATTCGGAAGCAACTGGTACGCGCTTCATCATATGGCGCGGTACTCAGACAGAAGCTGAGGTCGCTTTAGATCTTGAAATTGAACAAGTGGAGCTTGAAGGTAAAGGAAAGGTTCACAAAGGGTTTGCCAAATTGTATACAGAGCTGTGGCCCGATATAAGGGACGCCTGGGTTGGTACAGATGCTCCGGACACTATCATTTTCGGTCACTCTTTAGGGGGTGCCATGGTTAACTTAACCACTGAAAACCTACCTAATGTAGTTGGGGTTGCATCCGCGGCTCCGAGAGTCTACGATCCTCAGTCAGCCAAACAGATTATGGAGACCCAGAACAATCTCTACGCCTTACAAAATCAGGCTGATATCATTCCTCAAGTTCCATTAGCAGTTATGGACCTGGGAGCTCAAGGGATTTATCAATACCAACAATTAACGTCCCAATTACTCAGAAACATTAATGTTGTTGGAGAAACCCTTGCTGACTGCCACACCACACGATTGTACCAGGCTGCTGTCTTAAAGAACATCTCCGATGTCATAAGTTTGGGCTCTTGGTAAGGCTATGCGAGGCGCTTCACGTTCAAATCCCCGTAGAACCCTATCATGGTATTCTTCAATTAGGCCTTTGAGTGCTACAAAATCAGTTTTGCAATTCCGCGCTATATCTTGAGCTGAACTGAGCCCTTCTATGGTGTCCAATTTGCTCAGGGCTGTATTAATGTGAAGTAGAGCCATGAGAATATTCGTGTCTTGTTTAGCAGCAGTGTGAAGGTTTTGAACTTGTTTCATAATACGATCGTAGTTGTGAAAATCCATCTTTGAATGAAAGCTACGGGTGGGAATGAGACGCGCTAAAAGTATGAGTGCACTGATGACCACCATAACCCAAATAGATATTTTGGAAAGGGAATCCATTACTTTGAGAATTTTAAGATTTTATTTAATAAAAACATGAATATTAACAAGCAACTTGATTGTGCTCCATTTGTACGCAGACATATACAAGCGGGTTACTTGGACGTAGCATGTGCTCGAATTGGCAGATTTATCAATGATGTACCTATAGGGGATACAGGGGCAACCGGAGCCACTGGGACCACTGGTGCAGCGGGAGCCACGGGAGCCACGGGAGCCACTGGTGCAGCTGGGACCACCGGGCCCACTGGTAGTGTTGGAAGTTTTGGGGACTTATACGGCTTAGGAACAATTGTGTTTCTTCCAAGTCAGAATACTTACGTGGTTGTTAGTGCTCTCGCCGCTGGTCCAAGTTCTGGGATTACGCTGAATGCAGGTGCTGGAACAATGACTTTGACTGAAAGTGGTGTATATAAACTATCTGTGTCCGTGGATGGAAGTTCAAGTGAAAACAATGTTGATGTTGAAAGTTCTTTATTTTCAAATGGAATTCCTGTGATAGGAACTTCAATATCTCGACATTATCAACAATCTGGAGACGATGGGTCGGTTTCTTTGGATAAGCTTGTTAACCTTTCAGCAGGAGATGTTGTTGATTTGCGCATGCAGTTTTCGGACGGAGGCGCAACCACATCACTAACTTTTACAACTCATAATTTAACCTGGAATCTCATTAAACTTTAGTATCCATAGTACGACAAGTTGGTACACACACAATCGTACTCACCAGTGGTGGTTGATCTCCCACATTGTAAGCTGTAAGGATCACACATGTAGCTTGAACTAATGAAGGGAGCGTATACAGGATACGCACCTACTCCACCCCATCCAATGAGGCGCCCGGGATATGTGCGTCGATAGGGCCTGTAGCCATGGTGAGGCCTGTGGTACCGCCTGCGCCCCCCGTGAGCTCTTGACTTTTTGGGCATGGTGTTTGTTTTTTTAATAACGTTGAAGATTTTTGTAGGCCATAAAATGCAAGGGTTGTCCAGCATCATTACCTACCGCATTAAGATACGATGGTTGTCCGGTCCACAATTTTTGACCCATTGGCCCTGGAATGGGATATGTTGGAATTCGAGTTTCATAAGGAGTGTCTTGAGGTACAACGAACGCCAACGGCACAGAAACCCCGTATTGTCTTAGGTAACAGCAATTCACCCGGGCGGTATCCCCAAGTGGTGCGGGACATGGTCGATTTGGTTGTGACATCTTTTTTTGTAATGCGTTCTAAATTAAACTTTCCACTTTTTTGCACTTTGGCTGAAAAAGAAGATGCCTTGCGGTTCAAGTTCAAATTCTTCCTCCATGGATATTGCCCTCCCCAAGAAGATCGACGCGCTTGTCAAATCTCAAGAACAATTTTAGCTTCACATGCCACTAATTGGCGAGTTCTCAAGGTTTTTTTAATTTATTAAAGCATAAAATTTTGCTGAACATAAGTTTTGAAAGCTGCATGTACTTCTTCATTTTTGATACTGCTTGGGGTGTGCCGGAGTATTGCCGAAACTAAGCCCAACGTTGGCATATCGTGCAGCACCAGCTTCATGTTCACCGCACACGTGCATTTTGATCGTTTTCCACCACCACACTTGCCGCTGAGAGGAGTCGTGCGCTCAAAGGATTTCCAGCCCTTGATGAGAGGCGCCAAGTTGTGTGTTAAAAAAGGGCGGTCAGTTTGTCTGGTGTTGCGGAAAAGGTTTTGAGAATGATCCGTCATTTGCAAAAACTTTTGAACATCAAGTAGTTCTTGGTCAGAAGGACTAAACTCAGTCACAGCCGCACCCAACGTAGACAGGCTTATCCAGCTTTGATTAAGCGCTTGAAAGCATGTGGCATTGTTGAATGATTGCCGATTATACTTGAGGGCTTTTCGTTTGTCTGGAAATTGGTGCCTCAAGTTTTCGAGGAGATGCCGCACGTCTGCATAAAAATGAGAACTCAAACAAAGTTCATTTCGTTGTGGGTTGTAGATCAACCAAACTAGTTTGGCGTGGCGGTAGATAACACCCACCAACAACGTCCTGAACTGATACCCACAAATCGTGGTACGTACAAGCAAAGGTAGACGAGTGGTTAGAGCATCCAGCACAAATTGTTGCTGTTGTGACACGTGGTTCGGTAGGTAAATCCTCGCCATCTGGGAACCCAAAAGCCGATTGGCATATAGTAAGCCCGCATACTTGGTATCATAGAATCTGGCGTTTCGCCTCTTGCGCCTCGACCCTTTTTTAAATTTCGCAACCTTCCCATAACTTGCCTTGTACCGTTTTGGGCTAAACGGTGGGGCATCGAAGATGTGGCTCCAGCAATCTTGCGGCATAACAAACCTTTATTGTGGTACCCACCTCCCAAAACCGGTTAACCGTTTTGGTAGTACACGTCAAATAGCGCGGGTCTTCGAATCCTGCGATTCATACATGCCATAGACTTTTGAAAAGAATCCCAGTAACGATTGTCGGGATCCTCTGAGAAGTACCTGTAGGCGGTAGGTCTCACTACGCGCCCGCGCCCGTGTGTGTCGATGGGTCGGCTTAGAGTCCGGGGACGATCCTCAAAGATGTAGTATTTGTAGAATAGCTTGCGCCTTAGGATATCCGCATAGTATACCTCTACCATCTTGGCCATCACGGCTGCGTTAATCGCAGCGATATTCATATCATTTAGCGCCGTCGTAACGATGCCAGATGTCTGCAGAAAAAAGTAGTCATCCGTTAGAACTTTGACCGGAAAACCGGCTCGACGAGATACCTCGTTTTCGATTTCTCGAACAAGGCCTTGTAGGTTACAGAGCCTCCAGAATGCTTGAGTTGTCTGAGTAACCATGTTCCCAGACCGATTATAGCGTTCCTGCATTCCTTGGAGGTCTTGAACTGAATTTGAATTCTCGAGCATTGGGGGTTGACCCATAATTTGTTCCACTCTGGAAGGTACGGGGGGGCCAGCATTCCATTGCATCTCTGGTCTTTTTTTCCCTTAAGACTAAGAAAAATGCCGTGTCAAGTTTGGCTCGGAATTGATATTGGGGTTCGGAATCTCAGTTATTGCTACTTGCGTCAAGGAGAATGGGGGAACTTTTATGTGGATACTTGGGAACATAAGGATTTATTGACCGAGTTCACACCTTACCTTTCCTTTAGAGACATGGATTGTATGGAAATTCATGTTCTGGCTCAATTGGTCCTACCTCAACTATTCCCTCGACAAGGATCCAACATCCACCATGTGGTGATCGAAAAGCAACCCGGAGGTCGCGCGGGAGGATCTCAAAAGCTTGAAATGTTCTCTCAGCTCATCTTTAAATACTTTGATGATTGGAGGAATAACTTGCGCTTTGGTGAACAGCTTTGCAGTGTACGCATCCAAAGCGCTCAAAGCAAGTACTGTAACAAATGGTTGCAGCGATACGGGTGGAGCAAAGAGAAGGGCTATAGGAAACGTAAGGCTCTGGGTGTCACACTGGCTCAGCAACTCTTGGAAGATTCAAAGATTAAGGTGCTTTGCTCAATTCCCACCAATGTCAAAAAGAAAGATGATCTTGCAGACGCATTCCTGTTAGCCTTTTATGCTGCCGAATTTAAACCAAGTTTTGGAGCCCCGCATATTACTCCGGCCACTGAGGGGAAGCAAGAGAGGCCGCAGGGGCCACAGGGGCCGCAGGGGCCGCAGGGACCGCGGTTGCCGCCGGAACCGATGGGACCTGACCCAGAGATTCTCTAGAATACGTTGGTTCCATTCGTTCACTCATGATATTGCTTGATAAAAGTGGATTCTGATAATTTGATGATGGTGTCATTAAGTATCGCGAGCCACCTTTGCTGCCGCTGGTCATGATGATCACGGTCACCAAACCCCCAACAATAAAGGCCACAATGATGGCAATGGTATCATAATAGTCCCATGTCCAGCATGGTTCATCTTCATCTTTTTCCACAGACTTACGAACAGTGTAGTAAATTATAAAGCCTAATGCAAATACGGCTAGACCGATAAGACATGCAAGTAGAATGGAGTGCATCGAGGGTTTTTATTATGAAGATAGAAAATTTTCTTGAGCTTGAACCAAAAATGAAGGGAGAGCCACAGGGGGTTGGGTTTCTCGGTTAGCAACCATGCGAGCGACCGGTACTGCCAAAAAATCCTCCATCTTTAGTAGAAGTGCCGCAAATAGAATGTACTTCTTCTTCTCAGATAAAGTCTCCATAGAATTGAGAACTTCGCATTCAAGGCAAAGAGATGGTGGTTCTGTCTGGACCTGATGTTCTAATTCTTGCATGGTTGGCGCAACCCAGTACTTACACAGTTCGTAGCGCCAGATCACTCCAGGGCAGTTTCCAGACACCAACTCGTAGGTTTTGCGCATTGATAATTTCGCAGAAACAAAGGGAATCAAGCTGTGCTTCATTTCCACTGGCTGTTCCAGTTTTAGGGTGACTCGGGTTAGATGATTGGTTAGTTCCCAGCTTGGGTTAGGTTTACCATAACTCAGATCCACATGACCCAATCGGACTTTCTTGATGACAGACACATTCTCTGGATTAACCATACGTATACGATGACCATCTTCAGTATAGTAATCGTAAATTAGGTGCCAATCCTTTTGATCGCGCCAAACAGCACATTGATCCAATAGGTTGCCCACCACATCAATGATGGCGGGACTGATATTGTTAGAGAAACGACCATCCACATATTTGCCAAAAAAGGCTTCGATCTCGAGCTCACCATCGAGGTTCTGTTGGGTTACTTGATTGTAGAGTTGAACCAAATTGTCTGCCGCGGCCGCCACTTGTGGCACTTGGCGGTAAAAGGCCACTTTGAACATTTCAAAATTTTCCATTTTTGTACCTTTATTATGTTTCCTCACTTTCCGTCGTGTTCTTGTGTAGGGTCGGATATTTTCGTCGCTCTTTTACAAACCACTGTATGGCACAATTGGACGAACTATGGAACAAAAGCTTTGAAGAGATCGGGCCCCCTGACGATGAAGTGGAGCAAGAGGAGTTGAACTTGGCGGAAATGACCGATTGGGAAATGTTTCAACAAATCTTTCTCACCAACCAGCTCACCCACACCATTGTGGAACAAATAAGCAATGATGAACTATTTTCCATCCTCGATGAACTTGACGAGCAAACGACATGTCTCTTGGATGCGGTGGATTGGTTGGAGCCTGCCAAGGCCTTCTTTCAGTTGCGCAGGGAGACTGAGCTAACGCACGAAAATATCGAAAACATGACCCGGCGGTACATGTTTGCGCTAGCAGCGCTCGCTAACATTCTTAGGGAACGCAACCTGTTGTCGGACGAAAGTCTGGCCACTCAGGACATTCGGAAAAAGCTAGTAAAAGTCACCCGGAGTATCAAGCATGGTAGCCAAAATCTCATCACTGAACTGCGTCGACAAGCACTCGATGAAGGGTTGTCGGACACTCAAGCCAGTACTTTCAACCACTTTGAATTCAATACGTTTGACCGAAACAAGTTCACTCCTTTTCAGCGCTTGGTGGTCGAAATTTTGGATAGGTGTTTTCAGCAGGAGCTGCGACGGTATCAGGGGCTTCCTTACGAGCAGATCAAGGTCTGTCATGTTATGGACAAAGACTACGAACACTTTTACATGAAGTCGTCGGATTTTCCTAACCAAAACCCCGACTACTCTCTAAAGGCCACGTATGATACCGCTGCATGGGAACCTTCAAAGCGTCACAAGCAACTGATAGACTTGGTCTATGCCTGCTGTCGCAAGGACACCAACTTTGGCCCATGGATGGACTTAACCATGTGCTCTCCCAACAAGCTGGTGGAGTATCTCTCGGAGTGTCAGGATCCCGAATTCCCAGAGTTCAAGAGAGACCGGCTATCTAGGGCTTTTTATAATGGTTGCTTGCGCTTCACCGACAATGAACAACCTGAATGGTACTCGTACCTCAAGCTCTGCAAAATGCCATCCACTCTGATTGCTTCCAAGTTTTATCCGCAAGAGTTTAATGAGGAGCTCATGCAGTATACTCGTTTCATGAACATCCCAACCCCCGCCTTTCAAGGGATCTTTGAGTACCAGGACTTTAGTCCGAGTGTATGTCAGCAGATCTACGCTCAGCTAGGGCGCATCCTTTACGAATTGGGATCCATGGATCGATGGGAAGTCATTTTATTCTTTATGGGTGTTGCAAGGAGTGGCAAATCCACCATGGGTCGGACTTCCTTAAAGTTTTTTCAAAAGGAGGATGTCGGGATCCTTGCCAGCAGCATGGAAGCCACGTTTGGGTTGGATGCACTGGTGGACAAATTGCTGTATGTTTGCCTCGAAGTCACCAAGGCTTGGAACCTACCCCGCGCCGACTTTCAGAGCATGATTTCAGCAGAGGAGGTGTCTGTTCGCGGCAAGTTCAAGGTGGCTAGAACTGTCAAATGGTCAGTTCCAGGCTTGCTGTTTGGTAATGAACTTGGGCCATGGATGGACTCTTCGGGAAGTATTGTTCGGCGCCTGCTTGTTGTGGAAATGCTGAGGCGTGTGAATGAGGTAGATACTCAACTTGATCAGAAGATTGAAGGTGAACTTCCAGCGCTCATGTATAAGCTCCAACAAGCATATCTTTCCCAGATCCAACGCTGCGGTGATCACGGTATCTGGGAAATGGTCCCAAAATACTTCACGCTCATCCAAACCAAGATTGCCATCAGCACCAACCCCATCAAGGAGTTTCTCCACAACTGCCCTGAATTGGTAAGGGGGGATGACTACAAGATGCCACTTTCCAAGTTCCAAGCTCAATTGAAAGCATACATGAACAACAAGAAAAACACATCCACCTACAGCATCGAGCAGATCAAGGATGTTTTTCAGCAAGAAGGTGATCTTACCATCAGGATGGATGAAGTGGACTGGAATGGGCAACATTACAAGGGACTCTTTGTATTTGGTTTGACTCTTCGTGATAAGGTCAGTGAAGTTGATGAATCAAAGAAAGTGGCTGATGGCGAAGCTCAAAAAAAGGCAGAGAATGCTGCAAAGAAGGAAGAACGCCAAGAGCACGAAAAGCAGCTCAAGGAACAACCGCTTAGTGTGATCATTCGTGGTCTATGCAGAGGGCTGCGAAAACCACCAGCCACAGGTAAACCCGTCCGATACGTTAACAAACCCGTGACATTACCGTTGGTTCAACGCGTCAACCAACAAGTTGAAGAGGTTGACCTACCACCCCCGAGCAGACCCAACTCTTGGCAAGCTCCTGAAGAACAGGAAGCCAAACTCCAAGCAAGACTGGAATCCTCATCATCCTCCTCTCGCAAACGCAAGGGGCGTGCGGAGGGCGGAAGTCAGCCTAAACGCAAAAAGGGCAAAGGGGGAAAGGGGAAAAAGCGGAAGACCTCCGAGACCTCCTCTCGGCCCTCCAAACGAACAGCTACGGCATCTACCAATCCATACTTTATTGATCTCGCTCAAGTTCACCCCGAAGACTGTGGACTCCAAGTTGGGGATGTTAGGCCTCTGGAGGATTTAGAAAATCACGAATAAATTCTAAATTACCAACCATAACCCTGAAATCCAAATATTTTTCTTTGAAATCTGGAGTATTAGCTGGGTATGGGTTTACTTGGCTCCGAGGGATTATTATGTCTGCTGCTGATTTAATTTGTTTAGGAATAACACCTTCCTTCGCATCCAGTGCTAGAGCATTTCGTCTGATTTTCTCAAATTCATTCACGATGTCACTATACTTTATGTCACCTAGTTTTGCATTGGGTCCAACATTTAGGTCAATGAACTCACTAAGAACAGCATCAGTTATTGCTCTGATATCCCATAAAGTCAGCATTTCATAGAATGTTATAATCCAGCCTAATTTTTGCACAGTGTCGCTGTGGTCAGTAATTTTGCCTGCCAAATACACATTAGTTAGTAAAGTTCGCAAGTTTTCTCTCTTTGATAACGCCATGGCCACTGTTTTTCCATCACATCGTAGGGTTTGAAAATCTAATATTAAATGTTTTTGTTCCTGAACCATTCCTGACCTTTGTTTAAAAACAGCCTCAGCTTTGGACATGTAAAATCCTTGCAATTTCATGATGTTTGTTGAGAACTCCTTACAAGCCCCTTGAACTCGACCAACAATACCTTGAGCGGTCTGTAACTCTCCCTGAAGTTTCTCCACCTGTTGCCGCAACCCTTGAACCACCTGGCTCTCCGCCTGCATTTCGACGTCATCTAGGTCCACATTCAGTTCCCTTTGTGGGGCTTGTTGAGCATGAAGCTCCGGAATGTCACGAAGTTTTTGCAACTTTTCCGTGAGTTCTGGCAAAGCTGCAGGTAAGCTTTTAGAGTCTGTTTCGTCATGCAGCCATTTTTCAAGCTCCTGAACTTTATCACATCGCGTCTTGGCATCGTTACCTGGAAAAAGCTTCTTCGTACATTCAACGAGTCCGTTGAAGTTCTCAGCTGTGGCAAGTGTCGGAAAGACTTGCTTGTAATTCGCTAACTCCTCTTGATCCTTACTGTACGTTTTCCTGAGTTCTTCAACCTCACCCACTGCTCGAGCCAAAGCTGGTGCTTGCTTATCTGGTTGTAGAGTTTTCATAATCTTTTGCAACGCTTCAGGGTGGTCACCAAACCATGTGGGATGGGGAGATTTCGTATCCTTCAACAACCAGTCCAAATAGTTACCTAACAACCCTTTCAAAAATGCTTCGACTCTAACTTTGCTTGTTAAAACACCTTCAATTTTGTCTAGGCTTCCTGTGTCCATAATTTTTTGGTAATCTTCTAAAGCATTGAGTAAATCTTTTACCCTCATGGGCTCCCATCCTTTCTTAGGCGAGTGACGTAATAGTGGCTCTCTTTTTTTCAGAAACTCTACTACACTTTCGCAAGTGTAGGACTTTCCAACCGAGGCCTCTGTTACTTCTTTCAACACTCGAAGGACTTCTTTTAGAGCATCTGATTTCTTTTTAGATTTGTCCTGTTTCTTTCCTGCAAGCAAGGGCAATGTAAGTCCAGACGCAGGCCAGATACCTCTTAGCTCGGCACCCTCTTGTTCTTCTTGCCTAAGTTTCCTCTTACATCTTTTCAACTCTTTTTGGGCTTTTTTGCAAGTCTCAGATAGATCGTCTGCTCCTGTGCCTCCCCAGAGACGAGTTATACCCATATACCCTGCACCTAGAATGGTCAGGATATCTAGGATGCGGTCGAACTTTTGCACATATGATACTCCTTTGTACCTTTTAGTCACCTCTCGCAACATCTTACGATCCTCTTGTCTAAAAGCTTCTTGTAGAGTGGCGTACATTCCGGGACCATCCCCTGCCCTAACTCTTTGCTGAAAGTAAGGATGGGTTTCGATAGGATAGCCGTGGAGATCCATGGTTTGCACACCTGGGTAAATGGCTTGAACGATTTCAGGAGCAACGCCACAATCCTCCATGAGTCTCTGGGCAGAAAATGTACCCAATAGCCGACTGTTGCGCTCTGCTTGAGTTTCTAAGAATTTTTTAAACAAATTTACCATTCTTTTTTTATTCAGGAGTCTTGAAAATATCTGGGGCAGGTGGCGCGCTTACTGGGTTGGACGGGAACACAAACTTCAGGTGGGGGCCGACTGCGCCGTTCCATACCAGTGAGACTTTTAGAGAGTGCCACAAAATCACGCCGCGCGTTCTGCATCTCCGACCACACCATAGTATCTGGAGATGCGTCGTGGGTCAGGCGCTTGGCGAATGTGAAGGGTTCTTCAGAATAACCAACTTGAGTCCAGATCTTCATCATGGCTTCAAACATGCGTCGGCGGGACGGCAGAATGCTCAACCATGTGGTCACGGTGACCTTCAGATCATCTGGTCTATTCTGCATGTAACGTACCACCCGAGCTTGCAATTGTTCGTAGGTAATGACACTGTCTGGGGGCTCCAAAATATGCATTTGGCGTATTCCGGGAAGACTGATACCTTCCACCATATGTGGTGGCAACAGTAAGAAGTCAACCTTACCTTCAAGGGCAGCCTGAAGTTGCTCATGTTTAGTTTCGCGCTCTAGGCGACTTGTGGTTAGACCTCGAGCCTCTGCTTCCGCCTGAAAATTCACTAAGCCTTGTTCAAAATTGCTCCAGATTAGTGTTGGTTCTTGACGCGCTAGGTACGCCTCAATGATGGCTTGGAATTTACGGCTTGGTAAGAGGTTACTGACCATGCGACCATAGTATTTGTAAGGTTGATGTTCATGTGCCTCATACACTTGAGCATGAACCTCAGATGGTAAAAAACCCAAATCCACAAACTCCTCTGGGCTAACCATACCCAGCATAATCTTTTGAAGTACCCTGACCTGGCTCAAAGTCAAGTCCTCTTCTTGAGTGGTGTACGTTACCTCCGGAAAATGACGTAACATGGCGCGATCCCGAGATAAGAAAGGATCGTAAGTAACCATATGAGCTTGTAAATCTCTTGACAGCCGCGACGCATCAAGCTCCACAATTTCACCCAAATCCTTATACATGTTAAAGCCTACCTTAAGTACATAAAGCCCCAAAAGGGACAACAGCGCAATATCTAAATTAGAAAACCATTTGGTGAGCGTGTTCAGCGGTTTGAAGAGCATGTACATAAAGCGCCAAATGGGTATAGTCCATCTAAACTTTTCCTGTTCGATATCCTTTAGCTTGAAAAGATCCGTGGGTATTTCGGGTGGGCCTTTCATGAGAGTCTTGTCTTCCTCAGAAAACTGGTACTCGTTTTCACACCCAGAGTCTCGTAATTGACAAAGCTGTTGTAGAAGTAACTTCAAGTTTAGAAGCACGGTGGATGAGGTGTGTGAAGGGCTGGCCATGATCTGTTGTTTTTGGTAAAATTTTCGAAAGGCACGTTTGTTAACTCCCACATCAGTTACGTCACTTGTAAATGACACTAATGTGGAAAAAAACCCTTGACCGTATATATCATCAAAATTGGCCAAGTAATCAATGATACCTTTGTTTTTTAAAATGTTTTCAGTGACCTTTTCCTTTTGATCACCAACAAGCCCCATTTCTTGTATTTGTTGTGAGGTTCGACGCTTAAATTGAAAATAAGCAACGATGTGCATAATGATGCGTGAAAAAATGGCATATGCTAAGGTCATCTGAATCATATTCTTAAAAAATTTGTAAGTAGGTTCGAGCACTATTGGGGTTAAGTAGCCTAAGGTAACTGCACGACTCACAGATACTTTGTAGTATTTGGCACGAAACTCTTTGCGAGTTGCAGGGATAATGTTGCGACCAGCTGCAATATTTACTAAAAGTCGAAGATCAGAAACCTGAGATCTAACTGGAGTCCCAGTAAGCAGCATAATCTTAAAGCAAATCTTTTGCAACTCTGTCATAATATGATCGCGTTTCCGAACTGGCCAGAGCCGATCTGTGGTCAAGAGCGGAACCAGGAGATGGCACTCATCGATAACACACACGTGTGAACGAGTGACTTTGGCATCTCCAAGCTCTTCAAATGTCAATAATTGGTACTCTTTCAGCTCGAACTGCCTTAAGCCACTCACCCACTCCGCGTGGGCACTCACGGGTGCCACTATCAGCTTCGGTCTTTGGGGAAAGTTGGCCAAGAATAGAAGTGCTGTCTTGGTCTTCCCGGTTCCCATGGTGTGGTTCACTAACAGTCCGTGGCGCGCCGGATACCTGGAGACTAGCATCTCGATGGCTTGGCGACGAAACTTCTTGTAATGAATATTTTTCGGAACCTTCGGAACCTTTGGAGGCATCTTTATTTTTGGATAAGATTTCAACTAAGTGCTTCAGAAGTTGACTTCCTTCTGGTGACCGAAAGAATTTCACATCAGGACTCATTTGATCTTCCCACCAAACTCTTTGAGGATCTGGAGAGCGCGGTACTGGGCTTGTTAAACGTGTCCGGGCATCAAATATAACCATGAATTGTGGTTGAGCCCTCCAGCTAACCAACAAACACTTGGAGCGCGCGTCGTATAGATGGAAAGACATGGTGCTTCGAGAATGATGCATCGAACATGGTCGGGCTTTGGGTAAATACCGCCCCCCAAGACGCATCTTGGCTTTTACACCATTGTGGGGGCGGCAGGTGACGGGTTGATCATCCCTAGATTCCACCACTATCTCACAATATGGCTGAATCCTCCAATACTCAGCTTCTGGTATTTGAAAAGTTGGTACTGGACCTTGTAAAGTATTTTGGAGTGCCACCAATCGCACTTTTTTGGGATGAACACCAGGGTAGAAACGGGCTACGCATTGTCGATGAGATTGACGGGGCTTCATGCCAATCCGAACACTGATTCTTTACATAACGTGACATATAAGAGCCCATCCGCGCTTTTAAACTTATCGTAAATGTAAGCAACGGTATCGCTACTCCTTGTAAGCTTCCCTTGCACAAAGATAACGTAACCATCGGCGGAGTCCAGCCGAAATTTGCGCCGGACGGTCATCATTAATTCATGCCATGATATCCTACTAGGTACTAGCATCTTGGAAAACGGGATGTCAATATTTCCGTCAAATATTAGAGGCGCGCGGTCGGGGTGTTTTTTACGGAGGCGATCTGCCTCTTTTTTGCGATCCTCAAATGAGTGATTAGCTTGGTAGGACATTTATTTTGTACTAAGAGTTGAAAAAAGCCACACCTATGAGCGATGAAAAACAACCATTCTTTGTATTAGCAATTAGCGGAGGAGGTTCCCGCGGATTGATGGCCTTGGGTATCATAATGAGAATTGAAAAATACTTGAAAATACGCTTTCATGAAGTATTTCACCTTTGCGCTGGGACATCGGCGGGTGCCCTCATCTGCGCGCCAATATGCTTTCACCATAAAACCGCATCTGAAATTGCTGAATATTTACCATTTCAGCGAATAATGCAAAAAAGTATTTGGGATAGGATTTTTGGTGTATTTCAGACCCAGCCCAAATATACTGGAGTTGGTAAAACCGAGGTATTGAGGAAGTTGTACGGAAGTGACGATCGTTGGACACCAACATCACCAATATGTCTGGTCACTATGTATAATTTGGATAAAGGTTGTTCTGAAGTTTGGGAAACAACCCCAGAAGGCGCAAGACCAAATTCTAGATTGAGCGATGTGTTGGACGCAACGAGTGCGGCACCTTTATATTTCCCAGCACGCCCCGTTAGCCCGAGTCCTGATATGTACATTGATGGTGGCGTTTTTGCGAATGATCCGAGTATATGCGCGTATGCGTCTGCTCTGAAATATTTAAAAAAGCGAGGAACACCCAATAGACCTATTCATTTAATGTACATTGGAACCGGCGAAATGAATCATGCTAAAGAAGGCAAAAAGCTCAGTAAATCTGGTTTAGTTCAGTGGTTGCCAAATGGCATTCATGAAATACTTCTCAATGAAACCATTATTCCGTGGCAGCTTGAAAGATTGACGCGACCGCAAGACCACATACTACGCATTAATCGAACATTAGGAGGAGTTGCTAAAGGGTTGGACAATTATTCGGACAACAACTTAAAACAAATGGACATATGGAGTCAAATTACATTCCTCAAGTTCTTGACCAAAATTGAAATGTTTTTTAAGTGTGTGAGTTCAGGGGAAACTATGTACAAAATTGGCCCTTCAAAATTTCCTGCTTAAATCGCAGAATATTAAACGACCAAGCGAGCTGCCGCCGCGAAAAAAAAAATTTGGTACACTTTTTTGAAAATTTTTGAAAAACCTCATTTCGACTCAAAAATCATTTAGGGCACTTTAGTCCACGGACCAAATTTAGGATGTGCGGTTTCCGAAATTCTTGGAAATTCCTAGGTTTAACAGCCCCCATGTTTAAATCGTAGAATATTAAACGACCAAGCGAGCTGCCGCCGCGAAAAAAAAAATTTTGGTACACTTTTTTGAAAATGTTTAAAAAACCTCATTTTACCTCAAAAATCATTTAGGGCACTTTAGTCCAAGACCTAAATTTAGGATTTTTAGGGCGCCCAGGTCCCACGCTTAAATCAAATGATGTTAAAGAAAGTGGTACATGTGTGTTTATGTTTAGTCCTGTTCATTTATTCAACATGTGTACACAAAGAGATGGATACTGCGCGAGAGCTTTCGTCGGTCCTTAACAAGATGAAACCCCTATCGGATGCCTCGAAAGAACGCAAACGCAAGCTTAAGGACCACATGGAAGCGCACGGCCCAGACGTTCTTCAAGCAGGTGGGAAGACCTATACCCTCAAGCGGCGCAAGGTAGTTCCCAGCCTTAGTTACAAAAGCTTGTCACAAGACCTGCAAGAATACGATGAAGACATCGATGTTTCGGGTATCGTGTCGTTTCTCAAAGACCGCAACCGAAAGCGCGCCAAAGAAAAGACATCATTAAAAATTAGTTAGTCTTTATCATCCAATGCTGAAATCTGAAGCTTTACACTTTGTCTACCACCTCTCCCTGATTTTGTCTTGGAGCCCGATGGTATGAAGAGGTAGGTTAAGAATGCCACAAAAATCATGATTGCATATGCAAGATTTGGGTAAAATATTAAGTCGGATTCGTCGTCTTCATTGGGCATGGTCTTAGCCACTACCATGTTGACAATTGCCATGACAAAAAAGAATAAGATCCAAAGAAAAGTTGATAATCCAGTTAAGGGATCATTACTGTAAGCCTTGTATAAACCAATGGTGCCAAAAACACAAACATTAACTAGCAACATAATAAATCCCGTCAAGTTCGACCACTGATAATAACCGTATGATGATAACAATGTGGCCACGAAAAATCCAAATAAAGCTATACCAAATATAATATTTGCTTGCACCATAGTAGTTTTGTTTATTCTTAAGCTTTACAAATTTTTTTACAGCGGCGTAAAGTTGGGATCATTCCTCAAATGTTCTGGGAGGGCTGAGGAGGTTGTAGCAGGCGGAGAAGGCTGCGCTGGCGGTGCCTGTCGGGGTTGAGGGGTGACTTGGGGCTGGTTAGGAATGGGTGCTGGTACTGGAGCAGCAGGAGGAACCGCTGAAGCTGACCTGGCACCCAAGAGACCTGCGAGACCACCACCCCCTCCCTTTTTACCCTTAGCTTTAGCTTTTTGACGTTTGTAATACAAGAACCCCACCACGATCACCACAACAGCAAGGAGTGCATATTTTCCATATTTTTTAAGTAAATCTGGTTTAGCGGGTTTAGGTGCCACAATGGGGGCTGGTGCAGGGGGTCCAAATGAAAGTCCAGGTGGCAAAGTCATTGAGGAAGGCTGAGGTGTTCGTTGGGAGTGGTGCTTGGATTTCGGCATCCTTTTTCTAACTCCTTACCTTTTTTTGGCGGCTCCCTAATCTGAACACACAAGCCCATACTGCTCGACTTCATTGAACTTACCCATTCGCTGAAAATACTGAGTATCTGCCTTTTGAAGCATTCCCTTCTTAGGTTTGAACCGAGTTTGTTCAACAGCAGATATTAGCATGGATCCAGCATAACTGTGGGCAATCCCGCGGTCTGAAGGATTTGCCCATCCGTGCTGGGTAAAGAGATCGAGTTCTGCAAGGTTTTGGGTGAGAGCTGCAACTTCGTGAAAGTCTCGCCCGCGCTCTAAATAGTTCGCATGTACCAGACCCATGCCATAAGATAGATCACCCAGGAAACGGCGGTTTTCTTTGAGTTCCGTCTGTCCCGGGGTACGGTGGGGAGAGCGGTCCATGATCTTTTTCGTCACATCAAATATGTTCCCACAATTATCCCCGTTATCTTCATACCCATCACATAAGTACTTCATGCGCCGAATATCCCCATTTGCCAGCCGGGCCAATCGTGACAATGTATCTGGTGAATGGTGATAATGGCGCTGACCATACGTCACAAGATCTGACGTCCAAAGTTGCCTGAAACAAATGGGATAACAGAGTCCAGAAAGCTTCTTCAATTCCCGTGCATTTTTATTGTTGCAAGTTGCCAGAATAGGAGATTTGCGCCCACGACCTTTGAGAAAATCAAGCAGCACTTGCACACCGCCTTCATCCATACCATCCAATTCATCAAATAAGATGATAGTCGGACGCTCACAAAACACTGCGCTAACATCACTCTGAAAACCACATCGATGAATGATGCTTTGCACTTGCTTGGCTCCGCGCGCATCAGAAGCATTTACTTCCACCAGTGTGTAGTTGTGCAGCGCAGCTAAAGCATGCGCGGTGGAGGTCTTTCCAACTCCAGGTTTACCATAAAGAATGGCTATCGGTCTAGAGGGAGCCTCCCCACGCAGGAAGTGTGCAAACCATTCTTGTAAAGACTTGAGAGCCCTGTCCTGCCCCACAATTTCATGGAGCAAAGGTTGGTAAATTTTCTGTGAAAAGGGAATTGGCCGGGCTTGGGTTTTCGGCGGAGCCTTCGGGGGAGCCTTCGGGGGAGCCCGAGTATTCAAAGGTTCAGGGACCTTCACCGGAGCCTTAGGGAGCACCTTTGGGCGGGCAACCTTACGAGAAGATGGCGCTCTTAGCAACAGTCGTAGGTTCTGCTGTCTTTGTCTTTTCTCGAGGGTCTTTTTCCTTTTGAGCTCTTGTTGTTGTTGTTGCTGAGCTTTCATTACCTGCTGCCGTTTGCGTGTTCGGCGTTGGGCTTGCTGCAACCGGGCTCTCTGGAGGCGATATCGGTTCATAGGCAGTCAGTGCTAAGGTGAACGGTAAAATTTGGTCCACAATTGGGGTGATGTTATCTCCGTTGGAAAAGTATGCTCGTAGAACTTGTTGGAACTGATCCGAAAAGACCTCGCCGTTAAGGAAATCCAAGACGTGGTTTAGCTTGGAATTGGTAGAGAACAGTTTGTACAAAACGAATCCAAACCCTAACAACAATAGGCCAAAAAGAACATATAAAACAATATTGTGAATATTCACCATTTGTTCTTTTATTATCTCACATGTTTATGAATCCATATCACAAGGTACAAGAACGCAAGGAAAATATAGATTCCCCAAATTATTGCGCAAATGGCTGTCAAATCTAGGTGCTCGCATAAACCGACGAAAAACCATGGAATTACCAGGTTTGCCATACTTGGGTAAAAATGACAATTAACATCCTGATATAGCTCAGCAGCGATGAATGCTCCAACCAAACTTGTTAAGTGCATTTTTCCTATTGAGTCAAAGATCTAACAAATATTGGCAGAAACACAATGCCAAACAGTTGCGCCCATAGACCTTTGTTGCCCACGAGAGTTTTGAGAATGGATTCTGGGACAGCACGCTGGTTAGTGATATCCTCAAGTATTGCTCCTCGCATTTTATCGGAGATCGTTTCTTTGTCAATTTTGTTAGCAGCGTAAGTAAGCACTAAAGGAGCAGCTACACTGGTCATAACAGTAGCCGTTTCTGCAGAAAACGCAGATTTTTTAAACTCTTTCCAGGACTTATACTTACCCTTTTGTTGAGCAATGGCAACATTAACCAACAAGGGAACCGCAATTGCGCTCACTCCTAAAAACTTGGCCAAAATTTGTTTGTACAGAAATCGGTCTATGGCTTCTTTTTGTAAAGCAGGTTTTACTACTGAAAGGAATGCCGATTCAGGCACCACATCCACAGCCGATCCTATGCACACAAAGAGAGCTTCTAGATGATAATACTCTTCTTCTGACTTAAGCAAATTTTCAAATATGTTGCCTCCTGACTCTTTTGGCTGGCGCCGGCTCAGGATTTTGCGCGCGAGCTTAGCCCACCAAGACTGGGGCTTCTCGTCAGTGGTTGTGACACCATACCAAGACAACCAAGCTGCCAAAAAATTACGGCTTGCCTTGTCTGGGTCAAAATCAGTGAAATCCATAAACACCGGAGTGTTTCCGTGGTCTCTCATGTCCTGGCTAGCAAGGTCTGCCAAGTACTGGCGATCCCAGGTTGTCTTAGGGTACGTATAGCGGTAGTGAAGCCAAGGAACTAAGATATCCGCTGTCTCCGCATAAGGGTTGAAGAGCTGCCGAGTAGTACCCAAAAGTTTATCATACTGACAAAAGTCTGCAAGGAAAAATAACCGCATTCTTTCTGAAGAGCATATTGATGTCATTTTACATTATACAGTCGTCTTTTCAACTGTAGCCGCTGTAGCCGCTGTAGCCGCTGTAGCCGCTGTAGCTGGTGTGGTCCTAGACTTGGACTCCGTGGGCTTTGTAGTCTTCGCAGGCTCCGATCGACCCGATCGCCACTTCTGAAATCGTTGCCACCAGTTAGATGCTTTTTGGCTATCCCACCATCTACCCAATTCACTATCCCTTTCACTCTTGGCAATCTTACTCACAAGTCTTGCTGCTGTGTCTTGATTGATGAATTTTTTGTTGTTTTGGCTCCGCCCGCCGACATCTACCCTGAGGGAATCATATACCTCTTTATCATCACTTCCAAGTGCCGTGGCTAACTTCTGCATCTGATCCCATTCCTCAGAACATGATGGGTCATTCTGAATCTTAGCTTTGTCGTCATCTGTTAGATCAAAATGCATCCCCAACACACCTTTCCAACACTTTACGGGAAACTTGAGGAAACGTCTTTGAAGCTCGTTTTCTTGTCCAGGCAAAAGTCTACTAACAGCAGCGGCCGCAACTAAACCAGCACCCACTGCACTGGCACCAGTGGCGACTTTTCGCAAGGTAGATGACGTGCTACTTTTTCCAAACATGTTCATACAGCGCTTGATCTCTTGCTTGTCTGCAGAACTTAACTCTGGCTTTTCACTGAGGGTTTTAAGTTTAAGATAAGCGCTCTCGGATATCTTTCGTAACCTCTCAGCTTGACTTTCATTGCGGCGTGTAGCAACCTCAACCGCCCTTAAAATATCTGGCCTTATCGTTTTGCCATCAGAAAAGGCCAATGCCGCATTATAGAGATCTTGAGCACTTTGGCTTTGTTGGATATCGAAGACTAGGCCTTGCAGCTGTTCCTTGCGAAGAACCGACAGGTCGGCGGGTTGCTTGGTGGGGCCATACTCCTGAATGTATTTGCGCATGTCGGGGACACTGGCACGCCCAACGGGTACCAATCGCAGGACAAGACCTTGGTACGATGTTAAGGATTCTGGCAATCCTTTGGCCCTAACTCCGCGTCTCATCATCCTACCAATATCTTCTTCTTGCACTGATAATCCAGCGATTTTCATCAGTGCTCGTTTAAGTTTAGGATTAGCGGGTACTTTTAGGTTACCACAAATGGTTCCACCCATTGCCATACTCACCAAGGAGTGCAGGTAGGTATTACGATTAGCAGGCGTCGCATTCCAACGAGTACCCCGGCAAGATATAGGTGGTACTGGATCTCCACCCATTGCATCACTAATCTTTTTTTCAAAAGCCTTTTTAGTAATCTTGGTATCAATCACATACTTGTGAAGAGCTTGCCTCAGTTGACGGGACATCTTTTTTCTTAAGATATAAAGAAAAACTAAGTCACGGAAAAAATGCAGAAATTAAGGAAATGTAAACCAACCACCTGTATTCCGTACGTTTCTGCAGATCAATATGTAGTTCAACCATTAACCCCTGGACAACCCCAGTGTGCTGGAGGGTTTTGTACATATCCAGTTCAAAATCCTTTCAGTTATGAGATCCCACCCAACGTTTGCTTTCCTGAAGCACAGCCGCCTGGGTTTTTCCCGGGTCAAAGTACCTCGGGCGTAGCCATGGATCCATCCACTGGTCAGATCTATCGCAAGGGCTCCAATCTAACCTTTTGTCCCAATGGTCAAGGGACTGCTCCCCAAGTTAATTTGGACCCTGACCGGCTACCCAATGGTGCACCCAAGCGGCCCAAGATGCGGCTTTTTCGTAAACTACGATCACAAGTACAGGATGCGCTACCTGATTTCGATCCTGCTGTTTCTTCGGAAGAACGCAATGAAAATGCCAGTTATGGGTATCCTTACGATGAACTTGAGTCTCTACCCAATCAGACATCAGCCACAAGGTCTCGTATGTGCACGTTGAATAATATTTTTCCAGGTGAACAAGAGGTCAAAAGCCATCGTTGGGTAGCCCAGAACCGCTACGATGGTGAACAACAAGTGTCCAACATTTACGTAAAGCCTTACCCTACGGAAGCTGTCGAGTACACAAACAGTTTGTATATGACCCCTTATGATAGCGCGCAAAACAAGATTGCAACGGGTATTCTCAAGAACTCGATGACTGGGGAAATCTTTGAAACCTTTGAGAACCAGTTGCCTCCTCCAACATCCACCACGAATCAATTCCCAGAATATCAGTTGCGTCAGGCTAATCCTTTGCTTGTGTGGGCTCAGGGAGGCTATAACAATCATAAACCACCCCCAGCCAAGACTGAGCAACCTGGATATGTCTTTAACCCGGTGAGTGCCCGAGGAGGCGCGCCTCCATTTGGTTCATCAACCTTTGCGGATGATATTCGAGCCCAAAGCGAGGCCTTGACCTTTCGGGATCTGTACAATAACCAAGATGGTAACTTCCCTTGTGAGAGGTCTCTATATGGTGAAGCCCCTCAAGGCTATATTGGGTTGGTCCCACGTCTGCGAACCGTTCCCTATATTAACCCCACCAACGAGCTGTCATTGGAAGGCTACATGCCAGTCCAGGAAAACTTAAACCCTGACTTGCGCAAAAGGGAGCAGTACACTGGTAAGGTTTACGCTCGCAAGGCACATGTTTCGGCCACCAGAGGGGCTGCGGTGGGTTTGGTTAACGGAGTCCAGGCAGTCGCCGACATTCCGATGAAACTTGACAGAACACTTCAAAAGCGAGAGGATACACTACCCGTGGGTCCAGCTGGCCGATCTTTAGCCAATGGTGTTTTGGCCTCGGAACAAAAGCTTCGACCAACTCACTTAAAGGGCAAAACGTACAGTCGAACTGCCGCAGCAGCCGGGAGGGACTTTGCGAATGGGGTCCTTGTAGATGGCACAACTATCAGACCCACCACCAAAAATCCAAGTACTTACCGAACTGCCCCGGTCACCACCGGTATTCGCAGTGGTGTTATGGTCACTGACAAGACTGTTAGACACACGCTCAAAACGGCCGCTGTCGAAAATCCTTTCAGAACTGCGGGTATCAATGATCCAACGTTGGCCGCAAGCCGAGTGATCGCTTCACTCACCAAACTTAAGCCCACCCTTAAAGTTACAATGCAAGAAACCTTCCCAGTAGGTCAAGCTAACCGGGAAGGCGATGGTACCTATGTACAATTGGACAAAACGTTGAGACAGACCATGAAACAGGCGGATCCCAATCAAACCTTTGTACCCCCTGTAAATGCCGGTCACATGGGGGATTATGTAGGGGGTGGTCAATCGTCCACAACGCAACATCGTGGTTGTCAACAACAACTGTACCTACCATCTGCTTCAATGATCCCAGCTGCTGCAAATGGTACTTCAACCCGCATTGTACAACCCCTAAGCCGTAAAAGGCAATGGAACCCTGAAAACTTTGTGAAACCGATGGGACAAGCTAACTATCCAACAACTCGTTACTTAAATCCAGCACCCATGAGACCTAAACGATGCCTTCCTAACGAAGAGACCATGGGTGAGGATTCTTGTGACTTTTAGAATAAAAAAAACGAAATGAAACCAGCTGTTCAAAAAGGCCTTATCATCAGTGCTGCAGTGATTTTATTAGGATTGGCAATTGCCCTAATTGTAGTTTATGTGGTTACGAGCCCCCCGACCACTGATCCCGACCCCGAACCCGAACCCGAACCTTTTTTTACAAGATACTTGGGAAATTACTACATCTGATCGAATTGCCCTAGAAGCTTTAAATACAGGCTGTTTGCAAGATGATCTCGGAGTTGATCGGTGTCAATCGTGTAATATTCGCATTAGGAAATCAACTGGTAGTGGAAATATTAAACATATGGACAAGTTGTCACTTCAACTAGACAATGGTAAATATGTTCGGGTAGCAAAAGGAGAACTACTAGCTTTTCTCGGTGATGATGCAATGTGGTACGAAGTACATATTGCAGATAATAGTGATACGGTAACGAACAAAACACAGTTTTACTTAAAATATGCATTTACTAATCAATATCTAGGTGTCCAGGATGGGGAAATGGTTCTTGGAGTCCAGACACCCTGGAGAGCTAACTTGTGCGCCGAGCTCTAAGACCACTAGGTAATCTGTACCATCTATCTGAAGGTAAGTAAGCCAGCAAACGTTTCGTAAATGGGTCGCTCAAGTCACGTAAGTAAGGCTCTAGTCGTCTCTTAACAAATTCGCGCCTCTCTCGTCTCCAAGGTGCCGGTGGATCCACCGACAACCCCAACATAGTTAAGCCTTCCGGGGTATTATCCCAATACCCGTAGATACCAAAAAAACAATCTGTAAGTACATCTAACTCTTTACCGGGTTCAGAGATTTCCATTTTTTATTTACGAACGTTTATGCTTCTTGTGCTTCTTGGACTTCTTGGATTTCTTGGGTTTCTTGGATTTCTTCCGCTTCAGAGTCATTGGTGGGAGCGCCTTGAATTCCTCCTTCACATGCTTCATAAACTTGTCGGTCGCCTCGTTATTCCCAAATGGTGTGCTGCGATAATCCCCAAACGTCATTTTCTGGGGATCCACATACACCGTAGGAAAAAGTTGGCGTTTGTCATCATGAGTGAGTGGTTGAGAATCAGAAACAAAATCAGAACAACGCCCAACGCGCCTGCCATTGGTTGTATCACACTTGCAAGTGCACCTTTGAACAATGCCCCCAAGCGTGATTTGAAAATAAACCCGTTTGGATTGATGCCCCTTCTTGTGGCCAGATGGAATATAATTCAGGCACTGAGTCGAGCCTCGACCAGAAACAAACACAGTGTACTTGTTCTTCTTGGCGTTCAGGGAAATATGCCGCACAACCACACTGCTAAAGAAAGTATGAAACCGGTGTACCAAATTGAGCACTATCAAGCCCCTTTTAGTGTTTGGTGGAATCTCCGTGTTAGTCCTGCGGAGGGCGGCCTTTTCTTCCTTGGACTTAAAACTCACAACCTGCTTTGTTTTTTCCAGTTTGCGGAATTTGCGAGTCGAAGAGGCACCAGACCTCAGCAGTGCTTGGTGATTGCGGGTAACTCGTTCCGCAAATTCGGGATCAACTGCAGGCGTTCCGGGCGGAACCTGGAAAGCGGGATTAGGCTTGGTACCTGGAGCAGGCCGAAGTTTGGTACACATCAGCGCCTCACCATAAAAACTCTTGAGAAATGCCGTCTTTTTTTCATCAATTTTGTTGTCGCCTTCTGGGGTTGAACCATAGTACGCATATACACCATAGATGCGACCTTGATTAATTTTCCCCAACATGTTGCAATTCACACATCCATGATTGTGACAATTCGGGCAAACTTTGGATTTGGAAGACCCCAAGTAGCGCAGACTACCATTGATAACAGATGGATCAATGATGTCAGTGGCAGAGTTCACAATGCAACGAACTCGAGGAATGTGACGGGCAAATTCATCCTGCAGCGCTTGAGTTAGGATTAACCATTGCTCCACATTAACGTACAAGTTAGGAAAGACCACATGCATATTACCATCCTTGGATATTTGGGGAGCAGGAGCAGGTGCGGGAGTGGGGGCCACCGCCGGAAGTTCACGCAACCCATTCTTTTCTTCCTCAAGTTTGATGCGTTCTTCCAGGGTCATATTGGTTATAGGGACTGAAACAATTGGTGCTATTACCTTTTTTGAAGGAGCTTGTTGGGTTTGCAACCAACTGGACAAGTCACACACAATCATTGAAAATGCGTCGGTTCGCTTTCGGGCCAAAGAAGGATAAAAACGCTGCACCACCTGATTCGCTGTTTCCAGGAAACATAACTTGGCCTTGTCATCCAGTTGTCTCACCGGTGCCTTAAGTTGCAGGTCAAAATCAATGAAGAACCTCATGATCCCCGTTTCTGGTATCAACTCGGTGATAAAGAACGGGATGTCATTAGCATAATCGTACTGCATAGCTTTGAGCAACTTGTTTTCATCCGACACATAGAAGACCCCACCGGCAAACCCATCCATGGATCCATTGGTTGGATAGTGAATTTCTGAAGGAGTATTATACCCATTGCTGCGCAAACATTGAGCAACGTGGGAATTGTTGGGGGTCAGACTTCCAGGCATCTTGCGCAGTTTTAGTGGTCACCTAATAAAGGTAAAACAATCACAAATGAAAATTCAAGAATTTAAGTTGGTAAAACCGGCTATTTCAAAGTTTTTGGAATTATTACCACCCAAGCCATGGACTGTTGTTTTTGACATAGATGATACAGTCCTCGAGGGAGAGCCCCAGAAACGCATAAACCCCGTATATGAGGTATACAAATACCTTCTAAGCCAACCGGGGACTCGCATCTACTTCGTAACAGCCAGAGAGGCTAGCCCTGAAAACCTGGAATATACTAAGAATGATCTGAAGCGGCACGGAATGGGGCAATACCAATGTCTCTATTTGCGCCCCGCTGGGGAATGGAATTTTGCCAAGTTCAAGGCCGGTATTCGAACCTATATCAATCGCAAATATGGCCGAAGAGTTAATGTAAACGTGGGGAATTTGCTAACGGACTTGTTCGGTCCAGGCCAAATCACCAGATACAAGACTCAGTTGGACAAATTTAAGGTAACGCGATTTTACGTTGTCAAAACCCCCACGATCATTAGACTAAAACTTCCTTCGCTTTGGGCGGACAAGAGGCGTGCCAAGCCCCGAAGAAACTCTAGAGCAAAAAAATAAAAACCAAAAAAACATGTACTTGCTCAACATTGAGTCATGGGGACCCGCGTTCTGGCATGTAATGCATGCAGTCTCATTCATGTACCCAGAAAACCCAACCCCTCAAGACCAAACTAAATACGCCAATTTTTATGAGAATCTCATTGATGTGCTTCCCTGTCAAAAGTGCCGCAACCACTTTGCAGAAATTTTGCAAGAAATCCCTATGCAATTAAGATCGCGCCGAGAATTGTCGGAATGGGTGGTTAATGTTCACAATGAAGTCAACAAAAGTACTGGTAAGCCCGAACAAGATTATTTGGATGTTGTACAAGCCTATATGCCACCATCACTTCGCAGTACTGTTCTGGATGAAAGGGAGCTGGACGAGTTGGCGGAGCGGGAGAAGAGCTCAGGGGGGCCATCATCTTGTCTTTGGATATCGATCATCATCGGATCAATCTTAGCCATTATTCTTATTGTGGTCCTTGTGGTCGTGTGTTCAAAGAAAGGTTCGTCAAAATAGTCATTGTCATGTTAACAAAATGGATTTTGTAACTGGGCTTTTTTATTTGTTGGCGATTGGGGCCGTGGGGCTCGGAGCCACCTATTGGTGGAACTGTAGACAACTTGAAGCCAACAATGTTCCACCATCTATTTCAACACCTGTACCAAAAATCCAAGAAATTTTGGACAAGCTCAAGAACATGAAGGAAGAAGATGAAGAAGCCGATATCCGCATTTTTTTTAGTTCTACTAAGGAAAACAGCAATGTCTTGCACCATGAAAAATGCGATTAAACAAGGATACTCAGTCCCTCGATCCGCACTGGGGACACCAGGGGCACCAGGTCATCCCTGTGCATGTCCTGAGGACTCTAGACTTCGAGCTTACGGTGGATCATACACTCCGTCTGGTCAAAAGATTCATTACTACCAAGATGCTTGGCGTCCCCTGTTTACACGCGTCAATCCAGTCGTCATCGAGCCTGAACAATATTCACTGGGATCTTATGCGTTTTATCAACAAGCCTACAATGCCGCCTTCATGCCCAGACCCAACCATGTCTCTAGCAGCGGCCGGTATGCTACTGCTCCTGTTCAATATCATAAAGGCCAATACTCTTACTCTAATCCTCACGCAGGGAGGTTTCGATAGATGACCCCACAGAACGAGCTAAACTTCGGGCCCATGGGGACTGAATGAGTTTACCAGCCACATCACCAATATTTTCAAGAACCCTTTTGCTTGTGGACTTCTTGCCTTTAACAGGTCCACTCAGGCGAACGTGGGAAGTCAACCCAGAGACATTGGCCACTCGATTGTCTGAAATATGACTGAGAAAGGTGGAGAGAACACCCATATTCGGCAGAACCGCAATGCATGTCAGGTAGTTAGTAAACGACTGGGCCTCAAAATGCATATGATGTGTGACCGGGCTGCATTGACATATACGAACCTTTTCAATATATCTTCTAATATCAAATTGATTGTTTGTGTGCACTTCAACCGCGTGTTCTAAAAGATTCATGGCTTCTCGGATACTGCGGATATTAGTACCCTCGAGATTAATTTTTAGTCTTACTGTTTGTGACCCAGCTATCACTGGAATCTCCACACCCTCGTGGATCATCCAAATTACTAATTCCAAGTAGTCGAGCTTTGGCAGTGATTGTCCTTGACCCATAACCGTTTTTGTATATTATTCGGATATTTTATACGCGCATCTTGAATAAAAAACAATCATGTCTTCTTCTCAACTGTTGTCTTTATTTCGAGAGATTGATGAGGCGCAGAATTCAGATGAGCTGTGTAGAATAATCAACAAACAAACAGGTGGCCAAATTAACCCAGTATTAGTGTTTTATCGTAATGGCCTCCTGCGCTCTCAAGCTGAACTTAGAAAACTTGCCAAATCTACACTTTCACAAATGTTTAAAAGAGGCACCAACTCTCAATTATATACACCATTTTTTCAGGCAATTGTTAGTCAGCACCCAGACCCCATCGACATGCCTGTGCAAGCCCCTAGAGATACCGTGCAAAGAAGGTCCTGGTTATTTCAGCAAGGCTTAATGGACCCGCGTCTGTTTTTTGACGAAGAAGGATATCCTTTAGGTGTTGAAAAAAGCAATGGATTTTAGAGAACAATTTAAGAATTTATCATTGAAACATTTGGGCAAGGAAAGGGAGGTTGGGGCCCTGGAAAGACGGATGGTGCACACGTTAAGTCAGTCTCCCCCAAGGTACCATGATACCATACTGGAACAAGCTGTCCTAAACGTTAAGTTGTGCATTTTGCTCAAAGGTAGACCGGACCTCAGTGATATTGAGTACGTTAACATGGTATCTCAGAGCTTTGCGTTTCTTGATTCTGCGTTCAAAAGCGCATCGGTTCCAAAATTAGACCCACCTCATTAAAAAAAGCACGGTATGCCCCGCAAAGCTTACCCTTGGAGCCACCTTGTTTCTCAAATTCCTGAGGATGATGATGATACCATTGTAGACTTGACCGAAGTTAAAGAACTTCAACGCGAGCTGGTAAATGTGAAGGAAGTTTTGCGTAAATCCCAAGCAGATTTTCAGTCACTGGAAAATATCAGCCGGGAAACGATGGATGTCCTGGAGGCCAAGATCAAAGAGCTTCAGTCTCAGAACTCCAGAAACTTGGATGAGCTCACATATGTCATGTTGACTCAAAAGATCATTGCTCACACAAGACAACTGTCACCAGAAGACACCAAGCGCAAGATTCTTATTGGTGTGCGATCATGGTTAACTCAACGTGGGAAAATACTCAAATATATGCAAGAACATAAGATTAACCCTGAAATTCAAGAACAAGTTCAACATTTGCTGCAGTTAGACAAAAATACCATCCTTTTGCGTTTAAGGGCAATCATGGAACCTCAAGAGACCGAGGAACCCGAGGAACCCAAGGAACCCGAAGAACCCAAGGAACCCGAAGAACCCGAAGAACCCGAGGGACCCAATGACTCCAAGGAACCCTTATCGGAATTGCAATCCGTACGATCCCATGCTTCCGAGGTCCCCGAGATGAAGTCCATACGGTCCATGCGGTCCCATGCTTCTGAGGTCCCCAAGATGAAGTCCATGCGGTCCGTACGGTCCCATGCTTCCGAGGTCCCCAAGATGAAGTCCATGCGGTCCGTACGGTCACGTGCTTCCGAGGATCCCAATATGAAGTCCATGCGGTCCATGCGGTCCGTACGGTCACGTGCTTCCGAGGATCCCAATATGAAGTCCATGCGGTCCATGCGGTCCATGCGGTCCCACGCATCTGAGGTTCCCAAGATGACTTCCATGCGCTCTCATGCTTCAGCGGCCCCTAGGATGCGCTCCCAATTGGATTATTCGTCTCTTCCAGACTATTTAAAGTCTCTAATCTCTGAAAACTCTTGGGAACAAGAATAAAAAAATGTTGTATTTGGTAATATTGAGTTTAGTCACATTGGTTGCATGTCTTCTGTCTAATTGGTATGCTGCTCAACGTGCCAAACATGCAAGCTGGCCTAAAATTGTGGATTCTGTGCATGATCACATTCCTCCCATTCCTAAATGGATACCAGAGTTGTTAATGATACTTCCTGTTGTTTATTTAGTTCTAAGTTGTCAATGGACTTGGCTTTCGAGAGGAGCTGAGATTTACCTCTGGATGCTTCTCTTTAAATGTGTTTTTGTTCATGCCACAGTGCTACCAAGTATTGACCGCAATTGCGACCGTCCATTTTTTACGTTGGGAAACTGCAACGACTATATGTTTTCTGGACATACTGTCTTGGTCACAGTCGCTGCATTGGCTGCTATGAGTGCCGGTCTATGGTCTCCCGCAATGGCTGGATTATACGTTATGGTTACTATGATTGCTATTACTGCGGCCAGAAATCATTACTTTGTCGACACCCTAGTTGCAGCTCTTTTCACGGTGGCTGTTTGGAAGTCTACGTGCCCCCACTAGTTCTGTTCATCCCACGATTTCGCGCGTGTTGACCAGATAAGGCATACCCCAACACCTTTTTGGGGTTTCTGAAGTCAGTTAGGACCCGGAAAACCTTACCTCGAAAGGTCCACAACAAGGCTGGATAACATTGAACCACATTACGATAATTATACGCCACTTCTGGCACTTTGTCTACATCAACCACCAAAAGACGAGTCTGAGTGCCCGCAAACCAAGGAATTAGACTTTGTTGAAGAATATCCAAGCCATGTGATCCTCGGTGAAGGTACACAAGAATGGGCCGCATCTCGCGTTGAGTGAAACTATTATATTCCTGCCAACAACGCATCAGAAAAATATTCCAAGCAGTCGGAGTTGGGCTCAGTTCTTCTAGCATTGGTTGATATATTTGATTTTGGTAACAACCTTCTTGGTACCTCTGATTTCGTAAAGGTACTTCTTGCTGCATTTTTATTCTTTTTGTTCTTCAGCCCCCAAAATTAAAGGTACCAATGGCTTACTAATCGCCACCCAATGGTTCATGCTAGCAAGCTGCCAGTGATTAATATCCGCGCGATTCAAAAGTAAAAGGTACGCCTGTGAAGAGCTTGTGCTTAATACTTGTGTGTGATGAAATCCCCACGATGAAAAGATAATAAATCCTAACTTCTCGAACCATGGATGATGTTGAAGGAGCCACGAAAGACAAGTGTCGTTACCTTGGAATGATGCCCCACGAGTTTCAATTAGCGTCTGAAGTTGATGAAGGTCCGTTGGACAAACGAGTCCTTGTTCAGTCCACATTTTCTTACAGAAATTAGCTTGATTATCATAGTTCAAGGACCCCGATAACAGTTTGCGCACCTGCATCATAGTTTTGATGGGATACCCCAGAGCCTTTAAACTGTGACATAACACGTGAAACATGCAATCTCCATTACCACCACACTCGTGAAATTCAAAATGAATCGGCGCGTCCACCCACAAGGCCAATGATGTACTGTGGCTCATTCGTTTATCTTTCTAGAAATGTTCCACAAAAAATCAAAGCCATCAAATCAAATCAAAAACAATGGAAACGTGGGCAAACATGGACAGCGATGATGATAATTCTGTTCTTAACGCAGTTGGATTCCCCAAATCACCGAGTTCGCCAAGGTCACCAAGGTCGCCAAGGTCACCAAGGTCACCAAGGTCACCAAGGTCACCAAGGTCGCCAAGGTCACCAAGGTTACCGGGTTCGCCAAGGTCACCAAGGCCTACATTGTCCTCAAAGTTACATGAATTACCTCCTGGGTCTCCTCCAAAATCCCCGGTGTCTCCTGGGCCCCATAGGCCACCACCGGTGTCCCCAAATGTTCATGATGGACCCCCTGGTGATACATCTATTGAAGCCGGTGAAATACCTAGTCAACCTGCTCGACCTTGTCGTTATTTTAATCGAAGAAATGGCTGTCGTGATGGCGACCGATGCGAGTTTCGCCACGAACGTCAAGTTTGTTCATTTTTTAACACTGAAAGTGGATGCTTTAAGGGGGGTGATTGTCCTTTTTTGCACAGCAGAGGCAGTTCACAAACCCGGCCTCCTCGAAATCTTCACCGCTGCCCGAACGATGGTTGCCCTAATATGTGCCTTGGTCGACAATGTCGTGAATGTCATCATCGCCGTCAACCAAGAAGACGGCAGGGTCATCTTTGCCCCGAATGCCAGTACAACACATGCTTTGGAAGGCGATGTCGAGATTGTCATCTATCAGCCCAAAGAAGACCCAGCTCGTACGAGAGACAACGACGGCCTCGTCGACATGGATATGCTCCTTACTGAGGATCTTTTTGCTGGGTTTCACACTCCTTGAGCGCTTCTTTTGCCTTGTTTACAGCATCACGAAGACTGCGTGTTTGAGTATAAAAATAAAGCCCTAATGCTCCATATGCTACTATTCCTGTAAAAATAGTTTCCACGGCGGGCAATGTAAGCTCTTTTTCTGCTGATTTTGAGGTTGTAAATTGAGACCGAGGGCTTAACTGCGGTCGGGGTCGAGTTGAGGATGTGAATGAAGATCGGGGTTGCGGGGAATATCGGTCACCCGAGTCTTCAAGGAGGTCCTCCAAGTTTTCAAGGAGGTCATCCGAGTTTTCAAGGAGGTCATCCGAGTCTTCAAGGAGGTCATCCGAGTCATCTGCGTCCTGAGCCATTATCCTTGTCACCCAATCAATATCTTTCTGACTTTGATCATCCATGTGTTTATTTGTTGGTGTGGAGAAAAAAATCATAACCTTGTACAAATTTACAGACATGGAAGCTTATTTTTGGTTGCATGTAAATCCGCGCCTCAAAGGCACAACGTGTGGTTGGGAGGATCCAACGCTAGCTCAACAAGTTGATCAAGTACTTTACAAGATTGCTTGTGTCCTATGTACACATTGGTCAAGTACTAGACATATGATGCAGTGCATAGAATACATTCTTGGCCATAATTGCCGTTTTTCCAACGATCCTCTCAAGCAGGGCAATAGCATTTTGGGGTGTATACGTGAAAATGTCAAGATCTTTACTGGAGCGCGTCGAGCTAGTTATTTGTGCTTGCAAGATCTTCATGGCCTGGTAACTCGAACCAACCAACTTGTTGTGCAACAAGGATGGAATGAATTTTATCAACTTGAAGATCTTGAGTACTTGCAAGAAATTATTGCACATAAATAAAAAAAAAGGAAGATGAGTTTCATTTGCACAATGATTTCTCGTTATGAATCACTTCTCATATCGCATCCAACTAAAGTACACACCCCACAGTGTGCTGAGGTTTTTGTGCGCGCTTTTGTTCACCATTACGAGACACTATACCAAAAACATTTGGCCGAAGGTAGAAAACGCAAAACCTCCGCCCTGTCAAGTGCTCAATCGTACATAAGCCGCTTTAAAAAGCTATTAGCCCAACGTGGGGCTCCGGCTAGCTTTCTTAACGGCCTGCACTTAACCAGAGATGAAATTAGGCGGCTTAACATTGAAAAAAATGCAGCCGTACATGCTGGTGCGATCGACCTGCACGAGATTAAGGGGGATGCGGTTATCATGGATTGTCGGGCATTCCTTCGTCATGAAAATCCTATATTAGTTGTTATTGGTTTAGCTTGTTTAACAGGTCGGCGAATGGCGGAAATTATACTAACTGCTGAGTTTAACCCACCCGAAGATAAACATTTTACATCTTCGAGGTACTGGACTTCACTCGGAGGTATTCTCAAGCGCCGGACAAAGGCCGAACGGGAGAAGACCCGTGAAGTACCCCTTCTAGCCCCACGTGAAGATATTGTGGCCGCGATTCGCCGAGTACGTGATGAGTTACCCGCATCAACACCAGCACAAGTAAATGCGAAATATGCTAAACGCATTTCCAGAGCCATGCGCAAATATTGTCCAGTTATTGGAAAATTGCACCAATTCCGCAAGTTCTACGTACTTTGTTGCTTTCAGTACTTCAACGAACGTAATTGCTCACTTCCTAGACTGGCTTCAGATTACTTGGGACATAAGAATCTGAGCCAAACCGTCATCACGTACCTGAACTTTCGAGTAACTGATTTGGGAGGTTTGAATTTTAAGTATTAATTTTTAAAAAAAACAATCAATGGGATTACCAACATATGCGTACATTTGTATTGCTTTCGTAGTGATATTTATTTTGGCATGTTTAGGTGGAATCTGGAGCATGAACCACAAACCAGCGATACCCGGTCCATCTAAGTTTCAACAAGAACAGTATAAACTATTCCTTGAAAAAATGCGTTCACAAGGATGATTCCTGAACGGGTTCCTTCTGAGCGTCATTGAGTTCCTTGGCGCGGCGTTGATACTCAGTCTTCAAATTAGGGTTATTTTTCCATTCCGTGCTGAGGAGCACCATAACTTGAGATGCGGTTTGTTCTTTGGAGATTTTTTGGAATTCTTCGCGCCTTTCCTTCCACTGTGTACGAATATATAAGTTATAAGGCTGAACCTTCTTTGGCTTTTTCGAAGGCTCAGTGGCCCGAACTCGTTTAGCGGGCTTAACCAAGTGAGATTGTCCATAGTAGCGGTGAAGTTCCTCAATACCACATAGGTAATGTTGGTAAATGTTAAGCATAACAGAGTACTTGACGGATTTGGGATTTGCAAGAGCGCGCTCAATAGTCTTGGCATGTTTGGCCAAAAACACAAAGTTATGTTGCTGCTCATAATGAAGCAAACATTTTGCCATAAACTCAACAGTCTCATAGTCCTTGACCTTGCGGTACAGTGGATTTATCACCGCCTTGGCTTCGTCGGATAACGCTTGATTGTGACTGTGAATCTTCTTCAACAAAGCCCGTGCTTCACGATTAATGCCCAACTTAGGAATGGTCGAGCCCAAAATACGCTTTTTCATTTTGAGAGCTGATGTGGGTTCATCGTAATTCTCCACCAAATTACGCGACGACTTGCGCGCCCGTTTGCGAATGGGTTGCTCCTTGGCCTCCTTGGGTCTTCGTTTGCGCTTTTTGGTCTTGCTTTTAGCCTTGGTCTCCTGGGTCTCCTGGGTCTCTTTGGTATCCTCCTTTGCTTCCTGTGGTTTCTCTGGCACGGGCTGTGAGGGCTGCGCTGGCTGCGCTGGCTGCGCGGCGATCTCTTGGGTTTGTGGGGTTGACATGCTTTTTGTTTGAAAAAATGACTAGAATGTTTATGATAACCAAATGGAACACACTCCGTCACTCCGTCACTCCGTCCGCTTTTGGAATGTATAATTATAAAGAAAACATGTCTGCCCCCAAATATTGCGCACAACCTTTTGCGTACACTCCGTCTCCGCAACTGTCTCCATGGGATTATCGACTACAAGGATCGGTCCCAGGATGCACATATGTGGATGCAGTAATGAATTTGACGAATGCATCTATGGTTCCGTTCGACAACTATGGATATAGAGAAGCCCGTACGGCGTGCCGGGCCAAGTATGATCCGTTTCGTGAAACCCTCGATGTCAGCCCGCTTCCGCAATGGCCACACCGACATTCTAAACTTTATCCCACACGGGACTTTACGGTCGATTCGTACTCAGTAATGCCGGCAGATCCTCAGCATGATCCCAACCGGTATCATAACTTTGTGGCTGCCTGGAATCCCAAAATCGTTCCATTTACGCGTTCCAGCTCGGGGTATCCATAAAAACTCACAACATACGTTTAAGAAAGCGACTTATGGACCTCCGACGTGGTCGACAAATCGATGAACATAAAGAGAAAAAGCGTCAATTACGCGAAAAAATACCTGATGATCTCAAGGGCACATATAAGTGCGGTCGATTCTTTTGGGATAAGCCTTTTAGGCTGAGAGAATATCAAGGCCGGCTTCAATCTTTATTGCCCTACTTGACAGATGACCGAATGCGCAAAGTTATCGTTCCCATCATCAGCGTTTCCTCCAAAATCTCACTGCGACTGCTGCATTACTTTGTGATCACCTACGCTAAAAGGCTGAAAATTGCCATTCGCAATCGCAACGGACAGTTGCTCAATATCTACAATAGCTACCTATCATGGTTAAGGTTTTTTCACCGGCACCTTTTCGATGCATTCCGCCGAGGACCCAGGATTTACTTTGACCTGGATGGTCAACGATATTCAACCACTGTTGCTCAGTTGAACTATATGTACTGGGTGGAACACAATCAAATTCTCAGCTACGCTGTGGAACATCACAAGGCTATCGAAAAGGATATGCAACTGCGCCTTGAGGAATGTGCTGAGGAAAAGAAATTACTGAAGGCTTCTGGAAGCAAACGTAAACGGGTCGAGCTCTCCAAAGCCCCTCCCATCAAATGTTTCATCTACAAAAATAAAGTTAAAATCGCACTCTGAAAAACAAAAAAAAATATGTCAACGGTAACAGCTCCCTTAGGCGACCTTTTACGAATGATTATCCAGATTTCGGGACGTCAGTTACCGGTTTCACAAACTAGGGATCTCCCTGTTTCATCGCTTGAAACCCTAAGTCCATATGATGGTACTGGACACTTTCTCAAATCTGTGCAGGCTCAGGATTATATGGAAATTCCTGGAGACTTTCAACAAGTTCAGCGTATTTTTGACAACAAACAACCGGACACCACAGATTTGCGAATAGATCTTGGATCCTTGTGTTTAACTACACACATGTATGGGATCAACGTTTATCTGATAGGTCAAGGATATATTAGAAATACACCATCTATAGATTTCTTTGTAGCGCTCCAACGGCATTCAAGCAACAGCTGGACCTTATACACTGAGAATTTTAGCAAGTCGGCAATACCCGAACGCATCAAAGTTTTAATGCGCGGTGAAGAGAAGGAGCTTAGTCTCTTGCAATTATTTCCTAGATTGGGTTCCGTGTGTTGGCGAGATCCCGTAGAGTTTAAGGATGAGCAAAAGGGAGATCCATCGTTAATGGATTTTCTAGAAGGAAATATGTTTAGTCAAAAGTTTTGGAATATGATGTGGCGGTCACCCATGTCACCAAGCTCGTTTGAGCTCAAATTGCCTGAAAAGGTCGGTATACTCCAACGCATAGTTGCTAAACCAGCCTACACCATTATGTGGTTAAATTACTTACTACAGTTGGGACTTACGGGACCTAGCTTAACTGAGGTAACTGGGCAACCCCTTGGAGATTTGTATGAAAGAGCTTTTGAAGATCTACAAAACATGTTTGGAGATGAGGTGGTGAAGCATTTTTCCAAGATTTTTGTACATGGTTGGAGAGATCAGTTAACCTTGGAGGCTATACTTAAACTAATACCCGATAACGATACGCAGGATATGTCACACTTTAATCTTCACAAGACACTGCCACAACTCTTTGGTGTATACCCTTACTCGCTCTTTGCGACGCCTAGCCTTTACAAATGCCCAGAGAAAACGCTACATTGGGAGTTCCCACTTCAGTTACAATTATATTTGATGTTAGGCTCCCAAACGCCCTTCAAATATTGGGGACATACACGTTACCTGGAACGGCTATCATTACCACAACCTCGAGACACCAGGGAAGTGCGTGTATGCACCCAAACCTTACGGGATCACACCTCAGTATATCGCACAGTTGCCTATGTTTTTCGTTCCGATTGGATTGAATATTACGATCACACAGGCAGTGCTCCAAACCTCTCTTATGTACCAGAATATGATGACGCAAAGGTATGTACCATGATTGAACCTGGTAAATATACCAAATGTACCAACTACTTACCTTACTTCCTCTATTTGAGCTCCCAACTTCAAACCCTATCACAAGTTCAAATGCTGAAGATTTATTTAAATTCCACAGCGCATTTCCGTAACAATAGAGCCTCCGATGTGTACATGGATACGTTTGTGCGCGCAAAACTTGTGTTAGAACACTATGTGAGGCTCATCAATCCATTGATACCGGATGAACCACTCAGAAAATTAAGACGAATCCAGCCTCGGAAGGTTCCACAGCCTCCGCAGCCTCAGCAGGATCAGCAGGATCCGCAGCCTCAGCAGCCTCCGCAGCCTCAGCAGCCTTGGGATATTCGCGATTCTCCGCAGCCTCAGCAGCCTCCGCAGCCTCCGCAGCCTCAGCAGCCTCAGCAGCCTTGGGATATTCGCGATTCTCCGCAGCTTTCACAGCTTCCGCAGCTTCCGCAGTATCAGCAGCCTCCGCAGCCTCAGCAGCCTCCGCAGCTTTCGCGGCTTCCGCAGGATCAGCAGCCTTGGGATATTCGCGATCCTCCGCAGCTTTCGCAGGATCAGCAGCCTTGGGATATTCAGGATCCTCAGCAGCCTTGGGATATTCGCGATCCTCCGCAGCTTTCGCAGGATCAGCAGCCTTGGGATATTCAGGATCCTCAGCAGCCTTGGGATATTCAGGATCCTCAGCAGCCTTGGGATATTCAGGATCCTCAGCAGCCTTGGGATATTCAGGATCCTCAGCAGCCTTGGGATATTCAGGATCCTCAGCAGCTTCGGTCGGATTGGTTGACCCAGGATCTCCCTCAAGATGAAGTATTCAACGCACCGATTGGATGGGATAATGATCATGAATACCTATTTTAAAAAGTTCTGAAGTTGATTCCACACTCTCCATGAAATTTTGTAAGATGGGCGTTCGGTGTGTCCCTTCCATTTTTGAAGATCTTTGATGTAGCGGCAATTTAATATGGCAGCCGTGGTATTCCCAATACCGCGACATAAGGTCACAGGGACCTTCACCGGAAAATCATCCATAAAATAGTAAGGTTTATATAACGAAAAGGGGGGTTCGAACAGGTCGAAGCGCAAGCCTTGATTCACGCGCACATGGAGTGCTAAACTCAAGAGCACAAAGTTGAGATCATATTTTTCCAAATAAATTTGAACCCATTGGTGCCATTTACAAATATCTTTGCTGGACATTTGCATTCTTAAAGACATTGGTAATATATCTCTGTATAATTTAACTGTCCAGGTTTCAAAGATCCATCTGTAGACCTCTTGAAACTTTATGTCCGCTATGGTAAATGTGGGTAAAGTTAAGAAAGTAACATCGTGAAAATCCGGCAACCCTTGAGAAGTAATCTGAACCTTACCCGGCAACAGAGTATGGCAAATTTGCAAAAGAAAATAGCTTGCTTGTTGAACAGTGAGATCTGCACGCTGTCGATATACCTCCATCAACCAATGAAGCATTAAAATCTCAAAGTTTAATTGTTGATGGATGGGGACCGTGTACGTATGTTGTAAAAGAACTTTAAAGATCCATGCTACATAAACTTTCACTAAGCTCCAGGGAGCTGACCGTGCCCTGAGGGTCCACGAATTTGCAAACTCCGTGATATTATCTTGCAATTCTTGGGGTAATGATTCCATTCTTTATTATCAATTCAAAAAATAAGCACGTAATAGATCGCACACTCGTCCGCATTCCGTTTCAGTCATGAACGGAAAGATGGGTAGGCTAAGCACAGTTTGACTTTTACGCAGAGATGTGGGACATGCATAAGATAAAGGTCGATCGTAGTATACACGAGATTGAACTCCATGAATTTTCAGAAATTCTTGGATATCTTTGCGATCAGTGCTGTTAACTTCAATAGTGTACACTGAAAAACAGGTGTCGGATTCACGCTGGGGCAAGTTAATGGTCTTAAGGTCAGCTAGACCTTTTTCGTACCATTCAGCAACCTGCTGTCGCGCTAGTTTTATGCGATCAAAGTGTTGAAGCTTCTTGCGCAACACTGCAGCTTGAAACCCATCCATGCGGCTATTTCGACCAATACGGCCATCGGGTAGACCTCGAGCATGATTGGCAGCCCCTCGAAGAGATTTGGTGTACCTGGGATGGCAGAATATAGCTCCACCATCTCCATAACATCCCAGGTTCTTGGAAGGATAAAAACTAGTGCAAGCAAAGTCTACATGTGATCCAAATGAACCAGAAGATCCAAAGCTTTGAGCTGCATCCTCAATCAATGGTATATCATCCGGTAAAATGCGGCGTATGGCCTTAAAATCCGGCACTTGTCCATAGAGTGATACTAAAACTACAGCTGCGATGCGGGCATGACAGATATTGCGCATGGCTTGTCTTAAGGTATGCGGAGTTACCACATAAGATCCCGGGGTTGGATCAACATCGATGTATTTCACGGTTAAACCTGCCCATTCGGCGGCACTGGCGGTTGCACTGAATGTAAAGGCCGGTACCCAAACTTCGGTAGCATGGGGACGTTGGTGCTTACATTCTCGGTATACTAACTCCAAGGCATCTGTGCCATTGGCCACGGTTACACAATGAAGGTTAGTCCCCAAGTATTCTTGGAGTTCGGATTCCAACTCAGGCCCACTTCCAATAAACTGAGATGTTTCTAGTACCTCAGACAGTGCTCCATGTACATCAAGGTCTAGTATCTTGCGTTCACGAGCCAAATCCAACATTGATATTTGTTGCATGCTTTTATAAGAAATGTCTCAAGAAAGAAACCCACATGTTGTAATGGAACACATTCTTAATAGAGTTCGGGTTGAACGAAAACGTTACCCCGACCTGTGGCTAAGGTTTAAGGACATCGAACGTCGCTTGCATTGCAAGCTAACTTATACTGCCCCCGAAATGGTAAACTATATTGGCTTTCAAACGTTGGCAGAAAGCCTTGGAAATGTGGACGAATATCTTAATCATACCCTTCGCCAAGATATAGCTGAAATTATACGAGGGCACCCATTCCATGGTTCCGTGCAAGTCTGACAGGAACAAGAGGTTGTCCAGTGAGTGTGGTGACCACAGTTGGGGTAAATGGGGCTACCAACCGGACAAACGTCTTGCGACCTCGCAGAGGACGATATCGACTTTGACAGCAGCATGACTTTCGTTGCATCGAATGTTTGGGCATCTTTGTTTTTCAAGAACAAGAAAAAAGGTCATATGTCTAGAACTCCTGAAAAAATACCCCAACGACCTTCGCCTGATGTGAAAATCAAAATTCCCATATCACCCATTGACGAAGACCCGGCCATATATCGACGATCCCCGGCTCACTTAGGTTTACCCGCGTTGCCGGGATCGCCGCGTAGTCTAAACCCTGACGATATTTCAGAATTAGCAAGTGTTAGAGCGCTAGAAAAGCAAATTGAAGTAGAAACCAAAGAGCGCAAGTTTCAGCAAGACACATTCTGGAGATCCTGCTGTGGTTCGGAAATTGATCAACGGGTTTGTACAGTTTCGTTAACCGCCTTTTTTTCTTTACTTGCCCTACTGTTTTGTATGTTTATGATGGTTACGGCAGACCAAGGACATTGCGTCTGTGACGGCAAGGAAGAAGACATTACAATGTATTGGGGCTTGTTTTCAATGATTATTACAGCTTACATTACTAATTCAGTTAATAAAAGAAAGGACAAGGACTGAAAAACTATCAAAACGTTTATTTGAAACTTGGAGTCATCGGAATGTGGCAAAAAAGGTTTCGGTTTGAAGGTTACGGGGCTCTTGTGCGGCGGCTCCAAGATACAGGAATGGCGGATCAGGCGGTGAAGGGCTTTCCAAGTATTGAGTTGATGGTAATTCTTGGCACCAAAAGTTAGACAAGTCTTCGTGGCATTGAAGATCAATTTGAGGAGTTTTTTGCACACACACGCGTTTGGCCAAAGCTGGGGTCGTTGGTTGTTTTGAGCGTTTCAACATTGCGAAAAGTGACACTCGCGCCGCCGGACTTTCGGACTTTAGGAACTTTACTGAAATTCCGAGAAAATCAAATCTTAAACTTATTCTAGGGCTTGGCGAATCTTGGTATTTTGGGAGAGCAAAGTCTGCACTTGTTCGGACACAGCAGCAGCTTTTCGTAGGCTTCAGCGGCTTCCGCCAGACTTTTTAGAGCGCGTTCGCGATCAACAAAGGCGTCGAATTCAGGGTAATGCTCACGAGCAGGCTTTTTTCCAAAGATTTTGGTAAACTTCTTTTTATGCACACTGAGACACGTAGAAATACCAGCGTCCACAGAATTCAAGAAGTATCAGTCTCACGTGCTCTTCTGGAATTGCTCCGTATCTCCAACCAGGGCGCTGGGATTTGCAAATATTCAATGGGGTTCTAAAGCTTCGACATTGTTTAGTTTCTGGGTCAAACGTCCAATACTTGTCGGATTCAACGCGTTCTTGACATTCTTTGGCATCGGTAACACCGTCTGTTAATATAAAGTCATCCGCGTGGGAAACGGCTAACCCTTCCTTCTCCCGGAACACAAAGTACTAGATCAAAAATCCAGTCAAGGCCGCCGCTAATAAACAACCGCCGAAAATCCATGCAAATTTAACTTTGTTCATTGTTTTTATTAGACATACAAAGATTATGCAGATGCCCAAGTGTGGCATCGACTTATTGATATACCTGCTGGAATCATCCATATTCCAAAGAAACCCACTGCAACCACTACGGGTACCCATGGTATATAACCCTTTATACGTTCACGGTCATCCGCATCACACGCAAATTTAGAAGCTAAGTAAGTACCTAAGAGCGCGACAAGATACGCTCCCAGCGTACAAAAACTAATGATAAAAAAATTTGGACAACCATCGTCAAGATAATAATCAAAATCCCAAGACCAAAGTTCAAGATTAACCATTGTTTTTTTATTTTAACACGCAAACATTTAAGTTTAGGCGCCACAGGAAAGGCACTTAGGGATTAAACCGTATTCGACCATGTCAAGCATTTGAGGCCAGATTCGCTCAAAAGACATGTTGGTAGCCAAATTTGCAAACACCTCCAAAACCAAGACCTCGTAAACGCCAATTACACAGTCTTGAAGCAATTTGCGGTTTTGAAAGTTTACATCACCCTGCTGGACATCCACGTAATGCTTCAATCGTTTCCAAAGCTCAGGTTCTTCCGTATCCAATTGACTGGAGCCCGGGCTGTTTTAGGCGCCACATGATAGGCATTCCGGGTCACAGACTACATCGGCGGAGGCTTCGTGGGCGTCGGGTTCCTTTTCCTTGACAGGCACCGTAAATTGGATAGCGTCAGCTGCGGCAACCGTCCTCAAATAATAAAGGCCTGTTTTCAAACCCAAGCGCCATGCGTAGAAATGCCTGGATGTTAGCCGCGTTGTGTCTGTCATAAAGGCATTGAAGCTCTCACTTTGGCACACGAAACGGGCCCTGTCCCGGCTCATATCACATTGGACCTTTCCTGAAATTTCGAAAGCTGTTTTATAGCGCGCGCGGATTTCAGGAGGAATGTTTTCAATGGCTTGAACACTTCCACGGTGTCTCATAATAGAAAATTTCATTTCGGTTGTCCACAATCCAAGCTTCAATAAATCCTCTACCAAGAATCGATTAGCCACCACAAAATCGCCGCTCAGCGTGCGCCGGGTAAACATGTTGGACATCTGCGGTTCCCACGATGGGCTATTGCCAAACATTTGTGATGTAGAAGCGGTCGGCATCAGCGCGAGGAGCAATGAGTTGCGAATACCATGCGTCTGCACATCTCGTCGCAGAGAGGTCCAATCATAGCGGCTAACCCCAGGATCGCAATCCCACAAGTCGAATTGGAAGAGCCCCTGAGAAATTGGTGATCCTTGGAATGTCTCATAGGGTCCGTCACGTTGGGCCAGTCTCATGGAAGTCCGGATCGCCACGTAGTAAATCGTTTCCATAATGTCTCTATTGAGTTGTTGAGCTTCCTTGCTATCGTAGGCTATACCAAGCTTGAAGAATGTGGTCGCTAGCCCTTGGATTCCTAGGCCTACGGGACGATGTCTCATGTTGGAATGCTTGGCTTCAGGAACGGGGTAAAAGTTCACATCGATCACCCGATTCAAGTTTTCGATCGCGTGTTCAGTAACGGATTCCAAGAGGGAAAACTGGAACTTGCCATCCACCACACAGGCTGGTAAGGACACCGACGCCAGGTTGCACACGGCGACCTCGTCGGGGCTAGTATATTCCACAATTTCCGTGCACAAATTGCTTCCATGAATGGGTCCCAAGTGTTTCTGGTTGCTCTTGGAGTTGCAAGCATTCTTGAAAAGCATGTAAGGAGTGCCTGTCTCCACTTGAGCCGCCAGGATCGCATTCCAGACAGTTCGCGCGGGCAAGGTCTTCTTGGCACGGTCTTTTTCTTCATAGGACGTGTATAGTTTGGTGTATTCTTCCCCGTACACCTCTTCCAGTCCTGGGCATTCGTGGGGGCAAAAAAAGGACCAGTCAGCCCCGGATTCAACCCGTTCCATGAATAGATCAGAAATCCAAAGAGCTAAGAAAAGATCGCGAGCCCTTAATTCTTCAATTCCATTATTTTTCCGGAGATCCAAAAAGTCCATCAGATCAGGATGGTGTGGTTCTAAGTACAAAGCAAAAGAACCCTTGCGCTTACCTCCACCCTGGTCTACATACCGAGCGGTGGCGTTGAATACGCGGGCCATGGGAATAATGCCATTTGAGTAACCCCCAGTACCCGCAATGAAGGAACCAGTGGCACGGATTTTGCTGATACTTAGACCAATGCCCCCTGCAAACTGAGAGATTAACGCGCATTGCTTTAGAGTATCATAGATTCCGCTTATTGAATCACTCTTCATGTCCAACAAAAAACATGACGACAATTGAGGGTTTGGGGTCCCTGAATTGAAGAGGGTCGGGGTTGCATGGATCATTTGATGGTTGGATAGGTAGTTGTAAGTTTCTATGGCGCGTTCGGGATCTGGAGGGCTCATGTTGAGTTGACACGCCACCCGCATAAACATGTGTTGAGGACGCTCCACAATATCCCCATTAATGCGAAGAAGGTATGATCTTTCAAGAGTCTTGAAGCCAAAAAAGTCAAACTTGTAGTCGCGCTCGTAAATAATGGCCGAGTTAAGGACATCCTTGTGCTCTTGCACAAACTGAACAAAGTCTGGGGCCAAACCTTGAATTTCTTGACCCACTTGCTCGTTCGTGTACTTGGAAAGCATTTGAACCACCTCACTAAAGCAATTGGTAGTCTTCTTGTGAAGGTTAGACACTTGAATGCGACCAGCTAGGATGGAAAAGTCTGGATGATCTAACACCATACCAGCCGCAATCTCAGAGGCTAGCATATCCAACTCTTCAGTCCGAATACCACCACGGACTCCCTGGACTGTCTTCTGACCAACCACCACTGGATCCACCAAAGGTGATAGTCCATACGAGAGGGCTCTCACACGAGCAATGATCTTATCGAATTGAACAGGTTCTTGACGACCATCACGCTTCACGACAAACATCCTTTTTTGAAAGAGTGCGGAATTTTTTGTGGCTGCACAGTGGCCTTTATTTGGAACGTACCAGACATCTCAGGTAATGTCCGTTACATTGACTCAATTGACCTTGAGCGTTATCAAGTAATGATTGAAGGCGCCGGGCGAATGGAGCCTGTTGGTATAAGGGTGACAGTAAGCCTAACTTATGTTCATGATATGTACATTCTGCAAGAAGTTCTGCGCTCGGGGTTGAATTACCAGCGACTCGGTCAAGGTACGCGATGACATCATCATGGACTCGACGATGGTGCTCGAGGACTTGACCCGCCCAATCACTATCTTCAATATGTAAACTTAGTGTTCTGAAAAGACGAGGGGGTCTAAAAGCTGACATTTTTTTTGAAAGTGTATAGAAAAAAAACTTTGATTCATGCCACCTAAGAAGCGAACTATCCAGCCAACTAAGACATGTAGCGACTATCCCACCTGGGGATTGAGTGCTAACGAAAATTGGATGAGAAAATCCAAAAAGGGGAATTGGAGGTATGTTAGTGATGGCGCTTTTCAAAAGGCGTATGGCAAAAAGCCAGGGAATAAGACATTTTGTAAAAAAGAAGTCCAAAAGAAGTCCCCCAGGCAACCCCAACCAGCCCCCAGGCAACCCCAACCAGCCCCCAGGCAACCCCAACCAGCCCCCAGGCAACCCTCCACCTTGGAAGAATGTCTGCTAAAATGTCGGGAAAAGTACACAACGCCTGAAGATGTAGCTAATGCTATTGGGGCTCTTGCTCAACACAGCCCACAGAAACTTCGCGCGGCACAACAAGATAATCGACAAAATTTGGCCATGCTTGAGGTTGCTCAGGAATTGCAACAACAAAGGCATGCAGCTTTGCGAGAGGTCGCGGGAATTAAATCCAAACATTTGGTGTACAGTTCGGATGTTCGGAAAAAGCTCCGACAAAAACGAAGAGAAACTATGGAACACCGGAGGTTGATAATTAATAAGCTGCGTCAAAGGAAAAGACAGATGGACTCCAAAATGCCGCGGAAAGATAAACAAAAAATGGTAAAGAAACTTCAAACATTGGATGCCCGTCTTAAGAAAATTAATGAAACGTTGGAACGCATAGCACCTGCTGCTCAAAGAGGCAAGTTAATTAAACCTGATAACCTAAGTGATGAGGAATTTCGTCTTCTTGAGCTAGCACAAGAGCAAGCTGCTGTAACATATGGGCGGAAAAACCGTCGAAAACCAGCATCACCACGAAAGCTTGGGCCTTGGCAGAGAGAAAGATTGGGCAAGCCCCTCGAAAAGGACAAACGGAAAGAGCTGATGAAAAGGCTTCCCAAGACCAAGACCACCCGCGAAACCTTGACACCAGACGAATTCAAAAAAAAAGTAGACAATATTATTAAGAATTTGGAGCAAGAGGGAATGACCATACCCAAAATGAAAGAACAATTAAAAAGGGACCGCGAGTTTATTCTCAGCAATAATCCAGGCTCTCCCAAAAGATTCAGAGCGCTGTCTTTAATTGATGCCGCCATGGAACAGCTTCAGACCCAAGCCAAAACCAAAACCAAAACCAAAACCAAGACCAAAAAACAAAAACTTGATCAGTCACCCAAGACCAAGACCAAGGATGTATCTCAAAAGGAAACAATCTCAAATCAAATTGACACTATTTACGAATTGCACACCCAACTTTTTAATGATGAGGATATTAATGAAACACAACTGATTAATGATATCACCCAAAAAGTTGCGCAACTCTTAGCTCAATTTGATGATTATGAACACCCAAGAGGAGAACTAAAGCAGTTAATGGATGATACAATGAGAGAGCATGGATATAATGATGAGGAGATCGAAGAACAAACAAAGGTGCTCATAGATGCTATTGACCAATATAAAAAGCTTTACAAAAAGTTTGAAAGAGAAGGGACTCTTCGAAAAAAAATTACAACGACAGCTTCTAACATGGCAAAAATTAAGGACATAAAAAACATGACCAAGGAACAGAGAAGATCTAGTATAATTGGTCTGATGTATAAGGATTTCGATTTTTTGCGCAAAACATATCCAAAATACTTAAATTCGCTTGAAAATACCGCCATTTTGGTTGATGAGTATTTAAACGCGTATAAACCAAATATTTTATTTACCACAAATCAACGTCGGAGTTTTATTCAAGGTCTGTACAACGAATATTTAGATTACTTGAAAGAATTGAATGTCCTGCCGGATGATGACGATGATGGGGAAGTGGACATGGAGGAGGAAGCGGCGTTTATTGATGATAAAGAAGTAGAAGAAAAAGAAGAAGATTATGAAGCTTTTCACAGAAATTTGTTGGCCAAACAAGGTAACTTAAACAGGGAATGGATAACCATATGGAATGAACTAACAGATGAACAAAAGCAAGATCCAACCATTTTAATTCTTCTGGGAAAACACTTAATGTGCAAACATAATGTGGAAATCCAGCACCGATTTTTTGCTAGAAAAATCAGAGATATGGCACCATTGGAGCTCGAAAATACGATCGGGGAACTAAAATTTAAAGAATTAGAGACCAAATTAGAACAATTAATTAAGTTAGTCGGGGAAACACTAACCGACTTTCATAGATTCATGCAAACCAAGGAATTTAATCAAGAGGTTTGTGAAAAAATTAGATCAGATTTCGAGTCCAGTCTAGAAGATTTGGGATAACACACCACGAACACCATCACTACCAAAGCACAAAAGACTGCAAATGTCAACAAAGCCATTGCCAGCCCATCATCTTCAGTTTCGTAGATAGCACAGGTGTAGCTTGGCACTTCAGGGCAACAGGGTCTGCTGCAGGGAATCTCGGCGTCCACGTCGGAATCTTGAAGCCCATAAGTGCAATTGAGTAAGTCACAGATTTCTTGACAGCTGGTGTAATTCATGTTTACAAGTCTCACGATGTCCCAACTTCCAATTTAACTTTTGGCACTTGCGATTGCAATAATGTGACTTGCGGCAACCGGAACATACAAGGTCCGCAAACGGACGCAAACACTGCCGGCAAAGGTTGATCCGCAGAGAAGTCTTTAGGACGCGGCTGTAAAGATCGCGTAATCTAACAGTATCCCAACATTGCAAGTACGCGGTTCCTTTCGCAGTGTACGTGTAAAGCACAAGTGCTTCTCGGGTGAAATCTATTCTACCCAGACTTCCGCGCAAACTTGGTATGATGATTTCAGCTATAAAATTTGCAGAAAAATCAAAGATAATATCCACAAGTGAACGGGAATCCACCGATTCGATACCGCAACAGTCCAGCGTCACGCAGAGCACGTTGTGGTCAGGCCAACACTCGCACTTGGACTTGTAAAAATCAGAAAATGATAGAAGGGCGGAATGGACTTGCAGAGGCGCATCTTCCTTTTGTTCTTGCATGGGACCAGATATTTGTACAGTACGGGAGAGCTCCCGTACCATAGAGCGATCAAAGTTGCAGCGGACGGCTTTGAAAAAGTCAGTCATGGCCAAAAGTGCGCGGGAAAATTTGGAAAGTGTATAATAAAGGCACAACCACAAAGTTATGCACGTTTATCGTAAACCTCATCATCGTAACGGATATACCCGGGGAGACGGAGTAAGGGTTAAGGCTTGTAACGTAAGGGGATGTAAAGTACGTTTACCAAAGGCTCGGCAAGGACAGCTGACTAAGTACGGGTACCACTTAGATCGGCCCTCGGTAGACCGTTTACAAGCACTATTGAGGGGCGTAACCAAGGATGGGTACGCAACTATTATGCGGCGCCTTAATTGGCTTGCTGTGATGTCTAAAAAGCGCCCGACAGCGTACAAAAAGATTCAGAAAGACATGTCAGATTTGAGAGATTTACTGAGACCTTAAGAACCAGTTGAACCGAAGCCACCTTGACCACGTTCGGTTTCTTTAGGTAGGGCTTTGACTTCTGTGACTTCGGGATAGGCTATACCCTCCACTATCAGTTGGGCTACCCTGTCATGTTGGGCAACCTTGTAGTCTTGAACCCCAAAGTTCATCAGAAGGATATAGACGGGACCGGTATAGTCGGCATCAATATAGTGCTTCCAAGCAAGGCCAGATCGCGACCATATGTGCCCACCGGAAGCGCGATCTTAAGGTCCGTGGGTACCAAGGCCTTCCCCTGAGATGGTATAGTACAACCCTGGGCAGCATAGAGATCAAGGCCAGCAGCGAGACTGGAACCTCGAGTAGGGATCTTGGCATCTTGAGACAATTTTTGCACAAACATTTTTGGGCGGCTGGGGCTGCTTTACCTTTTGCGCATATTTTGCGAACACGTGGCTCCTGGACGCACCGGACACGCTGGCTTAGCACATGGAGCTTTTAGAGGATAACCAAAAGGAGAAGACGGACTGCACAAGGCTTGTGTTGGGGCTTGTTCGCGGCCTGTGCATTTTTGGCCGCGGCTGGAATATCGGGTTCCTTGGGTTCCTGAGTGTGGTTTGTACATTTTTTTTGTTTTTTTAAGAAACAAAAAACCAGAATGGACTCCTATGATCACAAGCTTTCGATTGGGTACATCTGTAATGTTAGTGCGCTTTTACGTTCGTTTGACAAAGTTTTTGATCGAGTCGGTGTGTCCATGTGGGCGGTGAAGGCCCTGGTCGAAGCAGACTTCAAGGACTTTCTACAGGACATTGAAGAAGTCAAGCTTTTTCAAGGAACTGATCGAAAGTTTGTGCAAGATGCCAAGTACAAGGTTAGACTTGGGAAAAAACCTGAAAAAGTTACCGAGCAGTATAAGTCCAAGATGCGCGAACGAGCGCAGGTTTTCCTTAACACTTTGGCAGCTGCCCAAGAACGTAAGGAATCCGTGCTTTTGGTTAGATGTGAAGAGGCCACATGTTACCCAGATTGGGGTGAGCGTCTTGAAGCGGTGGATGAAAAGAAACACGTGGAAGCCTTTTCAGATATGTTGAAGGCCAAATATCCAACGTTGCAATTTAAGATTTTGTACATGTCTCAAGAAGGGTTTTTTCTTGAAGAGTTGCGTGGGATTGTTGGTATCCCTCGCCCTGCAAGCTGTTACCGAAATGCACGCATCATGAGAACAATGGATGCACATATGGCTCAATCCGACATTCGAGCATATCTTCAGGAACATCTATAACAAAACCCGACATGCTACGAACTTTGGATCTTGTTGGACCGTGCACATACCCATTATCTGCAAAATCCACTGGAGATTTAATAAAATTAGTAAAGTTGGAGCCTCCACAAGAATGGTACTTACGCTGTAATAGTCAAGAAGTTCCTCTGGAGCCTCCGTGTCTCGAATTAATTCCCCTGATATCTCTCAGTTCATCCAAGGTTGAACTTGTTTTCAAGGGACAAGACAAGGCCCAAGCACAGCTTCGAACCCACCAAGTATACCCAGCCTTTCGAAGGGCTTACCTCGAAACTCCAAAAGAGTTCCTAGGGTTCGTGGTCGACTTGGGGGTTACCAGGCTTAAAGGTTCCGTGTAAGCGATCCCACAGACTAAAACGCTTCGAAAAGTTGACCCCAGGTTCACGGTGATGTAAATCATGGTCCTCGGTATATAATTCAATACCCAGTTTTCGCGGCACCCATATACACTGCGCAAAGCAGGAAGTCGGTGCCATTTTAAGACCCAGGTGACCAGATATTTCTTGATACGTCAAGTAGGTACTAAGGATGCTTAGCTGTAAAGATGAACACGGAAACAAGTAACAGGTGAAAAACAGGGGAATACTGTAACTCAAGACCAAATCCAGGGGATCAATATGAAATGTAGTTAGCGCAGAGGGGGCCTTGTACACATGATGAACTCGGTGAAATCTGTACAAACATTTGTGGCTGTGCATTAACCGATGCATCCAGTAATGAAATAGATCAAACACAAGTTCAAAAATAAAGCAGTGAAGACCAAACCATAACCAAGGAACTCCACAGTGATCAGGGATTAGCGCGTGACTTAGAGCCTTAACAGACATGGATGTCCCAAAAAAAACCAAAGAACCTCGAGGAATTCTTTGACCAGATTGGATTCGCGCCTTTTTAGGTTGCATGAATGAAAATAACAATAAAGTTGACAGGATTTCACCAACAAAGACACCGGTAAAACGTTTTAGAGCAGCGCACATCATGATGAAACCATTAATCCTGAGCCATTCCTGAAACCCCATCTTTTTTTCCTTTCCATTTCAACAAAAAACTAACCATGTCCTTGAACGTACCACCGGAATGCGGAACACTAAGACGCCGACAAGTTCGGGCGCAAGAGGTATACACCAGGGAACTTAAGGATTGTTCGGGAGCTGAGTTTGTACACTTTTTTGTAGAAGGCGCTACAGGGCCAGATGGACCTGCTACGAGTGGGCCATTCCCTCTTGAAAACCGTGACACGTTAAGAATGTGGTCACCCGCAGGTGTCAATGTTGCACAGGGTGTCACGGTGGAAATGCCGTTTACCAGGTGCGGCAAACTTTGGCTTGTCGAGAATATTAAGAGTGATTTTGAATCTCTCGAAGTCTTTTTACCAAGCGACCTAGAGGTGGCCTTCTCAGAAGGGCTAACTTTACTTCAAGGTGGACACACATACACCAACACCACTGATAAGTGTGTAAAGGTAGAAGTACACGCTCAAATTGCGTGCATCATTGATAGCAATGATACTACATCTTTATTGCTTTTGCAGAACGAAAAGGTAGTTGCATATAGTGTACAGACTCCAAATGACTTGGACTTACATCATGTCACATTAACATGCGTGGTGCTTTGCCAACCAGGTGATACTCTTGATCTTGGTCTATTGTCTGAAAATACTGGAGCAGTAACCCTTCCGTCTTATGTGGATCCTAGTAATGGCCTGTTCTTTACTCTCACCGATGGTATCACTGTTAATGGTATCAGTTATATTATCTTTAAAGAATCTTCAGTAAGCCAATCACTAAACTGCCAAGAAACTCTACCAACTCGTACAGATCCATTCTAAGCCATTAGAAACCTCCCACTCGAAGGACAAATATTGTAATTGGACATGCTTGCAAACTCCTGTTGATAAAAAATCTGAGCATTCTTGCATTTTTTCACTACTTTTTCACATAAGTGTGTAGATAACTTTTTCAGAGAACCCTTCCATGCCTTCCCATCTAAGAAAAGATGACCATGTTCATCGATCGTTAGGGTGGTTGTTCTTGTGCCACATTGAAGACCCATGGTCGTTCGGATCCGACCTGGCCCATGGGAAGCCCTCTGAATCTCCGTCTCCAACATTTTAAGCAAGGGACCCTCGCATTTGTGCTTAGGGGTCTTGGAGGGCTTCCTAGCGGGCTTCCTAGCAGTGGTTTTGCGTTTCTTTGGGGGCATACGTGTTTTTGTAAAGGGTCACAAAAAAATGCCAGAAGGTTCATGACTCTCAAGGCCGCGTTGTAGAAATTATTAAAGTTGGAGGACGCGATGTTTTCTATGTTCCAAGTTGGGTTCGGGGATCTACATTGGTTGCATGCTACAACTAAACCATGGTTCCAGCAAATTTCGCATTTCAAGACGCGCCTTCCAAATCCAGACCGTATGTCTAAATGTCTGAAAAAATATGTTGTACATGTCCAACAAGTTGTTGTGTATGCCAAGCTCAAGAGGACATTTATTCCAATAAACATTTATTTCCAAGGTACGTAGAAATAATGGTAGTCACATCTCGACCAAAGAACTCCCACAACATATCCATGCGCACTTTAAGCCAAATTAGCTCGGTTGAACACTCAGGACCACGCCTTGCATACATTTTAGCTTGCGCGTGAAGCAACGGATAAGTATTGTTTTCGATTAATTGATGGAAGCACATGAGGTCCAAATTAGCCACTTTGCGCTTGTTTATGTACGCGCCCAAAGTACCATCTGCAAAACGTGACTTGATGTTGGCTTCCAAGTATCCTTGAGTAAACGCGTGGGCGTCAGGCTCCAGAAGTAACTGAGAGATCTCCCATGAATTCAAGGGATGCCAACAAATCTTCAAAATTTGTCGTTTGGTCAACCTGCCCTGCTTACCCTGCTTGCTCTGCTTGTCCCGCTTGCGCTTCCTGGTTTGCTTGCTTTGCTTGGTTGTGAACATACTTTTTGTGGAGTGAACCGAAATTGCTGGAAATTCCAAAAAGTTGCGAAGCTTCCGCCGCGAACCCTAAAATATTTGCCAAAGTAGTTTACAATTGTAGCTGGCACTCGCTGAAGATTATCAAGAGCTTGTAAATAAACTTACCGACACATGACTGATCCTTGGAACTCATCCCAAAACTGTTATTCTTACGCCTTTGGGCACTATGAAGAACGCCCTTACTGGCAACAACAACCCGGCCTCCACAGCGGCCTTTACCAGAAGGGGCAAAAGACAAGATTTACTTGCCCTCTAATGTTACAACGAACTCTGGCTGATAATCAACATGACACATACGTTGCTGATTGCCATGGTACGTGTCCTGAAGGTCACCACAAGATTGCACTTGCAGTTGACCCAGGTGATCCTGGTGATTATCACTTTTTCAGAGAAGACCCCGATGGTTCCTGGAGCCATAAAGTAGGCCGAGGTCAAGTCTACAAAATGACCGTACCTCCTTGGGACTCGCCTCGATATTTCGGGCGCCGTCATTACTCAGACTTTTGTGCCTGTATGTGCACTAAGACGGATGGTCTCTTGGGGCCGCTGACTCCTTAGGGCCTTATTCCGCACAATAGATTTCAGCACAATTCACAAATAAGTTAAAGACACACCAGATTAGCAACGGCCATAAGAGCGCACCAGCAAACTTGTTTACACTTGAAGCCACATGCATAGACATGGCAAGCACAAAGAGAAGCGCCAAGAATACCGGTATACCGTTTAGCTTATCCTGTTGGTACATGAATAACCAAAGAATAGCCATGGCTATTACCAAAAAGTAGGTGATTACCAAGAACCACCATTCCGTAGTCGGCGCTGACCGCGACACAAAAACCCAGGATGCCATTAATGATCCCACCAAGAAAATCCAAACAATACTATAGGTTTCCTTGGGTGGCCTAAAAGGCACACAATCCCCCGCAGACTCTTTACCCCACATAGTTATCCATGAAAAAACAAAGATAAGTAAAGGAGCAAGAAACCAGATCCATCCCAAAGTTTCCCGGGTTGTACTAGTGTAAGGTGAAGTCGTTAGAAAGGTCATGTTTATTATATGGAAAATTAAAGTTTTCGCATAGCCTTCTCCACATCCTTCAAAACTTTTCCTAAAACATTTAATAAAATCAATGCCCAACTTTCAAACAATTAACGCAAGGACTAACAACTCCACCAACATTAGGACACGCAATTTTAGACTTATTGGTGGTTTTCCTGGCCAAACTTTACAAAGTGGTACCAATGGTCTAAGCTTTTGGGGAAATCCACAAAGTGGACCCACAGGACCCACAGGGCCTGCAGGGCCTGCAGGTGGTCCACAAGGTCCAACAGGGGCCACCGGAACCACCGGAACTACAGGACCAATTGATATTCGTTCAACCTATGCGCAAAGTCATACTGGTACTTGCACGATTGTGGCTACTTACACAGGTGGCGGTGGTGCAGGGGGCTCAGGCTGGGTTTGCGAAGTTGACCCACCATATGCCTACATTGCCACTTGCGCTCATGTGGTGCTAGAAAATGCGTATTCTGTGCCACTTTCCCAAGCTGCAGCGTGGCAAGTGGTTTTAGAACAGGCTAACGGAATTTTGGGAGTCAACGTACAAGTAGATTGTGTGCTTGTAGGGTATGATGCGTCAGCAGACGTAGCTCTCTTGAGGACCAAAAGTCTGACTGAGAGCCCTTCTCAAGGCTTTGACTTCACAGTGGCACAAACAGTCATTCCTTGGGGGAGCAGTGATTCACAGACACCTGGATCCATCTGTATGGTAATTGGTAATCCGGCAAGTCTTGATACTGCAAGTTGTGCCGTGGGATATGTTAGAGATCCAAAGTTTCTAGCCGCTGCGCCTCTACAAGCCTCTGAAGATATGTTCATTTCTGCGCCCATTATTGGGGGTAACAGTGGAAGCCCAGTACTTGATAAAGATGGGCAGGCCATCGGTATGACCTCATACGTTCTGGTGACTGACAGTGTACCACAAGCTACTTTTGTGGGTGGATCTAATCAAGTTATGATGGAACAGATTATCAAAAAGATTAGAGATTTAGGAGGAAACTTTAATGGAGCCGCGGGCAAAGGGTACCTAGGCATTAACGACTACTCCTTGGCAGTTGGTTACTATCTCATGACTCTTAGACAAGCTTACCCAGCATTTTCCTCTTCAAGTTTAGATGTGCCTCAAGGGGCCGCCATATTAGCCTTGGACACCAGTGGTGCTGCGGTACCCGGATCACGCTTGCATAATGGCGTACCACCGGTGCAAGTCGGTGACATCATCACCAGCATCACCACAACTGTTGCGCCATTAGTTACCCTAGATATTGGCCCGTTTTCCAACCAATACTCATGGCAACGGGAGACTCATTTTCGCGCCGGAGAAACCGTGATCTTACAAGTGGTCCGGCCATCCACCGCGTCCACTTTTAGTTCAACGGTCATCTTGGACCAATACCCATCTTCGAAAGACGTTGTTTTTACCTCGTCATCCAGGGTCCCTTTAGGTCTTAACTCCTCTCACCTCGAATCCTGCGTGAAAGTTGAATATCCTTAGGCTGAACCGTAACTCGCTTAGCGTGGATTGCTGCAAGATTAGCATCCTCCAATAATTTAACAATATAATCCTCAGAGGCATGTCTGAGAGCATCTACGGCTTGAACCTGAAAGCGATAATGATGCCCGGCCGCCGTAAAGTCATTGCTAACCTCTTTCACAAGTCGAAAAAATGGGGCTCGGGGAATTAAGAGGTCCGTAGACTTTTGGTACTTGCGGATTTCTCGAAGTGCCTTCCTGCCTCGGGAAGTCTTTCGTTTACGCGCGCCGGTTTTACGTGTGCGGCCTTTTGTTGCAGACTTTGCTCGAGCTCTTGACTGGGTTTTGGCTTTTGTTCTGGGCATCACCGTTTTATGTTTTGTTTTTAGGTGTACAAAAAAGGCTCAAAATTTGCGCACTTACCAAAGATGTTAGAACCTTGTGAGCAGTGCAACCAACACTTTCCGAATCCTTCTAAACGTCGCCGACACATGTCTACATTTGGCGGGGCATGCAAGCGATACCAACAACGGATTAACTTTTCAGTCGGTTCTTCCATGGCCGATATGGTGCGGCAAGTTCAAGATTTGCAAAAGGTTCAAAAGGAAAACGATGGTGATCAGCCAATATGGAACTGCACTCAACTTTTAGAAGAACAACGCCACTTTTTGGATTATGTGACATTCAAGGTTTCCAGAATTCACGTGTCAGCCAGTGGGACCATTGACGAAGCTGTCATCATGGGTCCCACTAGGGGATTACGGACTGTCAGAGCACACTTGACATTGGTGGACTTACCGCGTCTCCAAGAATTTGTTCATCATTTGAAGCCCACCAATGCTATGCTGGGGGAATATATAGGTGCTGATATGGGCCCAAATTGGTACCTTGTACCATTTAAAGGAAAAATTGAAACCAAACTGGCACCACCTGTGCTGCGTGACCGTTCTGTAGAGTTCAACTTGGTGCAAGAGTTAGAACTTAGACCCAGGATTACCCCCAAAGGTTATACCAAATTCCCGCCACAGTTGGTCTTCCGAGGAAATGTCAGAGAGAAAACACCCCTCGCTGCCTACCACAAAGCTTCTGGAAAGCTAATCACAGTTCCTCTTCCAAAAAAATTATCTGTAATAAAAACATTACAATGAAACGTTATAAGCCTAAACCAAAACCTCGTCCAAAACCTAAACTTAAACCCAGACCCGCATCATCCGGACCTCAAGGACCCCCAGGACAGCCAGGACAGCCAGGACCTCAAGGACCCCCAGGACAGCCAGGACCTCAAGGACCCCCAGGACAGCCAGGACCCCCAGGACAGCTAGGACATCAAGGACCCCCAGGGCCAACCGGGTCTCGTGGACCGTATGGACCTCGGGGGGCGTATGGACCTCGTGGACCCCGAGGTTTACAAGGACCCACAGGGGCCACCGGACCTAATGGACTTAGAGGGGCTCAGGGCATGACCGGCGCTGCGGGTGGATATGGGCATGGTTTTGATACAACATTAAGTCAAAGACTTTATCCAGCTTGCCGGAATTTTAATGAATCCCTCGAAGGCGCAAATCGCGTCTTTGTGGGCGATGGGTACTATTTTAGCTCACACACACTGCCAGAAGATCGTAATGTTTATGTGTACATTGCCGAAGGGGCTGTAATATCGGGAAATATTACAGCTTGGGGCGAGCACACATACACATTTGAAGGGCAAGGAAGCCTCTTGGCCAGCCTAATAATGCCAAGGGCTCATTTAGTTGTTCGAGGACTCGCCCTTGGATCGCAAGATGTACGGTGTGCTACTTTAAAATGGCGACGATGTCGTTCATCCAGCACAAATGACAAAACGGTCACCCTAACAGCTAATCCCACTACATGTTCCATAACTGATAGCACTTTTTCGGGCAAGTTAATCGTGAATGCAAATAATCTTCAATCATCAGTTATATCCAACCTAAACCTACCTTCTTTATGTATCAAAGGAAACGAAGCCACTGATCTAACTGTTAAGAATTGCACGTTTTATGGTGGTGGAAATCTACCAGGGTTAGGTTTAGGTTTTGCGTCAACCTGCCGCCTTAGAGTTCATGATTGTACTTTAAAGAAGCTGGCAAACACACTCAAAATTGGAATTTATGGATCAGGGATCATCCACAAGTGGCTCAGTATCCAAGGAAATATCATTGGTGATGATGAACCGGACAGACGCCCTGGATATATCGTCATTAATGGCATACCTTTACAACACAAAATTCAAGGAAATATTATCATTGATTACACAAGTGAATCAGTCATTTATTATGAATCCAAAAAGCGTAATTCTTTAGACTCTTGTTAGTTAACAGCGCGCAACTTGGTAGTGTTCAGGTTCAGGCTGAAAGCCAATATAAGGGGGATTTTGGAGCTCCAGTGGTACAATAATCGGACAAAAAGGGTGACTGGTGATGTTTATAGCTTTGATGGTACATTGTGGAACCTAGTTGGAAATATTGGTAGTGTTGGGATTTGTCAGGCTGGAAATGGACCGTCCCCTTCGACCTGCAAAGACCACTCGCCCACAGGAGTTCCTTTGCCATCTATGATACTACATGCCTGTACTTCACCAGCATATAACCGGCGAGCTCGAAAAGTTTTACATTCGGATGGTTTTTTTTTATTTGTTACATTTTCAATTTTAGGTACCAGGGTTTGGTCCCAAAGAAGATGCACATACCCTGAGAACCATACTCTGGAACTGGCCCAAATTAAAGTGCGTTTTCTCCAGGCGGCCCAACCGATCATCAAGGACCGAGTCTGTTGGAAGGCTCGGGTAAAACAATCAATCAAGCAAGCTCGAAGATCTTTGAGTTCCAGAGGATTAGTCGGGGGCATTGTTGAATGCTTCTATACTACATTCCCTTAAGGTTTTGGTGTCCGCCAGAAACTCTTGAATTGATATTTGAGACATATTTGGGTTTTTATTTGTTGACAACTCAAAATACACTAAAGGCCGAAAGAAAAACCAATATCACTAATGCAACAATAATGATCAACATCCATTTTTTACCAGTGAATGCAAGGACAAACGCGAGAACCACGATAATAATTAAACCGATGACCAATATCCACGCGTTAAGGCTATCCAGGCTATTGCTTTCCGCACCATTCATTTGTGCTTGCAGTGTCTTAGGCGCCCAATCGTTTTCAGAACTACTTTGGATTTCTTGGATTAATAAACTGAGTCTACCCAACCTTTCCATAAAAACAGACTGCGATGAAAGCGTCGCACATGGAAGAAGCTTTCCGTACATGGATGATTGAGTCCATTCCTCAAATGGCATAGCATTCAACTTTTCAGCCAAACACACGAGGCATGACTGGCCAACATTTTCTATGTTAAAGAGTGATGCAAAACTATCACCCATAGCATCCACACAGGCTGGAACATTGTCACATGTGCCCTCGACAATACTCAGAACTGCTTGTTGTTCAGAGCGCGACATACCATTCCAAACATTATAAACATCCGGATAAGCCCGGGAAGGAACCTGAAATTCAGAAGTGCATGTGGCCATTGTGTTCAACCTTTATTATTATGTGCGCACTTTTTTGCGCTCAAACTCCCCCATGGATTACCAACTCGAAAGCCAAGTTCGTATGCAAATCAAAGTGCTACTGGCTGATGCCATACGGATCTACAAGCGCAATGGATACCAGGATTGTGATGCTAAAGAAGTAAGTCGCTATGCCAAAGATCTGGACACGCTTATGCATCCAAGCCACAATGACGCTGACGATGACGATGCCGATACTTGCGAGGTTCAATGATCCTTCTTGCTATCTTCAATAAATTGAAGTTTATGCTGGAGTTCTGATATCTTGAGTGCATTTTGTTCCATACGATGTCTGAGTTCATCTTGTTCTAGCAGCAAATTTTGCAGGCGCAACTTATAATGTTGTACGTAACGCTCATCCGTCCACGTCTTGCGCTTGCGAGGCATCCTTTTTAAGAGATTAACTAATTTCTATTAGCCCCGACATCAGTAGCTGCCCAAGACGCACCACACATGTTAATTGACTCATAATGGTTTTATTTTGTGAGTGTTTTGGTGGTTGTAGAGTTCGTCCGGGGTCACATTTTAAACCAAAAGACCATATACCTCACTTAAGGTGTGCCCATGCGCGAAAGTTTAACATTCTAAGGTTTAAACGTGGGGACTGCTAAACCCGGGAATTTCGGTGAATTTCGGAGACCTGAAATCCTAGATTTAGTCCATGGACTAAAGTGCCCTAAATGATTTTCGAGGGGAAATCGGGTTTTCAAAAATTTTCAAAAATGTGTTCTCAAATTTTTTTTTTCGCGGCGGCGGCTCCCATGACCCTTCAATATTCTAAGATTTAAACCCTGGAATTTCGGTGAATTTCAAAGTTTAAGTTACACCTAGGAATTTCGGGGAATTTCAAAGTTTAAGTTACACCTAGGAATTTCGGGGAATTTCAGAGGCCAAATGCCCCAAATTTAGGGCTGGGGCTAAAGTGCCCTAAATGATTTTTGAGCTGAAATGAGGTTTTTCAAAAATTTTCAAAAATGTGTTCTGAAATTTTTTTTTCGCGGCGGCAGCTCGCCTGATCCTTTAATATTCTCAGGTTTAAACAAGAAATCCTAAGTAATTTCCAGTCACTTGGGCCCTTTCTTACATGGGTACAACTCCAGTCAAATTTCAAACAAACTAATCCTCAAATGACACATATGACGCGGGGTATAAATTGGGCAGGTCTGGACAGGTCACGGTCCTGGAACCTGCCCAAATTCCTAAGCAAAACCAGTCTAAATCAACCCATAAAATACCAATGCTTTTTCATCATAAATCTAGCCCTGCGCCAAAATGACCCGAACCCTATCTATGTTCCTAAGCAAATCTCATCAGAACGCCGAGTGACTGGAAATTTGATTTATGGCGGTAATGGTATAGATATATATATTTACGTTGCCGGAGGCGTGAATTTCTAACACTTTTTCATTCATTTCCCATACGCTTTTAGTACCCGGTCGATCAAAATACGTCCGAGTAGATTAAAAATTGAACCCTCCCAATTTATACCGCCCGTAAAATTTACCGGGTGATCGGTGGGTGCCCATTTAGACTGGGAGTTCATATGGATGTGACACATCAGGCGGTCGTGGGTTCAATCCCCATCCCGACTAAATGGTCCATTGGCCTAACTGGTTAGGGCGTTGCTTTGTGGTTACCGGGGGGGCATCATGGTCTGCAGCCGATGTAGGAACTAATCGCGTATGACCAGTCTTTTGGAGGTTTTTTACATTTTTAAATAAATGCAGCATCAAGAAATGACCGATTTTATTAGAGCTAGGCTTAGATTAATAGAAGAAACCAGTGGTAGGCACAACAAGGCCAAGTTGTGCGAAAAGTTATATGCGGTCATTTTGGACAACACTTGGTTTTTCCAAGACAACGAGCGCTTTCGTAAAATTGTTGTAAGAAAGGCTAGAGAACTTGTAGCGACGGAATATGAATACTTTGGTCCAAGAAGCGCCGTCAGAGAAATGGCATCTCTTTGTTGTGCGCAAACCCTTCAAGGAAACATTTGCTCTCGCATAAGGATCTCTGGCGCCAAATTTTGCAATCAACATGCAATCAGAGTTGAATATATAAAACATCGCATTTTGGAGACCCATATGATTCCGGATCTCTGCAAGCTTGTGTGTGAATGGTTAGTCTACCCTGAACATTGGCACATTGGGTAATCGCCGCGTTCCATGGCCGCCTTCAATGGGTCGACCTCCACACCACCTAGGACGAATGCATCATACCCCCATCCCTTCAAGCAATGCACAGCCTCCCCAGCCCTCTTTCCCTTCTTGCAGTAGACCGCAATCCGCGCTTTCTTAGAGGGTTGATGAGTCTGAAGATATGCCTTTAATTGCTTGCACATTTTTGAGTAGGTCTTGTAATCGATCCCTGGATGACCTGTGGGTAAACGGGTTGGTATGTGTACTGAGTGGCAAATATGGCCCGCACAGTATTCTTCGTGAGTGCGGGTATCAAAGATAATAGTTGTAGACTTTGAAGAGGATGAAGATCCCATCTTTGTTTTATTTGGTTTACCTTTTATATCTGCGTGCCCGCCTTTGCGCAGCTCGGGCTTTTTCAGTGGTTCGCCGTCTGGGTAAGGCGGGTGGGTTCATTCCAGCTTGTCGAAAAGCATCGTCTAGGGCATATATCGTGTCGTTCTTAACCCGTTCGATATCCTTTCGAGTTGGTCTGAGGGCGTAAAGAATCAAGGCGATTACTCCAGCTATGGAACCCCCAACTATAAAAGCGATACCAATCGGATGCTGGGTTTCTGAATCTTCTCGAGCTGTAGCAACAAGTGCCGCACCGATTCCAATTGCGATGACACTTGATGCCAGTAGGATTTCGCGCATCGTTTTTTCAATGTTGATAAAAAAACAATGAATAACTTGCAAGACTGCAACCGCCTTCATCAAAAGTCCATTAGTGCTTGTGAAAACCTCCAAGTTTGCCAAAGCCTGACGGATTGCAAAGGCAATGACCTTATACCGAGTCCAGGCTCCTCGTACACACTCTTGTTTGATGCTGAGTCAAATGATGTATATGGTCTTACTGGAAGTGGTCGATATTTGGGTTTCAAAAATAGTTCCGCAGCTGGGCTAATTGGTTTTCCATTTTCCTCTGTTCCAGTCGGTGCACCGCCTGCAATGAAGTTTATTTTTCCTTTTGACATTCCCAATATCTTTGTGTTGTTTTCAGTATCTTCCGTTACTCAAGCAAAGACGGACATCAAAATAACCCCAAGGAGGCCAGATGAGACCGATTTTCCTGGGACTCATGTGGTTGCTAATATCGCAGCGAGTCCGGACAGACAACCTGAAAATGTGTTAGGGTACAATTTGACTAGTCCCATTCCGGCATACACTCCATTTTACCTTCACGTTCAAGCGACGGGAGGAGATTCGTGGTATTGGTCGTTTCAAATTTATTCAAGTCCTGATCCAATTATCGGTTAACCTCGGACTTCCGGACCCTCCACAACGTTCCGAAAATGATTGTGGCCAACCCAGTCGCTACTCTAGTTCAACGCTATAAAGATGGGCTTTGTTGCAATGGCTATGTTACTGGACAAGACAGCTACATTCAATTCCGGAATTTAATTTCACACATTTTCCGGAACTCCCGGAATTTACGCGCCGCGCGCTTCCGGGAAATTCCGGATGTTCGAATAAATGTTCCAAAATTCTGGAACGTTCCAATTTCACGCAGTCTTCTTT